ACTAACTGTGCTTATGGTGAGGTCGCAATTGGTTGTAAAATCATGACGGTTGACGAATGGCTCAGCCCAACGGGTGAGGCATTCGCAAAAGAAAATGAATATTCTAAAGAAGAAATTGAAGAATATACGCAATGTATAATGTTAATAAAAAAAATTGGTAGGTAAAATTTTCCCTAAAAGATGAATGCCAAATGGACAGAAAATGAAATTGAAAGAACTGGTACTATTATTTTAATTGTCGGGGCAAATTGTATTATTGTTCCAGACGACGGAGGAGAATGTATCACAAAACATGGAGATGAAATAGAGATAATTTGATTATGAAAAAATATTTTATAATCCTGACATTATTTTTGACCTCTTGCGAAATAACAAGAGCATCAAGAACTAAAATTGTTGGAGGGTGTATGGTGGAAGCTGTAGCCTTTCAAGATGCGATAATTGCAGATAATGAATTAAGTAAAAATCCAAAACGTTGGAGTAGATTGCTTATAGCCGAATATTATAAAAATAATAAATTAGTTTGCCATGTGATGGTAATTTATAACGACAATAACGGCAATTTCTACGCCTATGATAAACGTGGCTCTTTTGATATAAAAAAAGAAACGGTTTATAATCCTCTTTTGGTGGCTAAACAAGTAATTCCCTTCGTGACAATGGCCATGTATCTCGATAAAATATACAGCGAACAACAATGAATCATTATGTATAACACAATATATTCCGCGTCTCTTTATGAAGATAACTTCCACGTTTTAGATGAAGAAATTAAAGATTTAATACTTTCTAGAACTTTAGCAGGTGCAATAAATCGTTCTAACGCCCATAATATTTGTAAAGAAAATAAAAAAATAACATTAGAAATAGAATATTCAGAATTTCCTACAACTCCAGAATGTCCAAAAACCGCCGTTCTCCTTGAATATAGGGTAAAAATTTTATAAAAATTATGAATGAATTTAAACAATTAGAAATACAATCAGTTGTTCTCGATGGAGGAGAACAATATGCTGTTAGGATTATAAAGCAGACACATCGTGGCAAACAATTTGGAAAAACCGGGGAAATTTTTAGTTCATCTTGTGATATATGCCTAGTCAGTGATACAGTACCAGAATTTGAAGACAGATATAATATTTATGTTCGTGGAGCAGACAAAACTAAAGACAATCAATGGTTTATGATAGAAAAGAATTTTTTAGATGAATTAAATCAAGCCATTGAAGAATATAATGAGTTTTTTGGCGGCCAAACCAAAACCGAAGAATATCGATTCTTCTGTAACGTGGCTGATAAAAGTGTAGTTTCTCTCCATAAAGAACAACGACAATTTACTATTAGAACATATGAGCTTGATACACAATGGGTTGAATTAGTCCCCAAACAAGTTTGGATTCCAGAAGAAATACAAAGAAGATATGAAGTTAAATTAATGGAATAATATGCCACCAAACATCCAAAGACTCTTATCGTTCGATGAAAAAAGCAGACTGTATCATTTAAGGACAATACGTGATTTAGAAACTGATAGAGTACCTAATAGGCTAGGAATAAATACTTTATATATATTAACTCTGCTTGGACTAATTATGGCGGTAATATCTGGAAATTTTTTAATTGTATCTTTGGGACTAACTTTTCATTTATCTTTAATAATTTTTGACATATTAAACAAATATATCTTGTCAAAGAAGCTAAACAATGCTATAAATTGTTATAACACATATGAAAGGCTTTTAATTTCTAAATATAGGAAACAAGCCGAAGAATTTTAACCAAAAAAAGAAAGAAGAAAATGAGTACTAATACAAAACGCGGTCGTAAGGCATTCGTAGTGCCAGAAGGAGTTGTTGTTGATTGGACACAATCAAATAAGGCTATTGCCACCTCAATCACAGAAAAACGAATTTTAGTTAATGGTAAAGAATTAAAAGTTTCTCCATTGACTATATTACATCTTCGCAAACGCTTGGGAGTCCCCCCAAATCGCCTCGGACGAAGGAGTGTCGTAGTTACACCCGCTGTAGTCGTACCGACTACCACGGTAACTACAGATTAATGTTTAGCCACTAGTTTAATGTATTAAGACGCAGTCCTCTGGGGGCTGAGAACCTGGCAAACCAGGGTGGCTATTAATCTAAAATAATTATATCAATATCTTCTATGGAATCCTCGGAAGCTTTTGATTTTTTCTTTTTAGATTTCTTCCAAAGTGAAAAACAGACTCCGGCTCGCTGCTTTTGGTTTGGAAATTTTTTATTAGATTCTTTATTTTCCATACATCTAGAGATGAATTCCTGCTCTTTTTCGCCTTCCGTTGGTTTTACTAACGGCATATTATTCCTTATTTTTATAGTTTTATTTTAAAGTTAAATTTATTTCCGGATGTTCTTTCTGATGGCATAAATAACATAAGGTTTGACCATTAGAAATATCCCAAAAATCATTATATTCTCTGGATAACATATTAAGCTCTTCTTTGTCTTTTTCTGGAGAAAGATGAGAATATTTTAATAAAAAATCATTATATATTATTGAGAATCTTCTAAGATGATGTACATGTAATTTATTTTTATTTTTACATTTAACACACATCCAATTATCTCTTGTGAAACAAGAACGTTGCCATTGTTTATATTTTTCACAATTTTTAATTAATTTTCTCAATGGAGTTCTTCCATCTATATAAAATTGACTTTCTTTACCCGTTTTTTTATAAAATTCACAACAACATTTATATGAACAAAATTTTCTTTTCCCATTTAGCAGACTTTTATATCGAATAATTTCCTTATTACAAAATTCACAATTAAATTTTATTCGAGACTTACTTGATAATTCTAGAATCTTAAGATAACACGGCTTAGAACAAAAACGATATTTTCTATCTTTAAAATAGCTTGGTTTTAATTTTGCATCCTTATTACAAAACTCACATTTAAAATCAATATTCTTAGTTCTTCCCTTATCGAAACATATAAGACATAAACCGGTTTTACCATTTTTACATATTTGTTTACCACATAATTTACAAAAATATTTCTCGATTATGCGAGGGGGGCTTTTTAATAATATTTTTCTTTATTTTTTTACAAATTATTTTAATTTCTTTTACTTTTGTACTTTTTGGTATTGGTGGTCTTAAATTATTTTCTTTACAATTAACTATTCCGAAACACTTCCTAGAACAAAATCTCTTACGTAATAAATCTCTTTGTAAATAAATAATCATTTCAATACCACAACATTCACATATTTTTTTTCCAATGGGTTTATACCCACGCCTAGAATAATAATTTTCACTCCCCGTCATATTTTATATTACACTAAAATATCTGTTGCAAAATAAGCAAATTAATGATATACATATAATATGTCCCGAAAATGTAAATGTTTAACATTTGGTGAAGTAAAAATTAATCAATTTTTTTTATATGAAAAAAGAACATGGAAAAAAGTTGGAATTTTTAAAGCAGAAATGGAAGATGGCGTGGGATTTGCTATCTTTAATCCAGGGTGTGAAATTGAATTATTAAATAAAAAGAAAAAATGGTAAAAACAAAATATTGGACAAAAACCGAAAATGGGTATGAACATAAGCGGGGCTTTGTTCTTATTCACAATGTTAACGAAGGATTAACTTCTATTGGAGGTTTATGGACATTAGTTTATGACCATTTTCCCTTGGCATATTATCCATATACTCATCATCTTTGTGATGCTAGATTATTCCGTTGGGCTGCCGAAGAAATTGCTTTTTATTATAGAATGATAAAATAATTTGAAAGGACAATACAGTGTAAAATAGAGTATGAATCTTATGGAAATATAGATAAAGAAAGGCATTATATGACTGATATCAAAAGCGATAACATTGGAGTTTATATTACGTCTGATAAAGCCGAGGCCGACCCTACTAAAAAAGTTTCTAAAGGACATAAGATTTCTCACGAGAAGTTTGGATTTTCCGAACTAAAAGAAGTAGCTGATTATATTAGGGAAAACATGGACAAAGATGATATTTTTATAGTTTATACCTATGAAATTCAATTCGGTCAACAAATAATGAGATTACTTAGTTACGGTTCTCTAGAAGATTTAGAGAATATGCAATAATGTGAACTATTTGATAGAAAAATCTCTATGTAAAGCCCTAGAGAATTTTTTAACCACCCAAGTTTGGGCGGGACTTTCCAAAGAAAGAAAGTTAGCTATTCTAGAACTAGTAGAAAGATATTCTTTGCTTTTACTTCCAACCCAATATGGGAGTGTCACAACACCGTCATCTCAAGAAATAGAAAATTTTGCAAAAGAAAAGCTAAGACAGCTAGAAAGAGACGAATTATTAGCAGTTTTAAAGAATAATATTCTTGAATTTCCAGACATCAATGTTGAGAATTATATAATTAGGAAGACAATCTTCCAAAAAATACATAAAAATATGATTGAACTTATAGAGGGACTAAAAAAACTTACGTTTGAACATCTGGAATTAGAAAAAAGACGGGTTCAAATTTTAGATGCTATTGAGAAAAGAATTAGTGTGCCATCTGATGAGCTTGATTTGTATGTATTAAATTATGTTGTTCCTGGCGCAATAGACGAAGAAAATAAAAAGAAAATCGATGAATGGTTGGCAAAAGAAAAATCAGACAAGGAAAATTAGGGAAACATTTCATTCAGAAAACATTCCCATTGGATAAAGTGGGACGAAATACTCTTCATATTTTCTATTTCAAACCATGTCTTGGCCACGTTTCTATAATATCCTGGCTTCGGTGCTCCAAGCCTCTCATAACGTTTCTGTAGGGCTTGCGGAAAAAGCCCCAAACACACGAGCGCCCTACTCGCAAACGCTTTTCCCCTATGATTTTCAAGTGATGGCAAAATATCTTGATTTTTTAAACAATACATTAACATGACCGCGACCGAAATACTTTCTTCTTCGCTTTCAGAAAACGACGCCAAAGCCGTAATACAGCAAAATTGATTTAAACTATTATTTACTATAATTTTCTCTTGACTAATTAGTTCTTTTCCTATCTCTTTCTGAATCAAAAAATGATTATCCTCATCTTTCCAAAGATTTTTTATAGCAGAGGCTTGTTTTCCATCAAAAAGCTGCTGAACAAGAGAAGTTTCTTTCACTAATTAGATTTTACACTAATTTTTGATTTTTTTATTGATTTTTATAATAAATAATGCTATTCTATTATATAGAGATGTTTAAGAAATATACTTTTTCAAGGTTTAAACCATATCTCAAGGAGATAAATAGCCCGATTTGTAGTTGTGGCGGGCATATTCTATCCCTGGTGACAGGGATTTCATTAAAACACATTCATAATATTCACCCAAAGAACGACGACTGGAGACATGAATTTATGGAGAGTTTTTTAAAATTGTCTGGTTATAATTTAAAACTAATACCCAATGATTTCTATCTTAGGAGAAGGGGTTTTAACCACGTATTTTCTCCAAACCATCTTCTTATATTAGTCATGGCTATAGACAAAAAAATGTCTACATGGAGTTGTGCCTATAAAGGAAAGGTTTATCATGGCGGAAGCCCTTTTGAAGATATGAATCCATCTGAGATTTTCTTAAATTATCCAATAGAATTAATGTGGATATGCTATCCAGATAAGTCTGTAAGGCGTGGGAAAAGATAGCATTAAGTGTAAATATATTAGAGATATTCAACCTTATTATTATATTTAATATGGCAAAACATAAAGAGCATAAAGAGCACAAAGAGGATAAAAGTATACACGTCGAACAAGCACCAAAAATTAAAATAGAGTTGAATATTAGAGATTATGTCTTTAAACCCAAACAACAGGATTTTATTAAGATAGCCCTTAACAAAGACACAAAAATGTGCTTGTTAGATGGAATTTGGGGTAGTAGTAAAACTTTTTTATCCGTTTATTGTTCTTTAATGCTTTTAAAGGAAAAGAAAGTTTCTAAAATCCTTTATATTAGAAATCCTTGCGAATTTACTAAAAGTGGCAAAATGGGTTTTATTAAAGGCGATATCAATGAAAAATTAGGGCCATATATGCAACCGTTCACCGCGAAACTCTACGAATTCCTAACAAAACCACAAATAGATTATCTGATTAATGAAGGAAAGATTGAGTGTTTGCCAATTGGATACGTTCAAGGCTATACATTCAATGCTACCGCTATTATAGTAGACGAAGCCGTGTCAATGACCAAAGAGGAAATTTTAATGGTTCTATCAAGAATGGGGGAGCATTCTAAAATGTTTGTCATAGGTGATACTTTTTTTCAGAATACAATTGGCGAGAAGAGTGGCTTTAAAGAGATTTTTAATATCTTTAGTGACCAAGACTCTAAAGATAACGGTATATTTACCTTTGAGTTTAAAGAACTCGAAGATGTTTTACGCTCTTCATTTGTTCGTTTTATTATGACTAAACTGCGGCTTTTGGAACAAAGCAAGGGGATTGATTGGTCGCCATCGTCAAAGTCTGATAAAAAGTAAATATATTAGAATGTTTGAAGAATATCATAATATTAGAAAATATTTAGTTTATAAAATAACTAATTTAATTAGTGGTAAAATTTATGTCGGAAAAACCACAAGAACTATACAAATTCGTTGGTGTGACCATTGTGAAACAGCATATGATAAAAATAGTAGAAAATTTCCAATTAATAGAGCAATTTATAAATATGGGAAAGAAAATTTTAAAATAGAAATAATAGAAGAATGTTTTTCTAAAAGAGAATTAAAAATAAGAGAAAATTTTTGGATAAAAACATTAAATTCTCTCGATAATAAGATAGGATATAATCTTCTTTATGTTGATTGTTCTAAAGAAAAAGCTATAGCTCGAACAAAAATTGAAAAAGCAATAAATCGACACCAAAGAAATATTAAAAGGAAAATTAATCAATATCGTGGTGTAGCTATTTCTATTCCGCGCTGTGGAATAGGGAAAACCTGGTATTGTCACATAAATTTCTTAGGTAAATCATACAAAAAGAGATTTGGTTCTGAAGTAATGGCCGCCGAAGCTTATGATAAGCTAGCGCTATTTCTTTATAAAAACGATGCGATTATAAATTTTCCAGACAAAAAAGATATTTATTTAAAATATGATTTACAAGATTATTTTAGTTGGTTTACGAAAAAGAAAGAAGCATCATCAAAATATAGGGGTATCAAAATAAGAAAAGAAAACCAAAAATATAGAGCACAAATAAACATTAAAAATAAAAGGATTTGCTTAGGAGATTATTCTTCTGAAGAAGAAGCCGCAAAAATTAGAGATTTAGTATATTATTTTTTATATAAAGATTCGAATGAATTAAATTTTCCAGACTATATTCAATCTTTATCAAAACAAGAAATAGACGACGGGGCTACAAAATTATTAAATGGATGGACTGACTATTGGGAAAATCAGGCATCAAAATATAGATGGGTGCATAGAGAGAATAATAATTGGACTGCTAAGGTCTATTTTCAAAAGAAAAGTTATTATCTTGGTATTTTTTTAACAGAAAAAGACGCGGCAATCACCGCTGATAAAAAGGCTAAAGAATTAGGTATTGATAAAAATAAATTAAATTTTCCTTGATATATTTCTAGATTTATTATATTCTTAAGGGAATGAGAATAATATTAATATCTTTCGCCTGGATGTTGCTTGGTTGCACAACCGTCAATAATTCTACGAATCACATCACCAAATTTACTGTTGAAGCTACTATTATGACAAATGCTTCTGGTAAAATGTTGGCTAATGGAGAAAAAAATTATGCTAATACCGAGGTATTTGCAGCCCTTCCTTCCAGAAAGGCTTTGGGTAGACGTATAACTGTTTTTTGCCCACAGACCAATAAAACTATAAATAATATTCCGATTAAAGACGTGGGAAGCTGGAGCACAAACGATGATTATTGGAATCACGGAACCAGGCCAAAATCCGAATCAGGAATCTCTAACAAACATAAAAAAGTTACGAATAAATCAGGTATTGATATTTCTTTAGCACTAGCCGAAGAACTTGGTTTGCAATACCCTTGGAAGGGAGAGGTTACATGGTCTTTTGAAAAATAATATGAAAATATTTAAAATCACTCTTTTATGTGTAGTTTTTGCTGTTTTTAACCAATGGCTAGACTTTTATATTGATAGCCGTAATATATATTATTCTTTTTATATGACTATGTATATGTTTGTTTCTCCAGCGTTTATTTTAAGAGGAACAATATTTAGTATTGTTAGAACTTATCCGTGTGATTGGATTCTAGACTTGACTTTGATGATAGCACTATGGTATCATCCTATTAAATTGATTAATAAATATTTAAAAATAGTATGAATTACTGGAAAGAATGTATATCTGAAGCGTTTGAAGACGCTGGGATATCAGCTACTCCTGAGCAGATTTTAACCGTGACTAATTGGGTTGAGGGTGCTCACGACAATTATGGGATGGCTCACGGATATGATTGCATCCCAAATCCGCTCCAAGAAGAAAACAACAAACTCTCTTTGGCACTTAAGAAAGAGCGAGAAAAAGTGCATTGCGAAAAATGTAATGGTAAAGGACGGATTATAACGTATGGTGGTACTCGTTCAAGTGATAGTGAATGCTGGCAATGCCACGGAGAAGGTAGATACATTCCATAAACTATATTATAATTATGAACAAAATCGAAGAATATAAAAAAGTAAAAGAAACGGCAAATCGCGTTAAAAGTAATTATAAATATGCGTTTGGATTAGATAGCCCGAATAATGATAAGCATCATGCTGAGATTAGAATGGGTCGTATTTGGGATAGTGATATTGAACTTTATCTACATGCTCGCTATGGATTTTATGGAAGTTCAAGTGCCTATACCGCGATGGACGTGATTACAGCAGACTATTTTGTTAAAGCTTTAAATAATCATGTGAAGGAAATATTTGAAGAAGCTGTATCACTAGCGGAAAAAGATACCGAAAAAGCCCGACTAGCCGCCGAAGAAGAGGCTAAGGAAGTTTTAAATTTAGTAAAGAAAGATTAATGTGAACAAAAATATTAATGATGAAAATGTGAAAAGCCAGAAATATACGTTATTTGAAAAAATAAAACTTTGGTGGAATCGGCCAAATTTTAATTCTAAAGAATATTGGGAATATAGCTGCACCGCTGAACTACATTATTACAAGAATTTTTATACCAAATATTCTAGTATTAAAAACGTCGCTATATATACCAATCATTTCTTAAAAAAAAGTAAAACTTCAAACAACGAACCATTAGATTATAGTTCTTTTGTTAAGCACAATAAAGTTGTATTTTTATAATATGCACGACATAATTTTACTCTCGTTTTTCTGTTACTCGATTTATTGGGTCATGAATTACCCCACTCTGACAAAGGGGTTACGAGATTTGTTAGATAAAAATAAAATTACATCAGAATTGTATAAATGTAGTTATTGTTTATCTTTTCATATTGCTTGGATGGTTTTGTTATTACGTGGGCATGGAATTTATGGATTTATGATTGCACTTATTGTCGCAATAATGTCTTATTTTTTACATTTAATTGAAATGATATTGGTTAAAAAATCTATATGAATAATCCCTTCCCATGGTTCGGAAGTAAAGCCCGACTTTCAAAATGGATAATTAATCTAATGCCCAATCACGAGGGGTACGCAGAACTATTTGGCGGGACTGGCTCGGTTTTGTTGAGGAAGCCACCTTCAAAAATTGAAATATTCAATGACATTAATAACGGAATAACAAATTTCTTTAGTGTTGTTCGAGATAATACTAAAACAAAGATATTGAAAAAGAAATTATTACTAACCCCTTATAACGAAAGAGACTTTCATTTATTTAAAGACGGGTGGAAGAATCAACAAAATGATGTTGAGAAAGCTTTTCAATGGTATTATGTTGCCCAACTTTCGTTTAGTGGTATTTGGAGCAAAGGACCACGCTTTGCTTTAGAATCTCAAGCATCTAGCGTCCCCGCCACAATTCAGATGTATTTGTCTTCAATCGATAATTTGGAATTATTATATAATAGAATTCGTAATGTTCAAATTTTAAATAGAGACTGGAAGAAATGTTTTAATTTGTGTAATTCGAAAGATTTTTTAATATATTTAGACCCGCCATACATTCCGGCAACAAGGATAGACGGATTTTATCCAAACGAAATGTCACCCGAAAATCATGAAGAGCTTGTAGACAAAATAGTGGATTCTAAAGCAATGATTATTCTTTCTGGATATGGACATTCAATTTATGATGATTTGTTAAAAAATAAATGGAAGAAAATTACAAAAGAGGTTAGGGCTACCTGTTCTCATGATGTGAGTGGATTCGCTAGGAAAGGTATAAGAACAGAATGTCTTTATTTTAATAATAGAATATCAAAAATATTGACATGAAATATAGAGTACGCTATTACGATAGAAGAAATAAAAAGAAAATTACAATAGGCAATTATCGTTCTCATTTATTAGCCCGGCTTGTTAAATGGTATGCTCAGAGAATTATTAAAGGATTGGTTGCGAATCAATATAGATTTTGGATTGAAAGGATAAAATAATAAAAATATGAATATAATTAAAAATAATATAATGATTGAAGTAACCGAAGAATACATTAAAGCTGGAAAAAAACAATCAAAAACTGACAATCCAATTGTTTTAGCTCTTTGTTCGAAAATTAAAGATAAATTCTTATTGCATCCTAAGAAAAAATTATTACAAATATTCACCAATTCCCCATATTTTTATACATTAAAAAATTATGAAATATTACATTTTTTAAATGATTTCAATAAGGGTAAAGAAGTTAAACCGTTTAGCTTTGTGCTTGAAAATAGATACGAAGGAGTTCCGTTTCACACAAAGAAAAGGGGATTTGTTGTGGGAAACATTGTTTTCGCATCAGTTATGTATAGCAAAAGCTTTCGAAGCCCCTCTGTGAGAGAAGTAATTATCGAAAAAATTGAAAAAAGAGACAATGAACTTTCATTTCTTTCCCAAAAAGATTTATTTCATGTACGTGATTTTAGTTGTCCTTATATGGAATTTACGATAGAAGATAATTATCTCTTTAAAACTGAAGACGAATGTATTTTAAGCACAATTAGAGAATTAAAAGACCATATCGAAGAGTTAAAATTTTGGCTATCAACTTATGTTCCAAAAGAAAGAAAAAGGAAAGCGGGAGAAATTTCGGAGTTATGGAAAGCATATAATGGAGGTATGGGTGGCCGGGCATATGTTAGTGGGGGAATGTGGGTTCATAAGTGTGGAAAAACTTATCAAGAAGCTGGAAAGGATGGATTTGAGAAAAGTTCTGGAACAGAATTTTGCACTTGTAAAATTTGTGCTGGCGTTCCTGTAAAAACCAAATAAAATATATGTATCCCAAAAACAAAGAACACCTAGAGGCCGCTCAAGCCGAGGCCGATAAACGCGCCAAATCATTTTACAATACTTTGTCAGATGAAGATAAGAAGAAGGTTGATGCTGTAGAAGAGGCTAGGCAAATTTTAATTAAAAATAAAGTATTGTTTTATCTCTTTCCATTTCTCCCTAATGGCGATGGTTCTGTGGGGTGCTGGACTGAACATTCTATTTTAGAACTAATGGAAGCCGATGAAAGCGGCTTTCCAACACAGGCCGAGTTGAGTAAAAATGACCATTTCGAGTGTGCCTTTGCACATTTAGTTTTTGAACATTTTCTTGACGAACCAAGAGACATGGATGCCAGAGATGCTTGGGATACATTCATGGAAAAATTTATGGTTCGAGTCCATGACTATCAAGTTTATTTATTCCCAGATGATTTTGATGAAAATGGACATCAAAAATAATGAATCAAATAATTTATAAAGCCGTTAAACATTCTGGTCGTCATCATTATTATTGGTGTGTTGACAAAATAGATGGTGAGAAGGTTGCGACCCTAATGAATTTAGACCAAAACATGAGATTGGCTTTAGATATAGCCACTCTTTTAAATAATGCATATGAAGAAGGGGCTAAATCAAATACTTATGAAAACTAATATAAAATGGATTGTCGGTAAAAAATATTTAGTAAAGGACATGACGAGTTGGAAAGAGAGTATTTTACAGGGATTTATAATTAATCAAATTCCTGTTAATTGGAAAAACCAATATTCTTATCAAAATAAGAGAGATAATTCTATCTATTTTGTTTTATCATTCGAAAGCAACGGAAAAAACCATTTTGTATTAGCTCTTCCACAACTTAATTCAAGAATTTATGCTAATATCAAAGAAGCTTCTTCGGAAATTATTCTTCAAGGATATGAATATGGAGATTCCATACAACAATTAATTAGAAAGCTTCAACAGAATTATGTATTTACAAAGAAATTGTGTTATGATGCTGTATACAAAGAAGGATTTAAACAACAATAAATGAAGGTAGAATTTCCAGATTCTGAGAATTTTATCATTAAACCAGGCAAAATAGCTGGAGAAATTTGTTTTTTAATAAATCCTCAGTTTGCGGGTACAAAGTGGACGCGGGAAAATCTAATATTTAGAAGTTCTATTTGGAATAGTAAAGGAGAGCCGGTTAGTCTTTCTTTTCCGAAATTCTTTAATTGGGGCGAACGACCAGATTTGTCACCCACCCCAAAAGATATAAGAAACTGTGAATTAATTGAAAAAATTGATGGTTCAACCTTAGTCGTGTCCAAATATAAAGGAGAGCTGATTATTCGCGCCCGTGGGACATTTGATGCTAAAAAATTAGATAATGGCCACGAAATTAACTATCTTTTGAATGAGCACCCCTGTATTTCTAGACTTTTTGATGAACAAAACAGTGATGTTTCTTGGATTTTTGAGTGGGTGTCTCCAGTTAATAAGATAGTAATTAATTATGGAGACAAACCAGATTTATATTTAATTGGGGCGATACGTCATTCCAACTATTCTCTTTATCCTCAGAAAGCATTAGATGAGTTTGCTATATATTTTGGGGTAAAACGGCCAAAAAGATTTAATTTTGGCTCAATTCCAGAAATGTTAGAAGCAATTGAAAAACTTCAAGGACAAGAGGGATTATGCTTGTACTTTAATAATGACCAACAAATACGTAAGGTGAAATCCGCTTGGTATCTTTCATTACATTCTTTAAAGTCTAATTTAACTACAGATAAGCTAGCTGATATGTGGTTTTTATGGAATCAACCCAATTATAAAGAATATTGTGATAAGTTTGTGTCTACCTTTGATTTTGAATGCCTTCAATTTGCCTCCGCAGCCATTTCTAAGCTATTTGATGGCGTTGGAGTCTATAAAGATATTATAAACGCTCTACAGGCCAAATACCATGCGAATAAACACCTATCCCGCAAAGAATATGCTATAGAAATGTTAAAAAATTACGGTTCAACTAAGAAATTTACCATAATGATGAATTTTTTCTCTAATCAAGAGACCAAAACCGAGGTTCTTAAGCATATATTACTACAGAACACGCGACAAATGGAATTAGGAATATTTAAAAACCATACTTTAGAAGAAGAATAAATGAAAATTAATATAGAAAAATATTGCACTGGAAACTCTATTAGCATAGAAATAGAATAAGGATGTACTAAAATTGACTTAGGAATGTTAGACAAAGAAGAAGCGAGAGAACTTGGATTGACTTTAGCGGAAGCCGTTGTTACATTAAAAGAATTTATTGATAATTAAATGAGTTCTATAGTCTTATTTCGTCGTCTTGATAGAAATGTATACCAGCCACCTGAATTGTCTATTATAAAGAAATATTTCGATGTCGTCGAATCTAGAGTTGGATTGACGAATAGACTCGTCATTCCTCGATACAGTGCGTGGCCATTTTATAAAGAATTAGAATGGGATATAGAAATTCAGAACTCTAAATTAATCAATAGTCTTATACAATATACTTATATTGCCGATTTCATGTATTATCTAGACGTTAAAGACCATACCCCAAAGACTTGGTTTCGATTGGAAGATGTTCCAAAGGACGAAAACATGAGTTTTGTTGTTAAGGGTCGGACTAAATCAAAAAAAGAGGATTGGAATACGAAAATGTTTGCAAAAGGCTATTCTAAGGCCGCTGATATTGCTTGTGAATTATTTAAAGATGGATTAATTCATAATCAGGGGGTTATTATTAGAGAATTTGTGCCTCTAAAAGTTTTAGAAGTTGGGATAAACGATTTACCCTTTAGTAATGAATGGAGATTTTTTTACTATAAGAAAACGAGGCTAACATATTTTTATTACTGGAAGATTGCGGAACATGGAGGAACGATTAATCAAGAAGGATTAGATTTTGCCGATATGATTGCCGATAAAATAGCAGAGAATACTAATTTTTTTGTTATAGATATTGCCGAAAAAGCTGATGGTGGCTGGATTATGATTGAAGCGAATTGTGGTACTAGCTCTGGTCTTGGTGAAGAACATTGTGATGAAATGTACGGGAATTTAAGAAAATGCCTTGACAATAATTGAATATATAGATATAGTAAAAATATGAACACATTAACAGAAAATAACCACGAAGAAATGAAAACTACCATTGAAACATTTTTAATCGAGGAAACTATAGAATTGATTCATGACGGCGACAAACTAGACGAATGGAAGCAAAAAGTTCAAGAACTTGGACTCAAAGGTCAAAACACGATTGTTTCAAAAGATAAAAGCCCCATTCCTTTTATGCATTTAAAGCGAAGTCTAGAAAATATCCTTTCGGAATTGTGTCCTCTCAAGGTCGGGGTTGAAGATTATAGTGTTACTCCAATTCCATTAGAAATTTTAAAATTAATTGGTTTATCTCGAAAAGAAAACTATTTTAATGAAATCCAAATTTGGTATGATGATGTGAAGCCAGACCCTGTTTGTATGGGACTAACCGGATATTGGGCGGAGGCTACTTGGTATACCGATTCAAATCAAGATTTGAAAGGTAAAGAATTTAATTCTAGGCAAGAAGTTCTAGATAATCATGGCAAACACGCAACCTTTTACGAACGGTCGAAATATCTAATTGGAAAATGGGCTGATGTTAAACATTCGTTTAAAGAATTGTCGAAAATGGCTAAAGAAAGATTCTTAAATAAAAAGACAATCGACTTGAAGAAAACAATTAAAAACGCTCAACGAGAATTGGATGATTTGGATGTTGAGGCTAGCGAGACATTTAATGTATGATGCTCGCACTAGACGTAGAATCGGGCGGAATTGGAGAAGACAAGACACTTTTGGAAGTCTTCATGGCGGCATTAAGTAAAGACTTTAATATTGTAGACGAACTTCATATTAGGGTGAAGCCGGACGATGGTGTCTATCATGTTACAGCCCAAGGACTTGAGGTGAATAAAATAGATATTGTAGAGCATGATAAGACGGCCATAACCTATAAAGAAGCTGGAACGAAGATATATAACTTCTTGAATTCCAACTTCAACAACGATATCTTAAATCCAAAGCGAGAGAAATTCATCCCCGCTGGCCATGGAGTTGCTTTTGATTGTCGGTTTTTAAAGAAAACAGTTATTTCTGAAGGAAGTTGGGATAAGTATGTTAGCTATAGGTCACTTTGTACATCCTCCGTGGCGCGTTTTCTTATGGTTTGTGGGAAGCTACCAGAATTGAGCGGTAGTTTGGGGAGTCTGGTAGAATATTTCCAAATTCCAAGAGTCGGAGAATTACATGAGGCTAAAACCGATGTTTTAATGAGTATTGAAGTATTAAAACGGTTGATATCAATTTGTCAGGGTGGATATAGTAGAGATTAGAAAGAAATAAACAATGTCTATTCTTTATATATGTGTGGGCGCTCCAGCGTCGGGGAAAACTACTTGGAGCCAACAATTTTGCCAAGAACACCCTGAATTTGTTTATATTTCCAGCGACGGATTAAGGGGAACCATCGGATTAAGCGAATCCGACCAAAGTGTTAGTCGAGAGGTATTTTTGACAATGTTTATAATGGAAAGATATTTTCTTAGAAATGGAAAATCAGCTATTATAGACGCTACAAATGTTAGAGAATCTAATCGTCGAGAATTTATACAGATTGCTGTAGAAGAAGAAGCAGAAATTAGATTCCGTATATTTAAGGCGAAGCTAGAAACTTTGAAAGAAAGAAATTTAAAACGAGATAAGGTAGTGCCCGAAGATGTAATAGAAAAAATGTATAAAAATTTTACGATGCCACGAAAAGAGGAAATGAATGGGTATGAAAATTGGAGACTTGAAATAGTAGGGGAATGTACATGCTAAAACAATTTAAATTTAATACAAATAAACGGCCATTATTTGTTACGGCGGACACACATTTTGGGCATAATCGGGCGTTCGTTTATGAAAAACGTGGTTTCAAGTCCATTCAAGAGCATGATGCCGAACTAATTTTTCGGTGGAATAAAGTAGTCACCCCCGATTCTGATGTATTACATCTCGGAGATTTTGCCCTCAATTCAACTAAAGAACAAGTAGCTGACTATCTAAACCTTTTGAATGGTCATATCTACTTTCTTTGGGGTAATCACAATAGTGGTATAAAACAACTATATAGGGAATCAATAGCTAAAGTTTTTAGTCAAGACTGGATTGAGGTTTATCCTTGGATATGGAATGACAAACTAACTTTCTGTGGAAGATATATGTGGGGGTGGGTGGACAAAACCCCATTCGTGGCCTCTCATTTCTCGCACCGCATTTGGGATTATATGCAACATGGAGCAATCTTGCTTTCTGGACATTCGCACGGAACCGATGAAGAAAGTAATCCTAATTGTATAAACGGGAAGAGGCTTGATGTTGGAATTGATAATTTTGGACGACCAATCTCATTTTCCGAAGTTATGGAAATCATGAATAAAAAACAAATTATTCAACACGACCATCATAATAAAGAAACTTCATCAAGTTTTTAGTTGCAATCTCTAACATTAAATGATATAGTCTTAATAGAAAAATATGATTATTTGTTTAAATTTTATTAAAATAACCTTCGGGAAATCAAATAAGCAACGCTTGGGGTCATTAGTTGAATGCGATAATTGTAAAGGAAAAAGAGTTATACGGAAAGACAATGCCGACATCGGGAAGGGTATAAAATATTGTAATTCGTGTGCTAAAAAAGGAAAGAACCATCCTCTTTTTGGCAAACATATATCTAAAGAAATTCGTGAAAAAATGAGACTGGCTCATCTTGGAAAGAAATTAGGAGAAGAACACAAGCAGAAAATAAGTTTGGGACAGATAGGTAAAATTGTTTCTCAAGAAACTCGTAAAAAGATGAGTTTGGCACAAAACGGTCATCCGACCACAAAAGAAACTCGCGAAAAAATAGGCGCTGGTAACAAAGGAGAAAAAAGTGGTATGTTTGGTAAACGCAGAGATAAACATCCACGATGGAACGATGCTTTAACTATAGAAGAAAGGGAAAATAGCCAAAATAGAATGTATAATCCACAAATGCACGAATGGCGTGAATTAATATTTAAACGCGATAATCATACTTGTAAAATAACCGGAATTAAAGGTGGAAGTTTAGTTGTCCATCATCTTAATGGTTGGAATAAATTCCCCAAGCAGCGTTTTGATATAAATAATGGAATTACTATTTCACAGGCATATCATAAATTATTTCATAAGATTTATGGCAAAGGAAATAATACGAAAGCTCAATTTGAAGAATTTAAACAAAATATATTAAATTAAATAAAAAATATGAGAAATAAAAAAGCTAGAGAACTTAGAAAACAAGTAGGTTGGAAGGTTGGTAGAGGAGGAACAACGAAAGAATACAGCATTATTGTAACCGCTCAAGACCAATTCATAGCTCAAAATAAATTTTTTAGAGCTTACAAGGAACTTAAACGAAAATATACTAGAGGATTTTAAGATGCCTTACATTTTACAAAATAGACGCGAAGTACTTGACCTTCAATTAGATAAATTAATTGACAAGTTAAAATTTTTAGAATTTAAAGCCGGGGATATGAATTATGTTATCAGTAATATAGTAGGGGAATGTTTTAATAATAATCCATCTTATCAGACAATTAATGATATTGTCGGAGCGTTAGAAGGTATAAAACTTGAATTTTATAGGCGCGTCGTGGAAAGTTATGAAAATTCTAAGGTGGCTACGAATGGGGATATAAAGCCGTATTTGGATTTTTCTATTTAGGTTTTAAATTAGGTTGATTTTAGTGTAAAGTTTTGTCTGGTTGATTATCTTAAAAGAATTTATGGCTATTTTTGTTCTCAAACGTAATGGTGATAAGGAAAAATTTGATGTAGAAAAGATTAATAGAGTTTTAAATTGGGCTACTCAAGGACTGCAAGGAGTTTCAGTTTCAGATATTGAAATGAACGCCAATTTGAACATAAAAGATGGTGTCTCAACCTCAGATATCCAAGAGGTATTAATCGAATCGGCCGTTAATCTAATTTCTGTTGAAGTCCCAGACTATCAATTTGTTGCAGCTCGTTTAGCAAGCTATAAACTTAGAAAAGATGTGTGGGGCGGGAAAACACCACCCAGACTTATTGATTTTATTAAAAATGGAATTAATCAAGGTTTATACGACCCCGAAATTATAAAATATTATACTGACGAAGAAATCAATAAAATAGGAGAATGGATTGACCATGATAGAGATTTTATATTCACCTATGCTGGTATTATTCAATTATGTGACAAATATTTAATTAAAAATAGAATAACAAAACAAATTTTCGAAACTCCTCAGTTTGCCTATATTCTTATTGCGATGTTTGGATTTCATAGATATGAAAATAAAAATCGACTATATTATGTAAAGAAGGCTTATAATTATTTTTCCAAACATAAAATTAGTTTGCCAACACCAATTATGGCTGGCTTACGTACTAATACAAGGAGTTTTGCCTCATGCATGTTGATAGATTGTGATGATACAATGGACTCGATTTTTGCAACCGTCAGTTGCATCGGTCACGCTACATCAAAACGTTATGGTATTGGAATAAATCTTGGAAGAATGAGAGCCATCAATACCCCCATTAGAAATGGAGAAGTTTCTCACACCGGGGTTATTCCCTTTCTTAAAGTGTTTGAAGCAACAGCAAAAAGCTGTCAGCAAGGTGGATTGAGGGGTGGAGGCGGAACTGTAAATTTTCCAATTTGGCACTATGAAATTGAGGACATTGTACAACTAAAAAATAATACCGGCACGGAAGATAATAGGGTAAGGAAGCTAGATTATTGCATTTCTATTTCTAAGATTTTTTATGATAGGTTTTTGGCAAACAAAGAAATTATTCTTTTTAGCCCCCACGAGGTACAAGATTTATATGAAGCATATGGTCATGAAGAATTTGACAAATTATATTTAAAATATGAAAAAGATAAAAATATTAAATATAAAAAGACTATAAATGCTAGAGAATTGTTTGCTTTGATATGTAAAGAAAGATTAGAGACCGGAAGGATTTATATTCAACATATTGACCATGTTAATGAGCATGGAAGTTGGCAAGAAAGTGTTAAAACCTTAAATTTGTGTTTAGAGGTCAGCCAGCCATTGATTCCTTTAAAATCTCTAGATGATGAAAATGGCGAGATTGGAATTTGCATCTTATCAGCTATTAACATGCTGGAAATAAATACGGACACAGAACTTCAAAAAACCTGTGATTTAACAGTAAGATTTTTAGATGAAATAATTGATATTCAAGAATATTTTTCTCCAGCGGCTAAGAATTTTGCCACAAAACGCCGAAGTCTTGCGATTGGATTAACTAATTATGCAGCGTGGCTTGTCAAACATGATTTAAACTATTCTGATAAAAAAAGTATTAAAGCAACCGATGAATTAATGGAAAAATTTCAGTGGTATTTGCTAGATTCATCAAATAAATTGGCTCAAGAAAAAGGCGTTTGTGAAAAATTTGATAAAACAAAATATTTTAAGGGTGTTTTACCCATTGATAGTTATAAAAAAGAAGTAGATAATATTTGTTCGCGTAAATTATTCATGGATTGGGAAGAATTACGAGAACGCATTAAGAAAACCGGGCTAAGACATTCCACGGTTTCCTCCCAAATGCCCTGCGAAAGCTCTTCTCTTATCCAAAATTCGACCAACGGGATTGAACCTCCAAGGAGCTATATTACTTTCAAGCGTTCAAAAGCAAGAACCGTTCCCGTTCTAGTTCCACTGATAAATAAAAAGGATAATTATTCCTTAGCATTTTCTTTTTCTAATGAAGATTTTATTAAACTAGCTGCCGTCATGCAAAAATATACAGATATGAGCCAAAGTTTTAATTTATATTATGACTTATCAAAATATCCCGAAGGACGAATACTTATTTCCGAATTAATGAAAGACCAACTTTTGTGTTATAAATATGGAATAAAAGCTATTTATTATACTAATACGAAGGGGGAAAAAGACGCCTCATCAGAACAGGACGGACAAATTAACGATTGCTCTGGGGGAAGTTGTAAATTATGAGAACCGTATTAAACAAACAAAACTATGATTTTCTTAAACAACCCATGTTTTTGGGTAAGGATTTAGGAATACAAAGATATGACAAATTTAAATATAATAAATTTTACGAATTATTTTTAAAACAAGAAGAACAAATGTGGATGCCTTTTGAGATATCGCTCGCTAAAGACAGGGGGGATTATGAAAGCTTGGGAAATGTAGAAAAATTTATTTTTGAGAGTAACTTAAAATGGCAGACAATGACGGACTCCATGCTACAAAGAAGTATACATAAAATTTCCGAATATGTTTCATTACCAGAATTAGAAATTTGTTTAGCAACTTGGGCGAGATTTGAAAATATTCATTCACTATCTTACACTCATATTTTACAGAATATTACGAAGAATCCCTCTCAATTTTTTGATTCTATTCTAGAAGATAAAGAAATTGTAAAAAGGGCAACTGAAATTTCTTCAGCATACGACAAACTTTTAGGAAATCCGTCAGATATACGTGAAAAAATTTTTCACGCTATTTTATCAACCCAAATTACTGAGGGGTTGTCTTTTTATGCTTCGTTCGCTTGTGCCTTTTGGTTCGGGTATAGGGGAACTATGGTTGGGAATGCGGATATAGTAAAATTAATTCAAAAGGATGAATCTTTACATGTTGCTATAACACAAAATATATTTAAATATTGGAAACAGAATTCGGACGAAGGTTTTCAAGAAATTTTGAAACATAATGAGGGAGCTATTTATGAATCATACAGATTGGCTGTAAAACATGAAGAAGAATGGATACATTATCTCTTTAGTAAAGGCTCATTGATTGGTTTAAATCCCGAAATTTTAATTCTTTATATAAAATGGCTAGCAGACAACCGCCTACAATCTTTAGGATATAAAAAATTATTTAATGTAAAAACCAATCCGATGGGCGGATGGTTGGATTCTTACCTAGACGAAACTAAGCTACAAGTTGCCCCACAGGAAAAAGAAATAACTTCCTATAAAATAGCCGCTCAGACCAACGATTTAAATGAAGCTGATTTTAAAGATTTCAAACTATGAAAATATTTCTTGCAATCAATAAAGAATAATGCTATTATTATTTATACAGTAAGAATTAACAATAAACCAAAAACTTCTTAAGTTTTATCAAAAATGAAAAGTCTATTATTATCGCTTCTCTTATTTTTCGGATTTACACCAGGCCAACAAACATTAGTGGTTCAATCACCATCGTTCGGCCCGCTTCAGCCCACTCCAGTCGTTCAATATATGCAGGATGTGAGCTATACAATTCGCGCTGGCCAATCCCAAGGTTCTGGCGTTGTTATTGTTAGAAACGGGAATGTTTTTTGCTGGACAGCCGCCCATGTTGTTGCTAGTATTCGCCATGTTTCTACGGTTTTAGATAGCACAACAGGACAAAATAGGTCTATCGTTTGGTTTGAACCAGTAGCTTTGGTTAGAGAAAATAAAGAAGGTGGAAAAACAGTTGGGGTTACGATTTATACAGCCGAAGTAGTTAAATATAGCGATGCCAACAGAGGAAACGACTTAGCTCTTTTAAAAGTACATCAAACAACCATGAAAGCTGTAAATACAGTATTTTATTTAGAAAATAATATCGTACCAATTGGAACTGAATTATATCATGTTGGTAGCTTTTTAGGGCAAATGGGGGCAAATAGTTTATCTACTGGTTTAATTAGTCAATATGGAAGAATGTTTAACGGAATACCATTCGACCAGACAAGTTGCAGCGCATTTCCCGGTAGCTCGGGTGGCGGAACATTCCTTCGTGACGGTCGATATGTAGGAATGCTAGTTAGAGCCGCTGGCCAAAATATGAATTTAATTGTCCCAATTCGTAGAATGAGGGAATGGACAGAGAAAATTGGGCTACAATGGGCTTTAGACCCAACTCTATCAGTTAAGCCAACCGGATTAATTGAAGAACTAGATGATTCTCCTGATGTTAACGTAACTTCTAGGGATGGTTCTTCATCAAACGGAAAACCTTTGCCCAATACTCCAGAGCAACCATCTGAAAAAGAACCTCAACGATTGCCATTCTAACCGAATGAAATTTGTTCCAAAGGGATGGGGATGGGAATTATGGATAGAAAATAACGAGAAATATTGTGGAAAAAAACTATTCTTTTTAAAAGAAAAAAAACTCTCATTCCATTATCATTTACTAAAGACTGAAACTTTTTGGTTGGAGAGTGGAGAGCTTTTAGTTGAATATGGATATGATGACGATATAACAAAAGCCGAAAAAATAATATTAAAACCCGGTGATAGATTCCATGTTCCTATTGGTCTTCGACATCGTATGACCGGTCTATTAGATACTGTAATGTTTGAATTTTCCACCCACCATGAGGATAGTGATTCCTACCGTATTATTAAGGGCGATTAATAGATGAGAAAATCTAAAAAATATAAATCAGCCGTTTCGCACACAGATATTGTAGATACTGTCGTAGAAACATTAGCAAGATGATATGAGCTTCAAAAAGAATTATCTAAAAAAGACTATCTGTATATTATTGATATTTTAAATAGATTAGAAGAATCTACCAGTTGTCAAATGGGATATATTTTAGGACGTACATTCTTTCATATGAAATTTGGACATATGTTTGATTGCGCGAGAGTTAAATTTGAAAAAATAAAATAATGCTTGATTTTAAAATAATCATTTGTTATATTGAAAATATGGCTACATTTAAACCAAATATAAAATCAGACATTAATATTACAATTTCTGGCTATGCCAAAACTGGAAAAACCGGTTTAGCGTTTAAAATTGGAAAATTTTTAGAACAAAACGGATTAAGGATTAATATTGATGATTATTGCGGTCGAGAAAAACCAGACGAACGTCCTTATGATGTCTTATCAACTCTCGATAAGAGATTTGAACGCGCTAAAAAAACTTCAATTAATATCGTTGTACATAATGTACGCCGAACATAAATCTAAAATAATTAAGTTATGATAACAGCCAATCAAGCACGAGAACAAAATTTAATCCAACCATTGAATGTAGACGAAACATTGCAAATGATTGAAAAAGATATTATTAAGAAGTGCAAATATCAAACGACTGAAATTTACGAGGTTCCATATAATCCAGAAGCTGTTAAAGTAGTGGCCAAACAGCTAAACGAAGCTGGATTTCACGCCATTATCGATTTGGGGAAGTACAAATATAATAAACTTCAAATGAATGTCATGGTGGATTGGTCCACTCCATTGGTCAAAGAAAACAATTAAATAAATAAAATATGAACGAAATTGATGATTTTGGAGATGATTTAATACCACCACCACCAAGAGATAATAAGAAGGGAATACCAGGATTCTCTAATGATGAAAAAGATGACGATAAGAAGAAGGAAAAGTCGGCTAGGACACAATGGGCATTGGTTGGTACTGGCACTCACATTGCCACCGGGGATACAAAGCCGTCATTAAAATCTGGAGTTTATTCAATCGGAGAAAGTCGCGGTGAACCAATTTTTGTTGAAAAACAGGTCAATGTAGATGATTTAATGGAGTTCCCCGATAGTAAGAGTGATAAAATTTTAAAAGAAATTGAACAATTTTGGAAAAGAAAAGAAATATTTAAAGAATATGGATTCCTTCATCGTCGTGGAGTTTTATTATATGGTCCAGCGGGGTCCGGAAAGACAACGCTAGTACAGCAAATAATTAAAAAGATTATTGATAGAAAGGGAATAGTATTTCTTGTCCAATATCCTGGTGTTGCGGCGTTGGGATTATCAGTTTTTCGAGAAATTGAACCTGAGCGACAAGTTGTTTGCGTATACGAAGATATTGATGCGATAATCCGAAATTATGGTGATGAAACTCTTTTGAGTGTTCTAGATGGCGAAGCACAAATAAATTACTGTCTTAATATCGCAACGACAAATTATCCCGAAAATCTAGACAAAAGAATTGTCGCCCGACCCAGACGTTTCGACCGTGTAATAAAAATAGGTATGCCATCAGCCCCCGTAAGAAAAGCCTATTTTATTAAAAAGCTTAAAATTGACGAAAAAGAAGTTGAACAATGGGTTAAAGAAACGCATAATTTTTCGTTCGCAGCTATGGCGGAACTTGTGGTTTTAGTGAAATGTTTTGGTAATACGTTTGAACAATCCATTAAAGATTTACGCAGCTTAATGACTGACAAACATTCAAGCGATGAATTCGAAGGTAAAATGGGGTTTTAATTAACATGATACTTTGTTTGAATTTTCTAAATACGTATGGAGATGGAAAACCAACTAAAACAAAAAGCTTGGTCGAATGTGATGATTGCGGAACGAAAAGACTTATTTTGAAAGGCAATGCCATTAGAAATGTTGGGTCGAAATTCTGTCGTTCTTGTTGTAGAAAAGGGGAAAAACAATACCTTTTCGGTAGACATCATTCTAAAAAAACTCGTAGCAAGATGAGTTTATCTGCAAAAGGAAAAATTTTTTCGCAAGAAACATTGGAGAAATTAAGTTTAACAAAGCTAGGGGAAAAGAACCCAATGTTTGGTACGCACCATACAGAAGAATTTAAAAGAAAATTATCAGAATCTGAAAGAGGAGAAAAACATCCTCGCTGGCGTCACGACTTGACACAAGAAGAGAGAGAAAATAATCAAAATAGAAATCTTAATCCAGAGCTTCGAGAATGGAGAAAATTAATTTTTGAGCGAGACAATTATACATGTCAAATTACAGGAGATTTAAGCGGTGGGAATCTAGTTGCTCATCATATCTTTAACTGGTGGTCTCATCCTGATAAAAGATTCGATATAGCCAATGGCATTACTCTTAGAAAAGATATCCATACTCTTTTTCATAACATTTATGGAACAAAACATAACACCCCCACCCAATTCGAAGAATTCAAACAATACATGAAAGAAATCCTATGTTAATTCATATATTCGGTTTTCTAATGGTTTTTGGCTTTTGTCTTTGCTATGTTCCACAAATCATTAAACTATATAAATTAAAATCGGCCAAAGACATTTCTGTTGGCCAATATTGGCTAAGTATCTTGGGATATGTAGCTTCCTTTGCTTATTCTTATCTTACTGTTTGTCCCTTGTATTGGTTTTTAAATCAGGCGATTGGTTTAATATTATGTGCTTGGGTTATTGTACTCTACTATAAATACCAATGAACTTCAAAGAATATATTGACAAAAGTAACCTTGATAGAGTCTTGGATTGTATTATCGGTATCCATAAACGATATCCGTATGATAAATTTGACGAGGATAGTGAGCGAGAAGGATATTATAAAGTGATTGAGCAACTAAACGCTTTAACGCCAAGCAAACGAAGCCAATTTACGCTTCATGTCACAAAATTCGAAGATAAACATGATGGATGGGAGGGGCAAGTAACAGGCAAGAAGAAAGGCGACAAAGAAAATTATGCCATGGAATTCACACCATGGAAGAAAATACTTGCCATGAATGTAGAAAGCATGTATGATATTGATAATACGGTTGCTTATATTTTATGGGAAATAACATTTTTTGGCTTCGACCAGAGGCAAATTAAAGAAAAGTTAGATGATTTAAGTAAAAGGGTTAAAAATATTAAAAACACCAAGAAAATAGATATAGATGAAGCCAGAAACAAATATAAATAAAAGAGTAAAAATATTAAAATCTTCCGACATTTTAGATTATTATCATAACAAAGAAGGAATAATTAAACAAATATTGTGGCAAGATAGTAAAAGATGTTGGTATCGAATAGAGTTAGATAATGGATATGAAGGAGTATTTTCTGTTAAAGCAAAATTTTTAGAATTTTTATGACAAAAGACACCAATAATCTATATAAACAAATAGCCGAACAAAGGAAAATGTTTTGGCGGGTTCTGAGAATGTCTCATTCTCCAAATTTTGACATAGATATTAAAAGAGATACCAATGTAATTAGGCATAATATCAAACAATTAAGGAAGAAAGTAAGGAATATAGAGAAAATTTGATTTTTTTTGGGCTTTTTCTATTGGGTGAGTTTACGTGCCTTGCATCACATGTTTATGATTTTGCTTGTGATGCTTCATACATTGGGATTCCCGCCAATCAATCTCGAACGTAAACAGATTGGCAATTTTTAATATAAACTTCTTAAGTTTAATATGAAATATACCGTAAAACAATTAGAGCAAACTTGTTCGGCCTGTCCATCCCAATGGGAGGGAACAACAGAATGTGGCAAAGATATTTATATACGATATAGATGGGGAAGTCTATCTTTAAAAATTAATGGGAAGCAAAAATTTACAGCTTATATTGGAAACGAACTGGATGGCGTCATTGGCATTGAAGATATTCAAAACTATTTAAAAGATTATTTAAAATTTTAATAAAAATTTAACAATTTCTATCATCAAAACTAAATACGCTATTACTATTAGCTATTCACAAACTTACTAGTAAGCTAAGGCTGAATAAATTGTGATGTTTTCCTCGACGTATAATAGAGGATATGTTCTCGACAAGATTCGAGTGTGGTGATAGAATTAATTTATATGAAAAAAAGAGATAGGTTAACCAAATGGGAGAAAATGTGTCTAGTTATTACGGAGATGATGAAACATTTTGCCCCTGTTCGAAAGAAAGTCATGGAAGCAGTTCGTAGTTCTCCGAAAAAAGTAACCCTAAAACAAGCCCTAGAGCAAATTAAATTATTTAATAAAAAGAATTGACAATTCTTAAATATTGTAATATTATACAACAATGGATAATGATTTAGATGATTTCTTAAATGAAAATAAAAAGGTAAGCTATTTAAAATATGGCAATCTAATACAAGTGGCCTTGGATGTCACTAAAAGGAAAAAGAAAGAGGTTGATTTTGTTTGCCACCTTCTAGACGTTGTAAAAGAAAAGGGAGAAGATGGCAATGTTATGAGCTTTATAGATATATTGGTCGAGGCCGTCCGTAGATGTAGAGCGAAAGTTAATTTTACACCCCCACCATCAGACAAAGACGATGTGAGTATAGAAGGCTATGATATTTCTTAAAAAAAATGAAAAATAAAAAACTACCAATTATTAACGTATTAAAAGTAACAGACAATCCAGATGGCTCGGCCACTATGGATTTTGAAGTAGACGACTCATTTGTAGAGTTCTATAAACAACAAACTGGGAAAAAGACAGTTACCGAAAGGGGGCTTTCTAAATATGTTTTGAAATTATTGAAAGATAGCGTTGAAGAAAAGAATGGATTTTCTTTAAAACTATGAAAAGACATTTTATAGGGGGTGAAGAATGGTATATGGGACTTGTATATGCCATAGATTGTTCTCAAAACAATGATATGCAATGGATAGCAAAAACTAAAATATATTATAACACTTATTCTAAGAAAATTGAAAAAACAATATATAACTCTTGGATTATTACAGAGCTGATGATAGAAGCAACGCAAGAACAGGTTGATACTTTTTTAAGCAATGATATAACCATATAATATGTATTATCTCTTTTTAGATGATGAACGAACGCCCGAACAAGTGACTTGGATACAATTACCGAAAGCTTCCTGGATTATAGTTCGCAATTATAATGCTTTTACTCAATATATCGAGGAACATGGGCTACCAGAATTTATCGCGTTTGACCACGACCTTTCTGTTTTTCATTATGCCGCCAAACATCATCCAGATGAACCAATCCCTTATAAAACATATAGTGAAAAAACCGGCTACGATGCGGCTAAATGGTTGGTAGGATACTGCCAAAAAAATAATCTTAAACTCCCAGAGTGGAAAACTCATTCTCTGAATCCATTGGGTGTTGAAAATATTAATAAATATTTAGAAAATTACAAAAACATTGTGAAAATAACTAAAGAAGAATACGCTCAACATTTTACGAATAGGGCTTTAGAGATAGTGAGAGAAACTATTAAAAATCCAATTTTAGAAATAGGTTCAATTAGTCAAGAATGTGATTTTTGTCATAAAATTAAAACAATAGGATATATGAAATTGACTGAAGATGGACTTTGTAAATGTATATATTGTGAATAAAATTAATTATATCTATAATTTTCTACAAACCACAATCCATAAATTTTGGGTTGCGTTTTATATATTAAAAGCTTGCAAATGCTTGCTTTGGCGTGCTATAATTCACGATATGAGCAAATATTCTAAATATGAAGCCCCCTATTTTGCCAGGGATATCTTTAAGCTTAAAAACGTAAAATATGGAACGCCCGAATATCAAAAAATTTTAGATGGAATCAAGCCAGCCCTTGTTCATCATTACAAACATAATGCTCATCATCCACAATATTGGAAAAACGGGATGAGAGACATGAGTCCCCTCGACCAAATAGAATTACTTTGCGATTGGAAAAGCGCTTCACGTAGACATAAAAATGGTAATATTCGATACTCTATCGAAACAAATGCCAAAAGATTTCGGTACGATAAAATTTTTGAAGCAGCATACGTAAGAGCTATTAAAGAAATGAAGCTATAAATTATGAAATTTGCCACGAAATGCAAAAAGCACCCAGAATATAGCGGGTTGTTGTTGCCAAATTTTAGTTGTAGGTCTTGTATGGCGGTTTATTTTCATACCCATAGGAAAAGAGTAGATAATGCCCATGTAGAACACAAGAAAAGGCCGCAAAAAGTTAGTACATTTTTTGAATAATATGAGTTTTTTTCTAAATTTTTTAATCGGAGTTTGTTCTGGTATTGTCTTTGCTGTAATGGCGGACAAAAATAAAATCAAGCGATATTCGCTACTTTGGTGGGTATTTTGGTTTTTTTGGCTATTTTGCACTCTTTTGTTAGGGGGAATGTTAAATATATGAAAAATAAAAAATTTCAAAAAATGATGGATAAACACGAAAAAGAAGAAGACCAAGCCGCTCGTTGTTGTAAACCCTGGAGAACGAAGAGATTTAAATTTGGACCTTTTCATCTTTATCGCTCGGCAATGTATTTCGCTTGGGAAAAATATGACCCATATACACCTACCAGCGATGAATGGGAGCGAAAAATAAAGAAATTATGCCCTCTACAATATTATATTCGAGAGGAATTTCCATACTTATTCTCCATCCCAGCTCATAGAATTAAAGATAAATGGTATAAGTTCAAATGTTGGCTTCGACCCTATAATGTTATTAAAATAAAAACACTTCCTAATACATGGACAGATAACTCTGAAGTTATGGTTCATGCTATATTTGCAGTTTTGGAAAGATATTTTAACGAAGCACCAGAGGAAATAGTTTCTTTTGACGAAGAGCCTCAGAAAACTTTTTGGAAAGAAATTAATGAAGCGAGGCAATGGTGGATGTTGAGAGAATACAGAGAAAAACAAATAGAAAAAGCGCAGGATATAGCGCATAATATGCCAAAAGATTTGTCTTACGACGAGAAATACAAAGTTTTAATTTCTCTAGAAGCCCAATATGAGAAAGAACAAGAAGAAATGCTTCAGCGATTGATTAAATATAGAAATTTTCTTTGGACATAGATAATTAAATTTAACATAATATGAGAAAGCTTTCTAGTCTACAAATTATCAAAAATATTTCTCCGATTGACGGGGCGGATAAAATATCCGTTGCTGAGATATTAGGATGGAAGGTCGTTGTACCTAAGGAGCAATTTAAATCCGGAGATATGGTTGTATATTGTGAGGTAGATTCTATATTGCCATTTGCTCAATGGTCTGAATTTTTAAGAAACAAGAATAATCCAGATAAGCCAATTAGGATTCGTACTATTCGTCTTAGGTCTCAAATTAGTCAGGGCATCTGCTTTCCTTTATCGATATTAACAAAAGAACATCATAATGATGACGGCAGCATTGTCGGTATTAAGCTAACTATATTAGAATCTGATGGATATAATTGGAAAATCAACCCCCCGCAAGAAGGGGATGACGTGACGGAATGGTTAGGGATTACAAAATACGAACCTCCGGTTCCAGCTTGTCTGTCTGGAGTTGCTAAGGGGCGTTTTCCGTCTTTTATTCCTCGTACCGACGAATGCAGAATTCAATCAGTTCCAGATGTATTAAAACGACATATTGATAAATACTTCTATGTTTCAGAAAAATGTGATGGCTGCTCAACCACCTTTTTCATTAAAGATGGACAATTTGGTGTTTGTAGCCGAAATCTAGAATTAAAAGAAACAGAAGATAATACATTATGGAAAGTATTTAGACACCATAAGTGGGACGAAAAACTCACTAAAATTGCCGATGTTATTGCCGATATTAGTTCTAGTAAAAATTTTGCCGTTCAGGGAGAATGTATTGGGGAGGGCGTGCAAGGAAATAAATATAAACTAAAAGGACAAGATATTTACCTATTTAATATATTCGATATTGATAATCAAAAATATCTAGATTTTAAAGATTTTATTCGGGTCGCTGAAGCAATTGGGGCTAAAACAGTTCCCATCGTTAATGAATCATTTTGTCTTGCAGAGAATGTTGCTAATGTAGATACTTTAATAGATTTGGCCGATAGTCGCTCAAAACTTGCCGATGTTCCAAATGAGGGTTTTGTTTTTAGACCCTTGGTCGAAGAGAGAGACGCAGAATTAGGAAGGTTATCGTTTAAAGCAATAAATCCGATTTTCTTATTAAAACACAATGAATAGTTGACAATAACTTAAATATAGCGTAAGATATTTAATAGTCATGAAAAAGAATAAAAAACTAAATAAGGTTCTAAAAAAGGTTTTAGAAGAATACCAGAGGGCTAGCGATAAACATCGTCCCTTTCACAGTCATCATGAGGGATACTGCATTCTCGCCGAAGAAGTCAGCGAGCTTTGGGATACTGTAAAACATAATCAGCATAAGCACGGTAAGTTAGAAGCAATCCAGGTGGCGGCTATGGCCATTAGATATTTGGTAGAATTGTATTGATATGATTGTTTATTTAAATTATAAAAAATTTTTTGTTGGTAGGGGAAAAACAGAGAGCTAAAATGGTTTTCTTTAGTGGGTTGCGAATATAATACACATAAAGGAAAGAAGAATAGGGCAATACTTAGAGTAGATGCTATTAAAGGACGTGGAACAAAGCATTGTTTGACATGTTCTAGAAAAAGAGAAAATTTATCTTTGGAAACTCGATTAAAATTATCAGAATCGCATAAAGGAGAAAAAAAACCAAATTTTGGAAAATTTGGGAAAGAACATCCGCATTTTGGTAAACATATGTCAGAAGAAGCAAAAAGAAAAATATAAAAATCTAAAAGGGGTAATAAAAATCCTGCCTATAATCCGCATCTAACGAATAAATATCGTTTATACAAACGAATGACTTTGAGAGATAAAAATATTATAAAAAAGCTTTAAAGAGAGATGATTGGATATGTCAGATAGATGGAATTAGGGGCGGTCTTTTATCTGTTCATCACAAATTTAATGTTGCTAATTATCCAAAATATAGATACAATATAGACAATGTTATAACAATCCGTTATGAATATCATTATCTGTTTCATAAAATTTTTGGTTCACATACCACACCAAAAGAATTTCGAATATTTAGAAAATATATGAAGCAGATTTTAGGAATTTTATAGAATTATATTAATGATATGTTATCCCTAAGACGACGCAGTATAAATTTTCCAATTGGAAAAAATTATCATTTTGAACTTTCAATGTTCCACCAATGGAGAGAATACAAAGGTGAAATTAATTTAATAACATTAACTACCGACTTACATTTTAATAAGAATCGTGACCACAATCCAAGATTTGATTTATATTTAGAGATATTTAATTATGTTATAGTTGATTTAAGTCTTTATAATATACATCATGCTAAGAAAAGTAAAAATTATGATAAAATACATTAAACATAATCCCGAAAATCCTAAGAGCAGTGGTTTTTTCTGTGATGAATGTGGGGTTAGAGTCTCTTGTCGGCTTCAAGGATTTTGTAAAGAATGTATTCATCAAGATTGTAAATATGGCCAAAATTATATAAAATTTATAGAGAATGAAAGAAATGAATCAAAAACAACTTAATAAGTTAGTCTTTGAAAGACCTCCAAAATATGACGCTCAAACAAAAGGTAAATTCTTTAATTAAAGCCGGCGTTTTAACCAAGAGCGGAAAATTATCAAAAGGATATTTATGAACGGCAAAGGTTCGAAGCCACGTTCCTGTTTTAGTAAGGAATTTAAAGATAATTACGACGATATTTTTCTTGAGAAATATCTTAAAAAATTATCAGATAGATTATATGATTCTGGATGGTATACCCAATCTCATTATATTATGGAACGTAAAAATAAAAAAGAATGTGAAAAATATATTTTAGACCATTGCGGCGAAGAATATTTATATTTATTAGATTAATAATATGAAAAAACTAGACCTACAAAAAATAACAAATCGAGCCAACTTTTTATATAATGAGGCCAAACAACAAAAACTTCTTATTGCTGATGATTGGGGCTTTGAAATCCATTCAGACCAAGTTAAATCTATACTTAAAGCACTTGTAGAGGCTATAAATGAATCTAATTCCTAAGACAAAAATTACTAGCTTGTACAAAGATGGATATTCTTGTCCACAGATTGGAAAAATGTTTGGCGTATCAAAAACATGCATCAGAGATATTTTAATAAAAAACCAAATAATGCTAAGACCACCAACTCTATCTCATAGGAAGTATAAAATCAATGAACATTATTTTGATAAAATCGATAAAAAGAAAAGGCATACATTCTAGGATTTTTAGCGGCAGATGGATATGTTAATAAAGACCAACACGCGGTTGCCTTATCTTTGCAAGATAAAGATGTGGAAATTTTATATAAAATAAATCAATGCTTACAATCATCCAGACCATTACTTTTCGTAAAATATAGAGGGAGAAATGGCAATTATAAGCTTAGGAATGAATATAGATTAAATATAAATAATATCAATATTGCAAAATCTCTAATAAAATTAGGAATAATGCAGAATAAAACATTTATTTTAAAAATGCCAAAATTAAATAGAGATAGTTTTATTAAAAGTTTTATCTTAGGTTATTTTGATGGAGATGGATGCTTAACATGGTCTTTTCCGAGAAAGACCATACGAAGTCAAATTGTAATTGTTGGAACCTCAAATATTTGTTTATATTTCAAAAAATTTATTACAGAAAAACTAAATATTAACTGCATTATCGATAAAAGATTTAAGGATAATAAAAATAATTTTAATTTAAGAATCTGCGGAAATAGGCAAGTTAAGATTTTCTTGACTTTTTTATATAGTCGTGAAAAGATATTTCTTCAAAGGAAAAGAGAGAAATTTGCAGAATTTATAAGATTATATGAATAATATTCTTCCAATTAACACCACATGGGATTGTTATTGCATGTCATTGGCATTCCTAATATCTGTAAGGTCAAAGGATAAAAATACTAAAGTCGGGGCTGTCTTAAAAACAGATTCGAACGAATTATATTCGGGATATAATGGCGCTCCAGCAAATTTTAATGACGAATTATTGGACGGAGACAAAAAACAACCCTATATAATTCACGCCGAAATGAACGCACTATTATTTGCTGGATTAGAAAAATGTCGCGCCCAAGAAAAGCTGACTTTATACATAACTTTTAAACCATGTCCTTCATGCGCCTTATTCTTAGTTCATTTTAACGTAAAAAAAGTAATTTATTATAGCGAATACAAATCCACTGTGAATGATGAAAATTTGTTAGAAAAGATTAGAAATCGCGGCGGCTTATCTGGAGAGCCGGCTTTTGAAATAGAAAAGTATGATGGTGCCCCACTATTATTTTCACATAATCACATGGGCATCAAATGAATAAGGATGTTTCTATAAACGAAAAGTTAGCCTATGAAATATATTTTAATTATTTAACCTATTTATCACAAGGAATTTTAGTATCAGCTTGTAAAAATATTTTATTAGATGAAAGATTTACTGCATTTCGAAATCAAGACGAAAGCATTATATTCATAGAAAAAGACAATAAGCTTTATATTAATACTTATTTTTTGTCAACACTCACTGATTTTATATCTATATATATAGAAAGAGATAAAGCAACATTAATATCCTCTGGAACCAAAGATACTCATTTAATATATGCATGTATGTTTGTATATCTGTGCCTATCAAATCAAGATTTTATGAAAGATTTCAAGAAAAAATATGATAATTGATACTATAACAAAAGCACAAAAAGGTAATACAAAAGCTAGAAATGAAGTATTACTTAATTATAATTATATAATTGATAGAGTAGTTAATAAACTTGGAAATAATAATATGGACGATGGTGCAAAAAGATATGGGGCTATATTGGGCATATTATCCGCTATTCAGCATTTTGATAAGACAAAAGGAGCTTTTAAGAGATTTGCTTATAAATGTGCCTTACAGCGAGCAAAGAGAGAAATGAGTAAAGATTGGTTGATAAGACATCCCGTTGAGCATATATCTAAAGCTCTAGCTAAAAAACAATCTCCATATCAATTAATGAGCATTTCTGAGGCTTATGATAAGTGTAAATGGTATACGCAAACAGACCCAGATGGAAAGAAAATTATAGAACTGTCTATTCCAGAATTAATTGTATATGATAAGATAGAAGATACACATCTAAAAAAAATTATGATGGAATGCATAAATGAGTTGACGGAATTAGAGAAAGATGCTATATATTATAAGTATGGATTCACTCAGACAACTTTAAAGAATGTGGGCAAAAAATATAATGTTTCGCATGAATGGGTTAGATTAAAATGTAATAGTTCTTTTATAAAGATAAAAAAGATATTACTTAACAAACTAAATAGAAAATAAAAATGGTTAATTATCAAATAGTAGCATTGGCTGGCAACTTAACAAAAGATGTCCAGGTTTTTAAAAATACGGTGGCTAAATTTACCTTAGCACTTAATACGGGGTGGGGAGAGAATAAGAAGTCTCTATTCTTAAATTGTGTATGCTTCTCAAAGCAGCATAGTGAAAAAGTATGGGGATTACTAACAGGACTTAAGAAGGGAACAAACGTTGGCGTTCAAGGACAATTAACCCCTAATAGTTATGAAAAAGATGGGAAGACTATTACTACGATTGAACTAGTTGTAAATAGGTTTGACATTTATTCCCCGAAAGTAGTAGCAGAAGGTGATGCTGTTAAAGACGTGGCTGTAAAAGCAACGCCAGCTCATTCCGAAGAAGAAGATGTCGAGATTCCATTCTGATATGATTCCATTAAACTTCCCTATAAATTCCACATCCCTTGGGGCGTCGGCCTTTCATATTCTTCGGAATATCAAAGAAGAATATAGTCTATTCCCCATTGGGGGTGGCGTGGATGTTAATGGATTTGAGCCATGTTCTAATGAATTAAAAGAGAAAATCCAGAAGGCGACTCTTTCTGGATTAGCCTCTCACGATATAAATAATACTTCTGTAAGGCTATGGCATCATTTTGCGTCGATGGAAAGAATAAGTAAAAAACAGGTGCTTTATACTTTTCACGAAGTAGATAGATTAACGAAAATTGAAACTAACTGTCTCAACCAACAAGAATCTATTATAGTGCCATGTAATTATAATAAGGAAGTCTTCCAATCAAATGGGGTAAAGCCACCAGTGCATGTTGTTCCATTGGGGGTAGATAGAAATATATTTTATCCGCTAGAAAAATATAAGAAAAAATCCGGACCATTTATTTTCATTATGGCTGGAAAATTCGAGGTCAGAAAATTACATATAGAAATTCTACAAGCATTTCTTAATGTTTTTGGAAATAATCCAGACGTAAAGCTGCGGTGTTGTATTACTAATAAGTTTGTAGATATGCGAAGTGTTCACGAACTAATAACCCAGCAAATATTCCGTGGGCAAAAAGTAAATAATGTAGAATTTATTGACTGGCTTCCTACCGAATCGCATTATGCAGACTTCTTGTCTCACGCCGATTGTTTGGTCGCTCCATCGAGAGGAGAAAGTTTTAATTTGCCTTTGTTGCAGGCAATGAGTTGCGGGATTAATGTTATTACAAATTTTGACCACGCACATAGAGATTATGCAAGTTCTAGCAATAGCATTGAAGTAAAAAGTGAAGGAACTGTCGTAGCCCAAGACAACACATTTTTTAGAAATGATGGAATTACTAATACGGGACAATGGTCAAATATTAATGGAAACGCTATTGCAATTGCATTAATTGAAACTTACAAACGTGGCCGAAGTGTAAATACTAATGGTATCGAAACCGCTAAGAAATACACTTGGGAAAATACAGCAAACAATATAATCGATATTTGGAATAAATATAAATAATATGAGCTTTAAAGAAGATTTAGAAATTAGCGAAGTTTATGAAAATGAAATATTGGCCACGCTTCAAAAATCATTTCCTCATGCAAAAAAAGTGGAAGAATCTGAACAAGATTTCTTCGACCTTGTCATTCCTAAGTTTAAAAAACAAAAAGAAATAAGAATGGAAGTAAAAGTTGACTTATATCCAAGTAAAAACTTAGCTTTTGAATATTTGGGGCCGGGGGCAAAAAGCACCGGCGTTCTTAGAACGAAAGCTAATATTTGGATTCATTTTAGAACCGAGAGATATTTACTTTGGAAAATGGAGAAATTAAAAAGATATTTATTAAACTGTGGGTGTGGTTATACGAGGATGGTTGGCGATAAACATGCGACAACCGCGTGGATTATTCCAGAAGAAAAGATTTTTCAAGAATGTCCACCGGATTTAGTTATGGTTCGAGGCGGGGAAGAAATTAATAACTTTCTATTGAACCTCAATAAATAGTATGCCAGTATATAGCTTAGAATGTCAAGACTGCTGTAACCAATGGGATATGTATTTCCATATGGACGCCGATAAAACCTCTCCATGCCCAAACTGTCAAGGCCGAGGCAAAAGAGTTTGGACGGTTCCAACTATGTCAATCGACGCTAAAATTAGCCCATTTGATTTAGATGCGATGACTAAGAAAACTGGACAAATGAAAGGTGGCACTATAGGTTCGCTGTGGGATATGGCGGCGGAAGCCTCTCAACAACGCGAACAAATTTTAGGCAAAGAAGACCCAATCAAGAAAAAAGCATTAGAAGATTATGCAAAAAAACGCAAAGGGAAGAAATACAAAGATACAAAACAATCCCAATCAATTGACGTTGAAATTCGACGAACCTGAAAAAGTAATAATAAAGTTTAGAACAAAATTTTCTGGATTAATATCCTTAATTGACGAAAAAAATAATAATCAACTTTTTAAAAAAGAATCATTTATCATAAGAAAGATAATGGAATTAGGATATACGCAAGAACAAATATATGGAGCTTGGATATATTACAAGACGCAGGGTAGAAAATATAATAGTTTCGCCATATTACTATGGGAAAAATGTAAACTAATTAGAGATATTCTACCACTCCTGGAAATGAAGGAAAAGCCATTAGACGAAATATTTTATGGTAAAGATTTCAGACCCAATAAAATTTTTTCCCCTCCGAGGCAAACAGTTATGGATTTTCTAAAGCGCGACGATGAACATAAAGAATCTTAATATAGAAGACGACGATTATAGCTTGCATGTTAAGGGGGAGTGTGATATAGATTGTAAGTTCTGCATAGAAGAACAAGAAGAATATCGTAGAAAAAACAAAAAGAATAAAAAGAATGAAAGTGATAGGATTTAACGGTAAGACTTATTTTTGGAAGCCGAAAGGCATTGATTGGAATGGTAAGTCTCTATCTAAGCTCCAAAAAGATTGTAAATCTGTGCTTGCAAATTTCTGGGGAAATGATATAGTAGCAGAAGAACAGAACGTGCCATCATCTAAAATGCATTTTGATTTTGTTAATTTTTCTAAGAAAATAGTGGTAGAATGTAACGGCGGGCAACATTACAAATTTAACAAACATTTTCATAATAAAAATATATTTAACTTTGTCGCAAGTAAAGCTAGAGATGAAAAAAAGAAAAAATTCGCCGAAACCAATAGTTTTCAATTTATAGAAGTTCAGACCGCAGAAGAATTAAATAGATATTTGCTAGAAATGGAAAAATAATATGAAAAGAACCTGGTTTTCTGATAAAATTTCTAAAATTATTCCAATCGTTATATCTTCTTATCAAAACGGCCAGACAATTAGAAATATTGCAAAAAAAGTAAAAATAAACATAAAAACCGTTAGGAAAATTCTATTACAAAATGAAATAGAAATAAGGCATGCGAGGAAAAATTTATTGGGGCAAGTCTTTGGAATGTTAAAAGTTGTGCAACTTGCTAACGACGATATTTCTAATAGAAAAACTATGTGGAAATGTGTTTGTGAATGTGGTAAAACTCATTTTGCTAGGTCTAATGATTTGAAAATGGGTAAAATTGTCAGTTGTGGATGTTTTAGAAATTCCCTAGCCACCGGAAGATTATCGAAATACATGAGAGAATTAAAGAAAAACGGGAAACGCCCCACAAATTGGAAAGGATGTGGAGAAATTGGCCAAACATATATAACTACCATAAAATCTAGTGCTTTAAAGAGAGGGCGAGAATTTAATATTACTAATGAATTTTTATGGAATCTATATATACAACAGAAAAGAAAATGCGCTTTATCTGGTCTTGATATCAATTTTTCTTGTTATTCCGAAAAACAAACCGCCTCTTTAGATAGAATAGATTCTTCTAAGGGGTATTTAGCCGACAATGTTCAATGGGTTCACAGAGACGCGAATTATATGAAATAAGACTATAAACAGGGAGATTTTATCATAATGTGTGAAGTAATTACCAATTTTCAAAAAAATAATAAATAAAAACAAATATGGGAATATTAAATAAGACATCGGTTTATTTGGCTGGACCAATCCAATTTACAAAAGATAGCGAAAGTTGGAGGGATATGGTGACACAAGAACTTCATCCTCTCGGAATTAAAATTTTCAACCCTTTATGCAAACCTTTTCTCGACCCAAAATATTTAGAAGGAAAAGAAGACCAAATACAAATGGATAATTGGGCAAAAGAGGGAAAATTAGATTTAATAGCCGAAAAAATGCATAGGGTTAGAAATAGCGACCTAGCCGTATGTGATAGAGCAACATTCGGCATTTTTTATCTAAATCCAGAAATTTATACAGTCGGAACAATTGAAGAACTAACTACAATGAACAGGCGAAAAGCCCCCTGTTTTGTTTTATGGGACTCTGACAAACCATGTTATTGGGTTTTAGGTATGTTAAAAGCTTCTTATGTATATCGGACGTGGGATAAACTTGTTGGAATGATAAAAGATATAGATTCTGGCAAAGTAGAATTAGATTCTAATCGATGGAAACTTTTTACCGAAGATTTAAGATAAATTTTTATATGAAAAATAAAGTTATTGGACTGGGTTGCATAGCTTTAGTAGGCAAAGACAGTTTTTTTAATATATTAACAAAATATCTTTCTGTTAAAAGAATGGCTTTTGCAGATTCTCTCAAACAAGCAGTAAGCCCATTGACTAAACAATATTTAAATATCGAAGCAACTACTAATAATCCCAAAGAAAAAGAAATTATTCGACCTATCTTAGTGGCATTTGGAAATGCCGCTAGAAATCAAAATCATAGAATTTGGATTGATAAAATAACACCACGGGTAAAGGAAGCCATAGATGCAAAGTACATTCCAGTTATCACCGATGTAAGGTTTGCTATTAATAATGGGAACGACGAAGCCGATTATATTCAGAATGAATTAGAGGGAATTTTAATAAATATTGACCGTATTCTCCCCGACGGTTCCCTAGTCCAACCCGCGAATGAATCCGAAGCCAAAAACTATCCCATTATAAAAGCCCGTGCTGATGTATGTATCGTAGCCAGCAATTTACAAGAATTAGAAGAGCAAATTGTAGAAAAAGTGCTTCCACTAGTAAAAAAATGAACAAGAACAATGTAGGAATTATTGGTCGCGCTACCGCTGAGCAATATACTGATGCCATATCGAAATTTACAGACCCCGAAGATTTAATTTTATACATACCGAAAGAAAGTTATAGCGACGAATTTAATAAGATGATAAAATTATTAAATATTCCTTTTAAATTACTTGGAAATATTGGTAAAGAGGAGGAGTTAATTACAATAATTTGTTTTACTAATTATATAAATATAAACGAAGTAATTTTATTAGAGGAAGCTATCAAAGCAAATGTTACAGCAATTTTTATAAACCCAAAATAATTCAAATATATGGCAAAATCAAAAGAAAATCTAGAAATTAAAGAGTTAGAATTCGATAGTGAGGGAATGTATGTTATTGATGGGACGGACCCAATAGAAAATAAAACTATATCAACTGGTTCGTTGGGGTTAGATATTTTAACCGGCGGAATAGGTAGTGGAGTTGTTCAACTTTGGGGGCCAGATGGAATTGGGAAAACTACATTGCTTCTAATAATGGGCGGTGAATTTCAAAAATTCTATAATTATAAATTTGTTAGGGTTTATTTACATGCAACCGAAGGAAGAATTAATCGAAAGTTAGAAAAAATGGCTCCAAATTTAAAAATGGTTACAGAAAGCGAAGAGGATTTGACTCAAGATGAAAAAGGTAAAATTATTCCAGCTCCAATCTTTCGTATGAGTAGACCAAAAAGTGGAGAAAAATTATTTAACGGGATTTTAAAAACATTAAAACAAGACAAGGTAAAATTTTTTCATATTATAGATTCAATTGATGGAATTCAAAGCGAGGTTAATGATAATAAAACATTTTCTGATGCCGAAAAAACAGCATCTACTGCAACATTATTAACAAGATTTTTAAAAGAAGCATCAGCATATGCCAATCACTATGGCCATATTGTTGCTTTTACTCATCAAGTACGTGATAAAATTAATCAGGGTGGCATGAGCCATGTAAGTGGAGTTGGAAAACAAAAAGCTGGAGGACACGCCATTGACCATTATAGTAATCTTAGACTTGGTTTAGAAAAACTTTGGACAGATTTATATATTCGAGAAAATCCAAGCGACAATCATTCAAAAGTAATTGGACATATAATGAGTATGAAGCTTGAAAAAGTAAGTAATTCGGGAAATGTTCATAGTAAAGCGTCCGTTCCGTTCATTTATGACCATGGTATTGACCACGAAAGAGAAATAGCAACATTAGCCGATGGTTATGGTTTAATTCAGAAAAAAGGCGCTTGGTATGCTCTTGATGATAAAAATATAGCACAGGGCTATAATAAGCTAATAGAGTATCTTAAATCTAACAAGGATATTGCCGAAAGATTAGAAAAAGAAATAAAAAAAATGGTAGGAATTTAATATGTACTCTAAAAAAATTACCAGAAATTGGAAGACAACAAAGTTAGACCTATTTGAAATACCCCCTGTTTTCATGCAAACCTCCGCCCAACTTAAACAATCAGATAAAGGATTGTATAAACTTAGGGCAAGAAATGAAAAAATTTATGCCGAATTATTAGATTTAGCACAAGATACAGGCTCTAAATTAATAGTTACGAAGGGGAAAAATAAAGTTTATTATACTGTTAGAAGCCTTGGAATAACGGTTTGTCTAGATAACAATCAATGAACAATAATATATTCATACTTAATCAGCATAATTATGTACTTGGTGGCCTTATAAACGCTGAAGTTGATAGGATGGTAATTTCGGTTGGTAAAGATAGCGACATATATGAGATTTGTCTAAATAACGATAAAAAAATCTCTTTATCTAAGCGATATCATTTATTTATTGGGCAAAAAGATAAAAAAGCATTGAATATTTCTATAAAAGATGTTAAAGTGGGTGATATTATTTTAAGTCTATCTCAGAAAAAATATAAAGTAATAGAAAAAACTCTAAGAAAAGGCACTGAAATATTGATTCCAAGAACTTTATTTAGCCTCGATGATATTTTAGTTTCAACATAGGAGCATTATGGATATAGAAGAACAAAATAGAAAACATTCGACCTGTATATTTAGAAGCGTTGAACAGGTCACAAAAGATATTCCAATTTGCTGTGGAAGGAGCCAAAAGATGACGGAATTTTGGTGTGAGGCCAAGGGAATTTTTTTAAATCAACCCATTTGTTGGGAATGTAATTTATATAAAGCTAAGGAAAAATCATGAAAATTAAAGAAGTAACCTCATACACCCTGTATGATAGCGAGACGACGGGGCTTGATTTGACCGAGGCTAGAATTGTCGAACATGGTTGTTTAAGAATTCGAGACAATAAAATTGTAGATAGTTATAGGACTTTGGTAAATCAAAAAATGGAAGTTCCATATGGGGCTAGCGAAATTAACGGAATCACCACAGAAATGTGCGAGAAGGAAGGAATAGACCCAAAGCTGGCGTGCGAACAAGTAATTAATTTTCTGGGAGATGATATAGTTGCCGGTCTCAATAATGTCGCGTATGATTTTCCTCTGCTAGAAAAAGAATGTAATCGATATGGCTTGCCTCGACCAAAGATAGAAAATTGGCTTGATGTTGGAACCTTGCATAAGGGACTAGCCTTGGGGAATCTTTATAATCAAGAGGAAATGTATTTTAAATATTCTACTAGGATAAAGAATATTATGGCGCGGGGCATAAAGTTTAATTTGAATTTTTTAGTTAAAACTTATAATGTTGAAAATTTACGAGATAGTGGAATTCACGGAGCGATAGAAGATACTACCATGACATTTCATATATTTAATAAAATGAAAGAAAAATATTATTTATGAGTGAAGTAAAAAAGCCTGTTAAATCTATAGGATTCGGCGATTGGTATCCAGCTAAGGGGCTTGATAAATACCTAAAGCAGATTATTAAGTCCAGACGATTAACATATGGTCCGATTTCCCAAAAACTTGAGAAATTATTTGCTGAGATGAATGGGGTGAAATATGCTGTTTTCTGTTCTAGCGGAACGGCGGCGCTCTACGCTTCTATTGGAGTTTTAAAAAATTTGTATCCAGAAGCAGCGGCCAAACGTAAATATATTGTTTTACCGGCAACAACTTTTATAAGTGACTGCAATGTAATTACTTCCAACGGATTTGAACCATTATTTGTCGATGTCGGTGCAAATTATAATATTTGTTATACAGATTTAGAGAGTAAATTAAAAGAGCATTCTAGAGATATATTCGCGGTTATGCCATCTTCATTAATGGGGAGACCGGTTGATGGACTAAGGATTAAAGAGATAATTGATTTATACGATAAAGATATTTTCTTTATTTTGGATTCATGCGAGAACATTTGTAGTAGGTTCAATTCTCAGTATCCAGAAAGCTTTGCTCATTTTACCGCATGGAGTACATATATTTCCCATCTACTTGTTGCTGGTGGGTGCGGTGGTTTTATCGGAACAAATGACGAACGTTTGATAATCCATGCAAGGAGCTACGTTAATCATGGTAGAAGCCCTGAATATACCTGTATAGACGATGACGATGTAGAAGGAGCTATTTTAAGAGATATAACAAGTAAGAGATTCAAATTCGTCCAACCGGGACTGAATTTTAGACTGGGGGAAACCGAATCGGCATTTGCATTATCAATGCTGGAAGATGACTTTTTAGGACAATTACAAAAGAGGAAAGAAAATTCAGAATATTTAATCAAAGAACTAAGCCAATTTCCATTAATTTTGCCTAAATTTTCCAGAGAAGAAGAGGCTAGGCATATGATGCTTCCAATTCGTTCGCCGCATGGAGAAAAATGGGAATTAATACATTTTTTAGAAAAGAATGGCATAGAGACGAGAGAAATTTTGCCGCTTTATACCCCCATAACTGAAAAATATTTTGGTACTAAAATAAATTTTAGGACTAACTTTCCAATGTCGTGGGAAATTCTTGAACGAGGATTTTATATAGGATGTCATTCTTTTTTAACAAAAGAAGATTTAAATTATATAATAAGAATATTTGGAGAATGGTTTAATAAATGATATGATAATTTGTTTAGATTTTTGTAACACTTATAATGGAAAGAAAAGTCGAATTAAAAGTTTGGTTCGCTGCGATGATTGTGGAAAAGAAAGAATAATTAATAAAAATAATGCACTTAAATCTAAGGGGGTAAAATATTGTAAATCCTGTCGTCAAAAGGGAGACAGACACCCAATGTATGGGAAAAAGCATAATAGAGAATCTATTAAAAAAATGAGTTTGGCTTTAAAGGGAAAGAAAAATCCTTTTTATGGAAAGCATCATTCTGAAGAAACGAAGCAAAAGTTGAGTTTATCTCATAAAGGAGAAAAAAGTTATTTATTTGGAAAATGCGGAAAAGAACATCCAAAGTTTGATTATTGTCCTTCGAATGAAACCCTAACAAAAATGAGTTTATCTCACTTTGGTAAACATCACTCCGATGAATCTCGTTTAAAAATAGGTTTATCTAAAAGGGGTGAAAAAAGCTTTAATTGGAGACATGATTTAACCCAAGAAGAAAGAGAAAATAGTAAAAATAGAAGTCTTAATCCAGAGCTTCGAGAATGGCGAAAAAAGTGTTTGAGAAGGATGATTATACAGATGAAATCCTTAAAATTACAGGGGGAAAGCTCGCCGCTCACCATCTCTATAATTGGGCTGATTATCCAGAAAACGATTTGATGTTGTAAATGGCGTCACAATTTTAAAAGAATTTCATATTCTATTTCATAAAATTTTCGGAAATCGCTATAATACACCACAACAATTTAAACAATTCACAAAATACATGAAAGAAGCCTTAAATATAAACAAATGAGCTGTGCAATTATAACATGTGGCGGTATTGGGGATGTTTGCCAGGCGCTTTCGGCGGCCACATTATTTGAAGCCGAACATAATCGAAAGGCAGACATATATGTAAATTCCCATATAGAAATATTGGATTTCATAAAGAAATGCACCTACTTCAATGTTTTTCAGTGTCCGTCAAGAACGAATGAGTATAAAGACCCAGAAAACCCCCTTAATTTGCCAAAGACGTTCCTAGATAATTTAATTAATGAATATGATGCGGTTTATTCATGCTGGCCAGACAGTCTTACCCTAGCATGGCACGCCTTTCCATGGAAAGATTATGTGCGAACGTATAAAGCCTTCATGCAAACGAAAGTCTCATTAAAAGCAAATGAAAACTTCAAACATGAGGCAATCAAGCCAAATACTAAGAATATTTTTATACATGTTACGTCGATAACAATGGAAAAGAATTATCCGTTGCCAAAACTGCAAGCATTAGTAAATTTATTTAATAAAGTAGGTTATAATATAATTATTGCAAGAACCTCACAATGGAAAGGAAGTCCGCTACCCTTTTTCTGCCAAGGTAATTATATAGATTTAGTAGACCGCCCATTAGAGGAGACGATAAATATATTAAATAAGTGTGATTATTTCATCGGAATAGATTCCGCATACGCACATATTTCATTTCATCTCCAAATCCCGCGTATAGTGCTCCAGCAACGCTACCAGACGCCATACCATATAATTCGTTACCACGAGACATGTGAGGACGACATGCCCCTAGAATCGCCTCTTGAGTCGATTTTCAACAGAGTAATGCTCAATTTGACCGAACCTCTCACATCTGCTATTCCGGCCTACGTACAAATCCCCTATCAGGCCGATATGAGAAATCTGCTAATCAAGAAAGATTTTACTTGATTATTCTTAACGAAACTGCTATATTTTACTAATGAGTAAGAAACCTTCAGGATTATTCATAAGGTGTTGGAATCGAGCATCATTGACGCCTAATCAATATTATAAAGAATTTAGTCCAAATTATACTATAGATTCAGAAACTGGCAAACATATTGAAGACGACCAAACAAATTTTGACTATATGGTCGAACAATGGATTTTAGCAAATCAGCAATTCATTGCTTTATATTTAAAAACAAAAAACAAAGAAGAACTAGAAAAAGCCCAAACTAAATTCAATTTTACGAAGGATTTGTGAACATTCAAGAAATGGTTGCGAATGTTAGAATTGAGATAGAGAGCGAACAAAAGGCTAAAGACGCTATTTCATTGGCTTGCAAAATAGAATTTAGGCCAATATTAGAATTATTTAACTCATTTCAAGCAATCTACAAACTACCAAATTACATAGAAATTTATAAAGAATGTGGGAGTATCATTCTTAAAAATACGCAAGATAATAAAATTATAGAAATTAAAACTCATCTTGCGGCCATACAACAAAATAAATATATAATAAATATTAATGGCATGACGGCTATAAGAAATGGTAATCCAGAAGGAATATTTAAGATTTTTCTTAAAATGATATATTTAGAATATGGAAACGATATGAAGGAAATATGAATAAAGAAACTAAAAACCAACTATTAGCAGTCCTCTCATTAATCTTTGTTGTCTGTGCTTATGGGTTAATCATTTGGCTTGGCGGCTGGAAAATTGTATTAGCCCTACTTTGTCTACTAACCTCTAAACATTTACTAGGTTATATTAAATATGAATAAAATGAAAACTCTATACATTTATAATTTAAAAAATGGGGATATCGATTCTCCCAAATATATCAAGCTAGAAGAGGGGGGCTTAATTTATTTAATTAATAATGGTCTCGATAAAGGAATGACTAAAATAATTAGAAATATAATGGACAGTAGTAGGATTGGGCGTCATAATTATCAGCTTTTTGAATATAATAATGCTGTTCCATCTGGCAAAGTTTTGCTAGAATCACTTACTGCGGCTATGAATAATGAAAATGTTGATGCAATTTGCTACCAAGAAGGAAACGAATTTGTAGATTTTGAATTTAATTTAGATTATTTGGCCACAAAACCATGTTTGGCTATTGGCAATTCTAAATCTAGCAACGAAGTATATGATTTTTCAAGAACTACTGAATTTCAAGGAAAAATATTAAGGTCTGCATTTATATTATTGCCACCCTTTACTCTTAATTTGGATTTATTACGCCAGGGCATGAAGAATACATTAGCTTTCAGGTTAGTACAAGAAGGATTTACAAACGCTTTTCCAAGCAAGAAAGACGTAGATTTTCCTGTATTTTTTAACATGCTTTATAGAGCTTTTGAACCTATTATGACGCCCCATATTCCCTTAGTTTCTCTACAATAAAAATGAAAATTTTAATACTAGGTGGAACGGGCTATATTGGCGGGGCTTTATATCAATTCCTCAATAACCGCCCGGATTATCAAGTAGATACCGTCGATTTAGAATGGTTTGGTAATTATACTAACCCCAATAATATTAACCTAGACTTTGCTTATCTGACGCCAGAGTTTTATAATAAATATCAAGCAATCATTTTGTTAGCAGGGCATTCCTCGGTTCAAATGTCAGAAGGAAACAATGTTTCTTGTTTCAACAACAACGTAAGGAATTTCGTAAATCTTTTGCCCAAATTGAATAAAGACACAATCTTCATTTATGCTAGTAGTTCTAGCGTTTATGGAAATGTCAGGGTTAACCAAGCTACCGAAAGATGCGATATCTTTATACCAGAGAACTCTTACGATTTAAGTAAATCAGAAATTGATAACCACGCCAAGCTTTGTGGTTTACACTTTTATGGATTGAGATTTGGGACTGTAAATGGCCAAGCCCCAAATTTCCGCTCCGATATTATGATAAACTCAATGGCCACCAATGGACTTAGACAAAAAGAGATTTTTGTTAGTTCGCCAGAAATTTCTAGGCCAATCCTCGGAATCTTAGATTTATGTAGTGCTGTAACTAGAATTATTGAAACCAATGATAGAAAATTACGAGGCATCTATAATCTTGCATCATTCAATGCAACTGTTAAAGATATTGGGGAAAAGGTAAGTCAAATACTAGACGTAAAATTAACCGTAGGAGAAGGACGGAGTAATTATGATTTTACTATTAATTCCAATAAATTTTCTACTAATTTCAATTTTGAATTTTGTGACAATATAGAAACTATTGTAGAAGGAATAATGTTGTACTTTCATGAAATACACGTTGGAAAACGCGATGTACCAATTTCTTACCTATGAAATATAAAATTGGAATTACCTCGCTAGGCTATCAATGTATTGAACATTTAGATAAAGTTTTTGCCCCGTGGCGAAAAGTTAAACAAGGGGCGTTGAGCAATGTTATTGAGGAAGTTCATATTGGAACAGCCCATGGTTGTTTTAATGAAACGGCGGCAATTGGATTCCCTCTTTACTCAACCGATGGTACGATTGAAAAATTCCAAAAGCTTCATAAAGAAGGAGTTATAGATTATCTGAATGTTTTTGACCACAACAAATTTGAATATCAGTTTTGGAATTCCAATTTGGATTTTCTATTCTCTAAAAATATTGACTTATTATTTATGCTCAATATGGACGAAGTATGGGAGCTAGAAGAAATAGAACGGTCTTTAAATTTTATTTCGGAAAATCCAGATATAAGTTGGTTTAATACACATTTTAAGAATTATGTCTTTGATTTTAATTCTTATGTAAAAACTTTTATTGTTCCAAGGTGGTGGAGAAATGATAAAAACGAAGGTATTTTGGGATTTCATTTTGATGATGAATTAACTTTTAAAAATGGCCTCAAATATAAAGAATGTCTTGGAAAGACAATTCCATTTGAGATTAGTTCGCCAAAACATTATAGTTGGGTTTCGAATATAGATGGATATCTAAAGAGAAAATGTGACTTTCAAAATAAACATTATGGAGCTTGCTCTTATAAATGGGACGAAGAAACAAAGAAATTATACTTCAGCGAACATTACTATCAAATGATGGGACAAATGATACCTATGGTATATAAAGATTCATGAAAAAACAAAAAAATATTAAGGGATTTTTAGAAGCATTTTTTGAAACTGGTACCGAAGGTATTATTTGGTGTATATATGAAACAAAATCAAAGACCTGCCCAAAGCAGCATGGTTATGAGGGTTTATATGTCTTAAAAAGTGGAGATAAATTGACAGCTTGGAGCAAGGATAAAATGGTAAAATACGAAGGGGTGATTGATTTAGACTTTAGCGTTAGAGTTATTTCTCCCTATTGGGTTCATGGTTCTCAAAAAGGATTAAAACCAGAACTTTGGCTTGAAATGTTTGAACAAGAATATGCGGCTAAAGTTGTGGTAGAATAATATGACAAATAATCAATATTGGATGGTTAAGACATTATTTGAGGCTTGTGGATATAAAATTAAGACAAAATACAAAAAGAACTTGAAAGTCGTCAAGTTTGATGATATGATATTAAAGAAGAGGAAAAATGAAAAAGAAAAATAAACAACAATATCAGATAGTTTATATAACATTATCTGATGGTTCTACCGGGGCATTTACAGGCCCGGTTTTAGCAAAACCAAGAGATGAAGGTGAAAAACATATTGTCAAACTTGAATTTTCTGAACCAAAAAATTTGCCAGACGATATGAGTTTCGAGCATCTTTTAAAATAATGAATATTAAGTATCGTCAAACCTGCCGAATTTGTGGTAATCCTCATTTGACCGATGTATTGGATTTGGGGTATCAATATTTTCAGGGTTCTTTTATTAAAGAAGGAGTGCCAAATCCCCCCACTCGCAAAACCCCAAACCAAATAGTTCGTTGCGATACTTCAAAATGGGAGAATGCTTGTGGTTTGGTTCAAACCCGCCATACAATTCCACCAAGGATTTTATATACAAATTACTGGTATCAGTCTGGTATTAGTAACACGATGAGAGAACATTTGCAAAGAATTGTTTGGAAAACCACTGGGATTACCAATTTATATGATGGAACAGTACTAGATATTGCTATGAACGACGGAACGCTTTTGAGAAATTATAGTGAAAATTTTAAAAAAATTGGGATTGACCCATGTGATATTACTTCCCGTCAGAAAGATAAAGATATTAAAATTATAAATGATTTATTCCCGACCAAACTCCTCGAAGAAAAAGACATTAATATTATTACTTCAATTGCGTGTTATTATGATGTTGAAAATCCTTGTGAATTTGCACAAGAAATTAAAAAAATTTTACATAAAAAAGGTATTTGGATTTTTGAAGTTGCATATTGGCCTTCTATGCTAAAAAATCTATCTTATGATTCTTGCGTAAACGAGCATATAATTCATTATCACTTAGCTCCAATTGAAATTATGATGAAAGCCTGTGGATTAAAAGTTTTTGACGCAGAATTAACCGATACTAATGGTGGTAGTATTATGTGCTATATAACACATGATGACTGTCACAATTATGATAGTGAAAATTCTAGAAAAAGACTATCGGAAATTCGCTTAGGAGAATTCAATGCCGCTCTTGATGATGAATCAACATATGAGATTTTTAGGAGTCGAGTTCTCGCCCATAAAACCGAATTGAATAAATTGCTAAAACAGATTAGGTTAGAAGGTAAAACCATTCATATTTATGGTTCGTCTACAAAATTAAACACTATTCTTGGATATTGCGAAATTGGAACAGATTTAATTCAATACGCAGCAGAACGCAGCCCAGAAAAAGTTGGAGCTACTACAATTAGTGGAATTAAGTTGATTTCTGAGGAAGAAAGCCGCAACATGAAACCAGATTATTATTTTATTGGCCCCTATCATTTTAAGGCAGAAATTCTGGAAAGAGAAACTGAATTTAGAAAAAATGGTGGAAAATTTATTTTCCCTTTACCAAAAATAGAAATAGTATGATTTTTGAATATCCACAAATCGATGTTCCAAGAGGTGTGAGTTTACCCGCCGAATTTGATATGTTTATGAAGGTGTTGCCCCCTTTTATAGAAAAGGGCTGTTTATGTTTGGATATTGGGGCTAATTTAGGAACTTCTAGTATTGCTATGTCAATATTAGCGGGGGCGACTGTGGGGGGGGTAATGAGTTTCGAAATTAACCCAGAGGTATATAGTTTTTTGATTAAAAATTTAGAATTAAATCAAATAAAAAATTGTACAGCTTATAATACTGGTTGTTCGGATAGGGATGAATATAAAACTTTTGGTGGCGGGAGGTCTAACGGAGGTATTATGGATGGATTTTCAATCGAAGAAGAACGTGGGCATTGCCAGTTAGTGGAATTACCTTGTATTAATACCGCTCAATTTTTGTTAAAACATGATTTGAACAATCTTAAATTTATAAAAATGGATATAGAAGGTTGGGAGCCGGTTGTATTAAAAAATATTAAACCAATTCTTGACATGTATAAACCACTAATCTATACCGAGTGGTGGTTTCATAAAAGTAAAAATGATAATTTGTTTGACGCAATTGATTTTATAGGCTATAATCCATTAAATCCAGATACTATGGAAAAAGTTTGTAGAGAAGATTTTGATACTAAACACGTACATGACTTATTACTTCAACCTATAAAAAAATAAAATATGGCTAATATATTAGGGCTTCATTTAGGACACGACGGGGGAATGGCTGTAGTAAAAGGTAACAAATTAATTTCGGCAATTTCATCGGAAAGAGTTACTAGAATTAAAAAATCTTACGGAATAACAAATGAGGTATTAGATTACGGATTAAAACTATCTAATATTTCATTAAATGAAGTTGACGTTATTTCATTTACCGATTATTTTCCTGAATATGCGAACGGAACATGTAAACTTTTTATAAATAATCAAGAATGCGGAATATTTACGCAGGGTGTGGTGGGTAATCAAATAATAAAAGATAATATATTTTTTGAAATAAGAGGCAAAAGAATTCCGGCAATAGCAATTCCACACCATATGGCGCATTGTGCGTCATCTTTTTATACTAGTCCATTTCAATCTTCTTTTTGTTTCAGTTTGGATTCTAGTACCGGAATGATGGCGTGGAATTCTTTAGTTGCCTATGGAGAAAATAATAAGATACTGGCTATTAATTGCCCGGGTTTAATGGTTGGGAATCTTTATACAAAATTTACATATAATTTGGGGCTAGGAGACCCTTTACATAAAGCTGGTTCAACGATGGGTCTAGCATCTTATGGGATGCCGTTAGATTTTATAATTAAAAATATTAATTCATATGTTGAGAGATGCTTTTTTAACAAAGAGTTAGTATTTGAGGAGGAATTTTGTAAATTTTGGAAAGAAATTTCTAGGACAGATAAAGCTTTTGATTCTTCTTTTAAAGATAGTAAAACAGCGATGAATATCGCCGCATCTCTTCAATATATATTCGAGGAAGCGATTTTAAAATGTATACAAAATATTGATAATCAAGGAAATAAAAATATATGTTTAAGTGGTGGTTCAATGCTCAATTGCAATGTTAATACCAGAATTTTGAAAGAATCTAAATTTAAAAATGTTCACTTATTTCCTGGTTGTGGTGATGATGGAATAGCGGTTGGTTCGGCACTTTACGTTACTCATAATTTGTTTAATGAACCACGTTACAAATATACAGATAATGAGATTTGCTATCTGGGTGGAGGCGAAGAGAGAGAGAGAGCTTGAATATGATTTTTTAGCAAAACAAATATCGAAAGGAAAAATTATTGGATGGTTTGATGGAAAATCGGAACACGGACCAAGAGCGCTTGGACATCGCTCTATTTTAGCAGACCCACGTAATTTCCATAATAGAGAGTTATTAAATTTTTTAATTAAAAAGAGGGAATGGTTCAGGCCGTTTGCACCATCAGTTTTAGAAGAAAAAACCCAAGAATGGTTTGATTTTCCTACAAAAAGTCCTTTTATGTTATTTACGGCTCAAGTGAAAAATCCAAAAGAAATTCCCTCAATCACACATATTGATGGTTCTGCTAGAATGCAGACTGTTACCAAGGAAACAAATCCTAATTATTATAAACTTATTGAATCTTTTTATAGCCAAACCAATATACCTATGATAATAAACACGAGTTTAAATGGAAATGGTGAGCCAATACTAGAAACTCAAGAAGACGCAAATAATTTCTTTAAAAATACGCCGGTTGATATTATGGTAATAAATGGAAAAATTTACGAAAAATAAAAAATTAAATATATAACTATATGAGTTTATCACAACAAGATTTGTTTGTTCAATTACTATTGGGAAATTCAGGATATTATGTTGATATTGGCGCTGGCAATGGAGAAGGCGAGCCATGTGCATCAAATACAGCTTGGTTAGAGGAACTCGGTTGGACTGGTTTGCTCATAGAATATCTTCCTAGATATTGTGAAGAAGCGGCTAAATTCAGGCCAAAATCTACAGTTATTCAGGCCGACGCATTTCACCTGGATTACAAAAAATTATTTGACCATTTTAAAGTTCCAAAAGCTATCGATTATCTTACAATTGATATAGACCCAAACGGATACATTGAAGACCCGTGCGTTAATGTTTTATCAAAATTTCCATTTGAAGAATATGATTTTAAAATATTAACAATAGAGCACGATTTATATAACCCGCATGGACAATTTCAAAAAGAAAAATTAAGTTCTTTTATGAAAGATAAACCATATAAAATGATTGTTGAAAATGTTGGACTTTCATTCGCTGGCAAAAAATATTTAGAAGATTGGTTTATTAATCCCAAATATTATAATGAATTTAAAATCAAAGATATAGAAAATCTTTATTATAAAGAAATGAATCCAAATGATATTATTATAGACTTAGCTAAAAGAGTCAAATAATATGGAATATTCAATTTATAAAAAGCCCTATGGCAAATTATTGCTATCTGATGGCGGAGACCTTATTGAGAATTACGTTAAATTTGAGAACAAATTATGGGACGAAGAAGTTATACAAGAAATTGAAAAATATATAAATAATCAATCAGTAATTATTGATGTTGGTTCTTATATTGGGGAACAGATAATTCATTTAGCTAAAAAAGTAAAACATATCCATGCTTTTGAACCACAAATTAGGCGTTTTAATCAAATGTGCGGTAATTTTTGTATAAACGAATGTGATAATGTTACTTCATATAATTATACCTGTTGGAAATACAATGGATATGCTACTATTAATACCCCAACGGGAAGCAACCTTGGGGATACTAGATGTGGGGAGTCAACACAACCCACACAAATTAAAATGTTGGCCTTGGATAGTTTAAATTTAGATGTAAATCTTATAAAAATAGACGCCCAAGGAACAGATTACTATGTTATAGAGGGGGCGAGAGAAACAATTATGCGATGTCGACCTATAGTTATATTTGAATACGAAAATTTTAGCCCCAAAAGCGTTGAAGATTTTTGTAAACTATTTGAAGATATGGGGTATACAATGAGCCTCGTTAAAGAAAATCATCCCGATTATATTGCGAAACCCAAATGAAAATAGCATATATAGATGTTAATGAATCGGATTGTATAGAGGACTATCATGTTGCTCCCAAAAAATATGGGGGAGGCCGAATAATTGCCGCAGCTTTATTAAATCAATTAGATGATTTTCATATTTATGGCGATGAAAAATGTTTTGATGGTATTCCTATAGAAAAAAGAAAACAAGGCCATTTTTTATGCGAACGTGAAAGGCAGGCTATTAAAAACGGAGCACCCCTTAAAAATTATATTCCAAACTCCGACGAATACGATATTTTCTTTCATCATTTCGCGGCCACATATCTTAATTTACAAGGATGCCGTAGCCAAAAACAAGTCGTTTGGCCGGTTGGTTGGCGCGAAATTGTTCATCCATATCACAAACATGTATTATTATTTGATATTAAAAACCAAGAACCACAACTAACTAGCAATCATAAAGTTTATAATATTGTTATTGGCCCGAAATTTCCAGTATTTCAGGAATATCCAAAGGAAGACATGATTTTTCAATGTTCCAGACATTGTAGAGCATATCACTCTATAGAGGTTGCTTATTATGCATTAAAACATGAAATTACGACGGTTTTTGCGGGACCAATTGATAAAGATTATCCTCTATTAAACTTTATTAATAATAAAATTACTTATTATTTGGGCGTTATCGACCAGAAAACAAAAGAAGATTTCATGAAGCGAGCAAAGGTAAATACTCAGTTTCAGGATTATAATATTTCGGTAACTTTGGCCGCTAAAGAAGCGGCTAGTTATGGTTGTACAATCTTCGCAACTAAAATGGGTGGATATAAAAATTTTATTAAAGATGGCGTTAATGGCTTCTTTATTTTTAGCGATATGGATTTTTGTAATTCCTGGAATAAACTTGATGACATAAAGCAGATTAACTGTTATAATGAAGCTTTACAATTTTCTGAAGATAAAATGGTGGAAAGCGTACTTTCGGCATTAAACGATATTTATAGAGAATAAATTTATACTCTTAAAGATTGGTATGATTAAATTGATAATTTTTGATTTAGACGGGGTTCTAGCAAGCACTAAAGAAATTCATTTTTTTTCATTAAACGAAGCTATTTCTGAAGTAGGCTCTAAATACTCTATAGCTAAAGATGAACATTTTAAAATTTATGGATTACCAAAAGTTAAAATCTCAGGAATTTGTAGTGATTTTATAGCAAAATTTAAAATATGAAACTTCTATATATTATATACACTCATAATCGTCCAATAATTCTAAAAGAGTGTTTGGCCACATTATTCTCCAATACAAACGTTAAACCACATAGAGTTGTGATTTTAGATGATGCAAGTGAAAAATCAACAAAAGTCGGGTTATGGCAATTTTGTTTGGAAAATTCTACGAAAGAAATGCCGATTGATATGCTTTCATTTAATGAAAATATAGGATATGGCACGAATTTTGAATTTGGATTGTCTGTAGCACGAGTATATAATCCAGAATATGTTTTTTTTGTTGAAAGTGATTACATATTTAGAAAAAATTGGGCAGAAGATATTTTAGAGGTATTTGAAAGTGAAATCGGGAAAAAATCAATTGGCATATCGGGATATGACCACCCAGATTTTTATACGCCTGAAAGATATGATAAAATGTATAGAAATATTATAAAAGAAGATTACGGTTCTGACCCAGTCAATAGAACCAATATGTTTAAACTATTCGATTGTACATTGGGAAACAAAACTCTAAAATTGAGTGGAATCTCTAATTCTTGTGGAACAATTTATTTAAAATGGCGTTTTACAATGGAATTAATGAAAAAATATCCAGAAATGAAAACAACGTGGTGGGAACGTTTGGCTAATAAACAACCAGGGGGTAATAGAAAACTTTTAGCAGACGGTCCATTATCACACGGATTAAGTTATTATTGGTCGCTTTACGCAAAGGAGCAAGGATGGGATACCAGCAAATATTTTCCTTTACTAAATATTGTTCCGTCAGTTTCTAACCATATTAATGCCCTAGGAATTAATGGTAATATTCCTGGTATTCAAGAAGGGCAAACTTTTGTTGGCTCGCCTTCGTTCTCACAATGAAATTATTATATATATATTTTACTTATAACCGTCCAAAAGTACTTGCAGATTGTCTAAGGACAACTTTATCTAATACTAAAATTTTTCCAAACGAAATATATATATTAGATGATTGTTCGGATTTAAATATTCAATCTTCTTTGTTTAAATTTGCAAAAGAAAATAGCTCAATAGAGATGCCTATTCATTTGATATTAAATGGTTGTAATTTAGGTATTGGTCGCCAATTTGAGTCTGCGTATAATTTAATGAGGGTTTTGAATCCAGAATTTATATTCATGGTAGAATCTGATTACGTTTTCAGACGGGAATACATGGAAGATTGTATGGCTGTTATCGAATCAAATCCGAATGTTGTGGCAATTCCACTCACCTCCCATCCAGATTTTTATAATAAAGAAAAAACTGATAATTTCTTTCCAAAATTAATGATACAACAATTTCGTAAAGATATTATTAACCGAGAATATATGTATAAACCATTTGAAATTGATACAAAACGAGGCAAAATATTAGTGCAGGGTGGAAGCAATTCTTGTGGCTCGTGTTTTTTGGCTTACCATAGATTTAACAAAATTTTAGAAGATTTAAACGACCAAACAAGAGATGTCGTGTCAGAATATTGGCAATGGATGAAGATTGCATTTACCAAAGATGAAATTAACAATAAAAAAATGGCTAACGACGCTATTATGACATGCGCCCTAACATGGTATTGGTATGAATGGGCAAAGAAAAATAGTTTAGATTTAACTAAAAATTTTCCGTGGCTAGATATTTGTGATGCGTCAATCGGACAACATCTCTGCATAGGTGGGGTGAATGGAAATGTTCCAGGAATGGTTGAGGGACAAACTTTCGTTGGAAGCCCAGTATGGAAAACTGAAAATTTTACAAGAAATATATGAAACTCTCAAAAGAACAAGAATTAAAAATCGCTTTAACTTTATCTCGCTTTGATTTTGACAAAGTACAAAAAGCAATGGAAGCCGTGGGGTGGAAATACTCAACGGGGAATCCGGATGGAGACTGTACTAGCATTCCAACTGTTGATGATTTATATAATACGGCGTATAGACTTTTAAAAGACACCGCTAAAAGTCAATCTACTCTGAGCGGAGGATTTTTCTCTGCTTCGAGCGGAGGATTTGTAGCGACTTACAAAAACAAGGAATTTTATTTAGTTTTTGAATTAGGAGAAAGTGATTCGGAAATATGAATTGGCATAAATTTACAGAAATGTTACCAATCTTATCTTGGGACGAGTATAAGATTCGGAAAGAATCTAGTATTTTGTTATTATATTCTAGTAAAGAGGATGTATTAGAATTTGGAATGGTTACCCAAGATTATGGAGTAACCGACTTAGAGGTAAACATATTTGGGGCTTATGAAGGGCATGAATGGACTAATACGGATGTATTTGACTATTGGTGTTATGAAGACGAAATACCTAAACCAAAATAATATTAAATAAGGACAAAATATGCAACAATGTTATTACTGTGGCGATTACTGCGGTGGTTTCTGTGATGACGAGCCTCGTGTCTCTGAACCAACCTCATTATCAAAAGATATTAAAGTATATCGAAAAGATGGAAAAATCTTTATAGAAGTACCTGAATCCAAGTTTTTAAATAGCGACGAACACAAAGAAGAAGTTTTGAATGAAGCTGTAGATAACATCAAAGCTATGCGTACTGAAGGAAATGAATTTAGAGATTTAGAAAATCTGTTTTATCTCACTTATTTGCTTGCCAATCATATAGTTGAAGAAAAATACGAAAATCAATAAAATATTAAATTTATGGATATAACAAAAGTAATACAAGACAAACTACCTGTGTTTGAAGATAAACGCGGGGTTATTGAGAATGTAGATAGAAATTTTAATGGAGACATAATTTTTATACGAAGCATGGCTGGAAGCCACCGCGCCCTACACTACCATTTAAAATCCGGACATAATTGCTATGTCACACTGGGAGAGATTCATTACTATGAGCGCCCAGTTGGTTCAACCCAAAAGCCAACGTTATATAAATTAAAAGCCGGAGATTCATTCTGGACCGGCTCAATGATTGAACATGAAATGTATTTTCCGGTTGACTCATCATTTATCTGTCTTTCCACTGGTTGCCGAGACCAAAATGAATATGAGCATGATTTGGTTAGGTTAGGCTTTTATTTATCAAAGATTTGACATTGAAAAATTTTAGAAGTTTTATATGGATAAATGCCAAGAAATTCACGAATGCAGGCTTTGTAAAAGTCAAAATATTACCACGGTTCTAGACTTTGGCAACACCCCCCTAGCTAATTCTCTCGTTTCCAAAGAAAGCCTTAACCAACCAGAATTTGAAGCTCCACTTCAAGTTTATCGATGTAAAGAATGCGGAAGCGTCGGGTTAAAACATACAGTTAATCCCGAAATTCTATTTAAAAACTATTTATATGCATCAAGTACTTCGGCTAAATTACGACAACATTTTGCAGATTATGCCGAGAGTGTTGTTAAGCAGTGGGGATTAAAACAGGGGGATTTGGTCATAGAAGTGGCCAGCAATGACAATATATTGCTCAAACCGTTTAAGTTGTTGGGTATGAATGTGGTAGGGATAGAACCGGCTACGAACATAGTTGAACAGACTAAGGGCGATAGTATTAAGGTATATAATGAATTCTTTAATGAAGAACTGGCAAAAAAAATGGTTAATGAAGTCGGACGGGCTAAGGTTATCACCGCCAACAATGTTATGGCACATGTTCCCAATTTGGAATCAATTGTTAAAGGAATAAAATTATTGTTAGCCCCAGATGGTGTGTTTATTATGGAGAATGCATATTTACTCGATACCATTAATGGTTTATATTTTGACCAAGTGTATCATGAACATTTATTTTTTCATAGCATCAAACCACTTAAAAGATTTTTTAGACAATTTGATTTAGAAATTGTCAGGGTAGAACGAAATTCAAATCAAGGAGGAAGTTTTCGCGCGTTCGTCAAACACACTCACCATTGTTTTACGAATTGGTCTAGCGTCGAAAAATGTATTATATTGGAAGAAGAAGCGGGTTTATATAGGGATGAGGCATATAAATTATTTATAAATAATCTCAATAATCATAAAGTTAAAATAAAAGAAATTTTAAAAAATCTAAAACTTCAAGGGAAATCTATATCGGCATATGGAGCACCAGCAAAACTTGTAACATTGCTTCATTTTTTTAATATTGATAATTCGATAATAGATTTTGTAATAGATGATTCCTTTTTAAAATGGAGGAAGTTCGTTCCTGGCAAGCATATAGAAATTAAGCCTAAAGAAGAGCTTTTAAATAAAAATCCAGATTATTGCATATTAACCGCATGGAATTTTGCAGATAGCATTATTAAAAATAATCCCGACTATAAAGGGATTTGGATTAAAATATTGCCAAATATTGATTTTATATCATGCCAATAAAGTATACAGAACAGCAGTACAATGATTTGGCTCAAAAATTTGGTTATATTTTTATAGGACCTATTCCACAAAGCAGCCATCACAATACTTGGTGGATTTGTCCAAACAATCATAAAACATGGAAATCATATAATAATCTAAATCATCGCGCAATATGTCGTATATGTTCAAATACCAATATACCCAAAACAGAAGAAGATTACCATAAAATAGCCAAAGAAAAAAATATAAAATATATAGGTCCAATGCAAAATTCGGTAATGAAGAAAACTCAATGGAAATGTAAGTGTGGAAATGTTTTTTTGAGAACTTTTAACCACGTAAAGTGCGGCAAAATTAATTGTTATTTATGTGGAAGGGAAATTACTAAAAAATTCAAAAGTAATGGATATGAGGAAATAACTGGTTCATTATGGACAAGAATAAACAAAGGGGCGATTGAAAGGGGTTTCGAATGCAGTATTAGTATAGAGCAAGCTTGGGATAAATTTATTCAGCAAGATAGAAAATGTGCTTTATCCGGGGTTTTATTATTATTTTATAAGTTAAGAAAAGAATGCTCAAAAACCACGGCTTCATTAGATAGAATAGATTCAAGGAAAGGATATATTCCGGACAATATTCAGTGGGTACACAAAGATGTTAATAGGATGAAACAAGCTTTTCAAGAAGATGAATTTTTAAATTGGTGTCAGTTAATAGTCAATAATAAAAAAATATAAATTAATATGCATTCTATAGAACAATCAGACGCCCAAGAAATTATTGATAATTTAGGTGAGAATAATTTTCAATTTGCGGGAAAAACGATACTTCTTGTGGGTATCGCGGGTTTTCTCGGAAAGTGTCTTACAAACTATCTTCTAAGATTAAATGAAACTATTTTAGCTAATAATCCCGTAAAAGTTGTAGGTTCCGATACTTATCTTATTGGAAACACTCCGTTAATTTATACAGATAAAAACTTTACGGCTTTAAACCACGATATTTGCCTTCCCTTTGATACCAAATTAGGACCAAATGATAAGATAGATTATATTTGGAATATGGCTTCGGTGGCATCGCCTATTTTTTACAAAAAGATGCCTTTGGTGACTTTAGATATAGGATATGCTGGAACTAAAAATATATTAAATTTAGCATATCAAAAACAAGCAAAGTCCGTGGTTTTAATGAGTTCAAGCGAGGTTTATGGAGACCCCGATGAAGCCAATGTTCCTACTAAAGAAGAATATAACGGGAATGTATCTTCTGTGGGAGAGAGGGCGTGTTATGACCAATCCAAGAAAGTGTTAGAGACTCTAGGGGATATTTTTTATCGATTATATAATGTGCCGATAAAAACAATCAGGCCATTTAATTGTTTCGGGGCTGGAATGAATATTAAAGATGGCCGCGTTTTGCCGTCCTTTATAAGTAAAGCATTAAATAGTGAGTTATTGCCTGTTTATGGCCTTGGCCAAGAGACTAGAACCTTTGTGTATGTGACCGATTTCTTAACCGGATTAATTAAACTATCGCTAAGCGAATATAATGGCCAAATATTTAATTTGGGCGCCGATAATACTGGCGAAATATCTATGGTCGATTTAGCAAATCTAGTCTGTAAAATAGTTGGCAATCCAAAGGTAAAAGTAGAATTTTTGGAACCGATATCAGTTTATAAAAAACAGCCTAAAAGACGCGCTCCAGACCTTTCAAAAGTTCGTGAAGCAATTGGCTATTCTCCAAAAGTATCATTGGAAGAGGGTGTAAGGAGATATTTTGAATGGGCAAAAACTTTAAATTCTTAAGTCTTGATTTTTATTTAAAGTCATGATAGTGTAAATTTATATATGTCTGACAAAGTATATAAATGTGGACTAATAGGTTGCGGAAGATTCGGTAAAAATTACATTCGAACCATCCAACAAATGGAAAACGTAGAAATCACCCATTTATATACTTCAAACCCAGCTAATTCATCGCTATTCAAAAATAAAGTTAAAATCACAGATAATTATATAGAATTGCTTCTTGATAAAAAGCTTGATTTCTGTATTATTGCGACACCTCCACATACGCATTTTGAGATTATTTGTGGGTGCTTTTATCACCTTCTTCCTTTCATTTGTGAAAAGCCGATATGCTTAAATTCTTACGACTCGCAAGAGATTAAAAATTTGGCACAAAAACAACAAATTCCTTGCCTCATAGATAACACGCAATTATTTAATCCGGCATTTATAGAATTGGTTAAAACATTTAAAAATGACCCAATAAAATCAATAGTTTCTAAGAGTGCTAGTTTCGGGCCATTTAGGAAGGACATCGGTATACTCTGGGATTGGTGTGGACACGATTTATCTATGATGATAAGACTTTTAAAAGAAACTCCAATATCTGTTAAAGCTAACCTAATAAGCCATCCAAACTACGATAATTCCGGACAATTGCATGTTGATGTAAAATTCAAACATCTAGTAGCCTCAATCGATGTAGACAATTTGTCCTCAAGCAAGTATCGAGGATTCACTGCCGAATCTAATTTTCTTAAAATGACAATGTTTGACCAGGAATTATTTCAAATTCGTGGTGATTCTTGCAAAACAATTACTGTTAGTAATGAAAAACCATTAACAAAAGTAATTTCTTCGTTCATAGACGCATTAGAAGATAAACTACAAATTGATATTGGCCTTTCGTGTGATATAATTAAAATTCTTGAAAAATGTGATGAATCATTAAAAAACAATAACAAAGAAATAATTGTCAAATAATATGATAGTTTGTTTAGACTTTTTGAATACATATGAAGATGGAAAAAGAACTATTATAAAAAGTCTGGTTCGGTGTGATGATTGTGGAAAAGAAAGAATTATTAGAAAAGGCTCTGCAAAGCGAGGGGTTGGAGTTAGTTTTTGTGCTTCTTGTTGCACGAAGGGAGAAAAATCCTATAACTATGGTAAACATTATTCTTTGGAAAGATGTAAGAAAATTAGCGAAGCTCAAAAGGGAGGTAAAGGTAATAATTATGGGAAGAAAGCCTCTGAAGAAACTCGTAAAAAAATGAGCGAAGCACGAAGCGGAGAAAAGAATGCTATGTTCGGTAGATATGGTAAAGACGCCGGATTTTATGGAAAACACCACACCAAAGAGCATCTGGAAAAAATTAGATTATCTCACTTAGGAAATAAAAACCCTATGTGGCGAGATGATTTAACACAACAAGAAAGGGAAAACAATAAAAACAGAAATTATAATCCTAAGACATTAGAATGGAGAAATAAAGTTTTTAAACGAGACGACTATATTGACCAAATCACCGGACGAAAAGGCGGCGAACTTGTAGCTCATCACTTGTACAATTATGCGAATTATCCAGAGCTTCGCTTTGATATGAATAACGGAATCACAATTTCCAAAGACCTTCATATTCTTTTTCATATGATTTTCGGAATTAAGAATAACACCCCATCGCAATTCAAGCAATTCGAAAAATATATCTTAGATATTCTATCATGAACCTAATCAGAACAATTTCTGGATATTTAATTGAACAGGATATCTTAGAATCTTTGGTTGCCGTCTTAGAAGAGGATTCTGAACATCTATATTATATCGACTCCCTGCCTCTGATTCAAGCAAATGTGACCAAAACAAACCAGCCGTTCCTAATAGAAGAGTACGAAATAATAGGAAAAGCAGAAAGGCTCTATATCTTCAAAAATTGTAATAAACCAGTCGAGGCTAAAACACCAGAAGAAAAAGACATAGAATATACACAAACCACAAAAAGATTTAATATCGAATAAAACTATTGACTAAAAAGAAAAATAGTGGTAGATTTGGAACATGAAGAATTATACAGCATTATTTCTCCCCGATGTTTATTCGAGGCTAACAAAAACAGGCTTCAAAACAATCTTTGAAGCGGAATCTTATATTCAAAAATTTTATTCTCAAAGAAGCGATTGGCTTATTATTAATACAGCAAATCTTGATAAACATTTAACTAATTTCGATGAACAATATAACTTTCAATCAGAGGGGGAGCTGGTATGATATTTTTACTTATTTGGAGTATTGTTGGGTTTTTGGGCTGTGTATATTATTCGGAGACGCCAACTAATTCCGCCTGGGAGGAGGTTCTATATTTCTTTCTTGGCGGGCCAATCGTTTGGGCTATGTTTGTCTTTATGTTTTTTCGAACTATAATCAGATTCTTAAGGGGGAGATTATGATGCCTATTTTATTTATTTTATTATTAAATTGGTCAATAATTGGATATTTGTTCCTCTCCATAATAGAATGGAAAGCCACCAATATTAGATTAGTAATATTTTTCGGACCAATTGTTTGGTTAATTTTTATTTACGCCTGGATTCGAGACTATATAGAAAGAAGGAAGTTATGATATTATTTTTAATATTATTAGGTTGGTCGGTTATGGGGTATCTTTGTAGCCCTATAGCAAAATGGACAATAAAGAATATTTGGATGATACTGTTTTTTGGCCCCTTATGTTGGTCATTCTTCCTGTATGGTTATATCAGGGGATGGATTGCTGGAATTAAAGCTATGAAAGATGATGATTATGAATAATAAATATGAATTCTTCCGATGTGATTGCACCCAACATGCATTAGAATTTGATTATGATATTGAAGATAAGACATTATACGTATCAGTCTGGGAATTATCGGTGACAAATCCAATACTATCTTGGAGAGAGCGTATAAGATGGGTTTGGCAGATTGTTAGAACTGGAAAACCTTGGGCTGACCATGTTTGCCTAGATTCGGAAAAGGTAGAACGAATGAAGAAATTCTTGCAAGAGATGGATAAATAATATGATTGTTTGTTTAAATTTTTTGAATACATATGGAGAAAAGAGAAGGAGGCTCAAAAGTTTGGTTCGTTGCGATGATTGTGGCAAAGAAAGGATTTTAGATAAATACGGAGTATTAAAAGGAAATGGGCGAGATTATTGTAAATCTTGTGCTAGCAAAGGTGAAAGAAATCCAATGTTCGGAAAATCTGGAGAACTTTCTCCCGTCTTTGGAAAGCATCATAAAGAAGAAACAAAACAAAGAATTAGTTCTTCTCAAAAAGGAGAAAAAAGTTGTCAATATGGTAAGAGAGGAGAATTATCTCATAATTTTGGCAGGCGACATACCGAAGAAGCTCGTAAAAAAATGAGTTTAGCCACCAAGAGAGAAAAACATCCAAGATTTGGTAAATTTGGAGAGCAAAATCCCTTATGGCGACATGATTTAACTAAAGAGGAAAGAGAAAATGATAGGCATTATAACTCTAAAACTAACGAATGGCGAAAATCAGTTTATACACGAGACAATTATACTTGTCAAATCACCGGAAGTGTTGGTGGAAAACTTGTAGTCCACCATCTCTACAACTGGGCTGACTACCCCGAAGAACGTTTTAATGTCTCTAACGGGATAACTATTTCTAAAGACCTTCATATTCTTTTTCATAAGATTTTCGGGAGTCGCCACAATACACCCGAACAATTTAAAAAATTCAAATTATATATAAATAGTTTGTGTTAATTTTATGAAAATTTTCTGTTATGATGATGACCCTCGATTAAAATCGGAGGGAGAGAGTTATTATCAAAATATGGGAAGTTTTGGACAAATTCTTTGGAACTTAAATAAAGAACTCAAAAAAACGAATATATTGGGTGATGAGAATGATACAGATGCGGTTGTCTTTTCATCTGGTTTAAAGTGGGAGTTTGGATTTGAAGATAAAATAAGATTATTAATCAATGTATGGGAATGCAACATTCTTCCCCATGTTCTTATCAATTTTCGTAAAAGGCTTGAAAATGAACGCTATATCGTTTGTGGATTAAGTAAACAGATTGCGGATGTTTGGAGTAACTATGGATTTCCCACTAAAACAATTGATATAGGGTGCGACACAGAATTTTGGTGCCCCCAACAACAAATTAAGAAATTCGATGATTTTACAATTTTAAGTAATATATGCTTGAATTTTAGGTCGGGGATACAACATGTTCTGCAAGCGTATATGTCGTTATGGGCCGATGATAAGAGTGTTCGGCTAATTATAAAGAATACCGACGATAGAGCTAAAAAGATACCAATTTTTGTAGAAAAGATGAAAAAAAAAGGAATGAATGTTGAATATATTTGTAAGAGAATGGATTTGACAGAAATGAGAGAATTAATTACAAAGTGCCACGTTTTAACATATTGCCCAAATAATACATCGGCTGGGTTATGTATTCCGGAGGCTAGCGCCATGGAAATTCCCGTAATAACATGCGATTATTGTCCGACTAATTTATATCCGTCTTGTGAAAAAGTTATGGTTTCACGAATGGAACTAGGGCAATTTAAAGAAATCGTTTCAAATTATTGGGGCTTGCCCGTGAATTTTCCAGATGGGTGGATAGACGAACGGTTGGCTTACATAAACTGGTTAGATGGCGCAGATTTTTATGAAAAATTATCTAAAATAAAAAATAATTACGATTTTTACGCACAAAAAGCCAAAGTTTGCCGACAGGAAGTTATAGATAATTGGTCGTGGAAACACTCTCTTAATCAATTGCTTGATGCTTTAGAAAAATAATTTTATTATTTTGTTGCATTAGGTCTAAAACTTTGCTATGTTATATATATGAGTGAAATAAACATCCCTAAAAATCCAGAACATATCGAGGCCATGGTCGAATCAGAAAAGGCCAAGGCTCTTGAATATATCAATTCCCTAGACGAAGAGACTAAAAATCTTATGACGGAGGCGGCTGAATTAAGTGCAAAATTCAAAAGACATAATTTATCTCACCTATTTCTTATAGACTCTAGAGTTAATAGCGAAGTTTTTACTTTTATGAAAATGATTTTTGGATACAAGAAAACCCATGAAAATCTTTTATCCGAAGAAGCTCAAGGCGAATGTCGTACATTCATAGCCTGTGTTGTATTAGCAATTAAAGATATGGTAAAATTTTTAAAATAATTTAAACTCGCAATAATATGAAAAAATTAGATAATATAAAAGAAAAAAAACAATAAATATGTATAAATTCTGTGTTAAAGGCGATATTTCTGCTAACTCGTTTTTTAGTAGCAGCATTATCATAAATAATCTCAACGAGGGGGCTAAGAAAGCCGGACTTTATGATGAAAATGGCAAAACAGTAGTTTACTCTACAACATGTAACGATTATGGACATAAAACAGATGCTTTTATTTGCGTATACGAGACAGTATTACCTTTTCCAGTCATCCAAATGGCCAATGGGCGACCAATTATTGGTTGCTCTTTGGATAATCTTTTTTTCATAACGGATAGTTATCCATATGATAAGGTGGGATATTTCCCATTGGGAGTCGATACAGAAATATTTAAACCAGTCCCAAGGTCAGCTTCAGAAAAATTTAGATTTTTACACTTTAGCGAAAGTAACGCTCGAACGGGTGCGGAGGTTGTTTTGCATGCTTTTTGTACGCTATTTAAGGGAGACCCAACGGTAGAACTATATTTAAAAGATAGAATGGCAACTGACGAATTTAAAAACTACGTAAAGGCCGTAGCTAGTACTTATAAAGCGAATGTTATTCACGATACGGATAATACCCAATCCTTTGACCATGTAAAAACAATATATAGCAATTCAGATGTGGCGATATCTATAAGTAGAAGCAGCACCTGGAATATGCCGGCATTGGAAGCAATGGCTATGGGAAAACCACTTATTGGTATTAAATATTGTGGTATGGATGAATTTTTAAGACATGAATTTAATGGCATCGCGGTGGAACACAATATTCAAGTGATTACTCAAGAGCATCTAAATTTTTTAAATAGCATAGGTTGTCGAAACCATATGTTTCCTTTGAATAGCTACACGCGACCAGCATATTGGGCGGAAACCGGTAACAAAGATTTAATGAATGCTATGTATAGAATGAGACACGCCGAAAAAGACTGGCTCGATTATCTATCAAAAAATGCTGTTACAACGGCTAAACAATTTACTTGGGAAAAAAGTGCGGTTTTGTTGAGTTGTGAATTAACTAGACTATTAAAATAAATATGAATACTACCATCATTTTGCCCGATATCCACGACCGTTCTGAGAAAGCGGAAAAAATACTACAATCTAATAAATGGGATTTAGCTATTATTTTGGGAGACGAATTTGACTCTTGGCAGGGAACTGAAAAAGACGCTGAAAAAACTGCGGAATGGGTTAAATTTTCTATTAATCAGTCGAATAGGATTCATATCTGGGGTAATCATACCATCGGATATAGATTTCCTAGCAACACATGGCTTACATGTTCTGGTTTTACATATAAAAAATGTAAAGTAATTAATTCGATTTTGACGAAAGAAGATTGGGATAAATTTAAACTTTTTTATTATCATCAGGACTTTTATATCTCACATGCTGGTATATCCCCATATGTATTTAGCCATCCTTTAAATGGAATAAATCCAGAACATATTCAACAGTGTTGCGACGAGGCTATTAAAGCGTGCGAAGCCAATTTGTATTCCCAATACGTTGGTGTTGGAAAGGCGAGGGGAGGGTGGAGTGATTATGGTGGAATAACGTGGTTAGACCTAAGAGAAGAATTTGAGCCGATAGATAACGTAAATCAAATCTTTGGACACACAATTTGTAAAATGCCATTAGAAATACCTGGAAAAAATTCATCAAATCTTTGCCTAGATACCAACCTGAATCATTATGCTATACTAGAGAATGAAAAGTTTTCTTGTCACGAAGTTTAATATGAGACTTTTAACATATAAATATCACCATCAATATAAACAATATTGGGACGAAGCCCCATATATTAAGTATAATTTTATATCATTATTTCTCCATAAGAAATTTCAGATAGGTAAATGGCCGGTGGGTTATTATGATGGAGGCCAATCAACCCAATTATCGCTTGGATGGATGACAATTACGTGGGGCAAAGACATGGAATGGAAATAATATGTGGCAAATTAGAAGTCCCAAATGTGGGCAAGAATTAAATCTTTGCATTATGTTCCTAGAATGGCAAGGAATCAACCCAGGATTGATTTTAACCGACGAAACCCTAGAACCGAGTAAAGGGGCGGCCAACGCCAGTGATTTATCATAAAAATCAAGTTGTGGCTATTGGTTTTCGCAATCTTATCAAACATTTTGAATCTGAGGGATTATTTAGTTGAAATTTAATTAGTAAAGTGATAATATAATAATATGAGTAAAACTATTCTAATCACCGGGATAACAGGACAGCTTGCAGCATATTTGACAAAGCTTTATCTTGAAAAGGGATATAAGGTTATTGGTGGAGCTAGACGTTCTGCTAATTGGAATCCATGGAGATTAAAACATTTTTATTTGTTGGATAAAGTTACTATTGAACATTTTGACCTAGCTGACCAATCCTCTATTGATAGGGTGGTTGATAAGTATAAGCCTGACTTATTTGCTAATACTGCCGCTCAATCATTTGTTGGAAGTAGTTGGGATATAGGGGCTTATACACTCGACGTTACTGGAATTGGGGTTTATCGTTGTTTAGATGCCATTAAAAAATATTCTCCAGAAACTCGTTTTCTCCAGATGTCTTCTTCGGAAATCTTCGGAAATGGGAAAGATTTTCCATATAACGAAAAGTCTCTACTGATGCCACGAAGCCCATATGGATGTGCTAAGTGCTTAGGATTGCATACTACAATTAATTTTAGAGAATCATATAAAATTTTCGCTTCTAATTTAATCAGTTTTAACTTTGAGAGTCCCTTGCGCGGACCAGAATTTGTCACAAAAAAGATAATAACAGAAGCCGTTAGGATTCATAACGAAATTCAATGTGGGTTGCCAATTACGCCGCTATATTTAGGTAATTTGACGCCAACTAGAGATTGGATTTGGGCTGGTGATACAGCTAAAGCTGTAGAATTAATTTTAGAGCATAATATCCCGGATGATTTTTGTATTGCTTCTGGAATAACAACAAGCGTTAAAGATTTTTGTAATAAAACATTTGAAAAATTAGGTCATAAATTATCTTGGACAAAATTAAATAATATTGATGATACGCCACAGCAAGAAATATCTATTGAAGATGGATTGGTATTAGTAGAGTCTCTGAAATCTTTATATCGTCCAGCCGAGGTTCCGCACTTAATAGGAGACGCGACAAAGGCTAAAACAATACTTGGTTGGAATCCAACAAAAACTCTAGATGAGATAATTGAAGAAATGATTGATTTTGAAAAAAGGATAAATGAATGAAACTGGAAATAGGAGAAAATTTTTCTTTAACCAATAAAAGTATTCCGGCAATCTATAAGATAATACAAAACCCAGATTGTATTAATAAAAAAACACAAATTTATTTTAATTAATTATGATAATTAAAGCAAAAATTTCATATCCCAAGTTAAAATATAAATCTAAAGTAATTAAGCTAGAAGTGGCCGATGGTATGGCTCATCAAGAAATTGTTGAATATCTACTTAAAAACAAAAAGAAAATTGTTGAAGAACACGGTGGAAAGATTAATGAAGAAATTCTCTCAAAAGAAATTGCTATAGGAAATGTTAGCGTCAATTTAATAACTTAATTAATAATAAAATATGGAATTACAATTAGATAGAAGCTTTGGTGTGATAGTAGGTTTTTCAATGTCTGACTTCGATTTACCAAAAGAAGTTGTGATGAATGCGTTTCATGAGGCTGGCCTCAAAGAACAATTTTGCCCCAACGAAAGAATGCCAAGAAAGGCATTTCAAAAGGCTCTTAAGGAAAGTATAGAAGGTGAGGAGGGCTTCATGATTCGACCCGTGGTTAAATCCGGCTCTACAATGTCTTCGGGGCTTGTAGAGGAAAGAAAATTCGGAGATATAAAAGACTTAATTTATAACGTTCATAACGTATTAACTCTAAATAGTGAATTAGAGATAATTCAGGGAAAATCAGATTTTAGGACAGAGGCTATTGTTGAATCTTATAAAGAATATCGAAATCAACTAGGGGCTGTCGAAGTCGGGCAGAAACTAAAAGAAATTTTCTTTGTTTCTATGGGAATTGATATTCTGTGTGATAAATGCATATTCGTTCCGAGTAAATATAAAGTTAATGTTGACAAAGTTGAGAATTTATTTAAATTATTGGTCGCGGCTGGAGCGAAAGGGATTCAGATTCAAATTATTGCTGTGGATACTGGAACACAAACTCGTAATACTATAGTTGAGCAATTCTCTCGGCAAACAATTGCTTTATTAGAAAAAGAAATAGCTTTCGCACTTGAGCAAAGGCAACGTTTTGAAACTGGTGCTGTAAAATACCTAAGAAAAACTGCTTTTCAGAAACAATTAGGAAAACTTCATACTTTAGAAGAAAGAATTAAAACCTATGTTGTTTTATTAAACCTTACCTCGGATGAGGACAAGCCAATATTGGATAAACTCGAACAAGCCGATATTGAAATCACAAAAAATATAGAACTAGCCAGCTCTCTGAGTGGTAAATCTACAAAGGTGGTTAGTCTTGCTCAAATTCCAAAATAATAGTGTAATAATATATAGATTTAAGGGGGTGAACATAATTCGACTAGAAATAGAATTAGTTCTAACTATACCAGTGGAAGCTATGATGGCCACTATAAAATCCTAGTAAAAGTTCAAATGCTTACAATAAAGCACTAAATAGCAGAGCTAAAACCTTTGCTCGCAGTACGGTATCTTTGGATGCTGATTTGGCGTTAGCGTCATAAGCTGCAACTTATATTAATTCCTGGATATAAATATAAGTAATAATAATCTAGGGTTAAGGCGGTTCTTACAACGGACTTAACTAAAGAGTGAGAAAAGGCTAGAAAGGTTTGTTATTTTCCCTTTCTAAATACCTCAAAAAAATAGATATGGTATTAAAATTAGACTGAAACTTTTCTAACACCAGGCTGGAATGCCTGCATCTCCACCACTTTAAACGCCGTCTCCACCAAAAAGAGTGTAAAATCTATTAATGACAAAACCATGGCAACCACTCTTTTCGTCAATATTTATAGCCAATTTTTTTATTGTATTTTCGGGATTGACAATGCTCTTCACAAATAATACCTGGATTTTCCAGGCTTTATTTGTAGATAGACTAGCATATCCAGATTGGTTTATTCTCTTTGTTTATTGTCTAATAAAAGCTAATACATTTATCTACGGCCTGATAACACATTTTTTGGGAATAAAGGCAGCATGGATAACTAGTGTAATATTAGCCCCGATTCTAGAAGAGATAGAATTCAGGGGTATTATTTACAAAATAAAAGATACTACAAATAATTTCTTAAAATACGGGCTAGTTAGTTTAACTAGTATCATATTTGGGCTATGTCATTGCGTTCCAATCGGTTTTACCTGTATAATAATTTCTATGGGATTTCTATGTTGCTGGCTAGTGTTGAAGACAAAGAGACTATGGACAAGTATAGCTTTACATTCCACTTATAATTTATTAATAATCATTTATACGATTATTTAAGACCACCAAAAATTATCGTTAGCCTGTGGCTGTCGAAGAAAACGGAATTCTGGTGGTGACTATCCTGTGCCAACCACAATATTCTTACAATAAGCAATGGGAGATGTTGTCGTGACGCTACCAACAACTGGTGTGACTTTATTAAGAACCAAATTAAGATGATTTTTTATTTCTTGAACCTGCTCTTTCGTTAGTTTCTCAGATTTAGTAAGTTCAAAAAGCCCTGTAAAAAATAACAAAAATTCTCTGGCGTCATAATAAAACTCCTTTAATATAAAATGTAAATTCTTCAAATTGCACGGGCGTATTGTTTTTGGCTCCATAAATAATATGGAAAAGTTCATGAATATCTTTTCTTATTGTTATTCCATTATTTATATCGTACCGTTTATTTGCATATTTAGCCCAATTATATAAATGATGAGAAACTAAATTTCCACCTCGGCTATCTCCCCTTATTTTACATGTAAAATTATCTCTTTCTTTTACACTTTTGCTCCATATTCCGAACTCTAATATATATCTTTTGTCTGTTCTATCTTTTTCAGTTAATTGCGAATTCCAACTTGGAGATTTATCCCTAGTTTTCCCAAATTGAGGATTTTTAATACCAATTTTTGATTCAGATAATTTTTTTTTATGCTCAAAAGAAAACCTTCGTCCTTTTAAGCTACACGATTTACAATAGTCTTTTCCAAAACAAAATACCACATTACTTTTAGTGATTATTCTTTCTTTTTTACATTCATCACAACGAACTAAACTTTTAATAATAGTGGGTTTTCATCATATGTATTAAAAAAAACTAAACAAACTATCATATAAAAACTTATCTATATATTAAAGTTATTTTTGAATTTATCGAGAGAATCTTTGACTGGCATATCTAACTGTTTGCTCATATGGTCATCAAATTTTTTGCCCTCTGGAGTATTTTTATTTTCTTCTCGATATCTTTCAATTGCTTTTACAATACTAACCATTCCTCCAACACCTAATTTTGCGACTACAGAAAAAGCAGACAGGCCAGCTTTGAATAATTGATAGATAAGCGAAACAACCGGGATAATAACTGGAAAAATAGCACCAAGAATTGGAACGGCGACTATAGCGATTATCCAAGTAAAAATTCCACCCCCCAAAAGCTTCTTCCAATCCCAGTACGTATTAATTTTATTAATTTGTTTCTCTCTAGCCCCGTTAAGCGTATCTTCATATTTAGCCTGTTCTTTATTGTAATCTTCAACAACTCGTTTAGCGTCGGCAGTAACTTTTTCAGCAAGTCTAACGTCATTGCCATCAATATCTTGAAATGGTGTGCCAACAAATCTTACCATTATTTTTGTTCCATTTGAGAGTGTAACGGATTCAATCGAATTAGCCTCGGTTCCATTAATTCGAATTTTACTCGCAAGGTCATCATTTACCTTAGCTAACTCCTTGATTTTTTCTTCCTGTTTATAATCTAATCGCGGAGCGCTTGGAATTAAATTTTCTCTTTTTGACTGAAACACACCACATCCAGTTAGCAGAAGACTAAATAATATAATTAGATATTTTTTCATTTCTCTTTTAGCTCAATATAACATTGATTCATCGCGGCCTCTTGCAAAACTAATTTTAATACTTCGGCCTCACTAACACTAATTACCAAGCTATATTTTTCTCCGTCTCTATTTATGTTTAATGCATATCCTTTATAAGTTATTGGCTTTCCTTGCTTGTCTGTTCCCTCTTTTGAATAAGAAACAAAACCAATATGTGTAACGCTTTTTTTATCATCTTTTACAAATTCATGATAAATATCTACCTTATCTTGCTTTCCATCAATAACAGACAAAAAAGAACCAATATCAGGTAATCCGAACTTTATATTTATACTCTTTTTATTATCTGGAACGTCACCCTTCTTAAGCCAGTGATAGGTACCATTTTTCCCTTCGCTTGATTTTTGTTTAGCCAAAGACAAATAAAGAGATTCTTTATTTACTTTAAACTGAACGGCAACCCCACTATTATCTTTTTTAGACCTATACAAATTATATTGATACATATTACTTCTTTTTACTATTTTTCTTTTGTTCGGTAGATTTTGTCTTAGGGATATTTACCAATCCATCCCTGTTTAAAGGAATGACTATTTTATTGGGCTTTCTTAATTTTTTCGATATTTCTTTTAATAATGTATTGCTCCAATGGCTTTTAAAAAGAGACCCTTCATATTCTCTTTTATTACAACCAATTACTACCAATAAATCAAGCCATCCCCACGTTAAATAATGAGCCGTGGCCTTATAAAAAGGCACTTGTTTTTTATAATAACTAAAGCGAAACCACATGTCGTTACGATTAATTTTAATATGCATATTATTCCTTTATTTTTGTTTCAACGTTCCTTTGAGAGTTTGCCCAACTAAGTAATGCTCGTCCTTGTGTTACGGACAGCTGGTTTAAACTAGAAATATTTGGATATTTTTCATGGATTTTAACCATTATATTTTCTTGATTAATTCCTTTAACTTTCATTTGTCGCTCAATAGCAACAATAACCTCGTCCGAAATACGCTTATTATCCGATTCATCCTCTATATCATCTTTGCATACTTCTTCGAAAGTACAAAGTCGGATATTAAGAGCGCCTCGAATACAACGGCCAACAGCTCTAGTTTCGGCAATTGGTGTAAGATATTTAGAATATCCTTTTCCCCCAACATTAGCTGGAGTAGCATCAGCTGAACCAGCCCAAACTAAACCGTTTGGATTTTCAACATTTGGAATAAATTTCATCTTTACCCAAACTGTCACCATACTTTCTGAGACTGGCCGAACCTCCACTTCTTTAGATTCGACGCCACGAATATCGGCTAAATCTAGCAATCCATCAGTTTTTAATAATGGCTTTTTGCTTGGGTCGTTATTTGGATATACATATAATTCTGGATTGAACATGGCCTCCCAATCTATCTTACCATATTTATTATATTTATATTCGACGCCATTCAGTAGGCCGTTAGCATTCCTTAATAAGTGACATTTGTATGGAGCGTTTTCGTCAGATGGGACGCTAACCGCAATACGATTATTTTCAACCCCTTCAGTAATAAGACTATCGGCTAAAAAAACTTGATAAAGAGGGTCTGTTGTTTTGACGGTAGACGCAATGGCTTCTGGAGTAAATTTTCCATTTCCAATAGCTGGTTCAGTGACAGAACCTTGATTTTTGCTCATATTAATATTTTCTAATTGTTAAAAACTGTAGTTCTTTGAGGTGTTCTTCCTCTATTGTTATTATAGCAGTATTTTTCATTATTTCAATAGAATTTTTATCTTTTAGTGCATCGTGAAAAGTCATATATGCTTTTCCATTATTTCCAACTATCTTTCTCAAGCTAGATACTTCTACGTTTTGGCCAACCAATTTACTACATTCTTCCTTGGTATATTCATATTCTGTTAGTCTCGCTATTGGCGGATAATCCATTATATCTAGCTTAAAATCATTAAAAACAGCATGGTCTAATCTTGAGATAATTCTAACCTTATATAGCTTTTTTGTCAAGTCTTTCATTAAAGCAATTCCGTGTGCAATAGTAGAAGAGTCTACTAAAATCAACAATTGCTCTACTTTACTGTGGTGGATTGAGAATTTGGTAAAGTCACCTGGTTTTATTAAAAGTATATATTTAAGTGGCGTCTGATTACAAAAATTAGATAATTCATTTAAGTCTGGTGTATGTAAATCAGCTCTCAGGCTGATAACACCTTGTAGAATTCTAAAAACATTGAATGTCTCTTGATTAACTGACATTGGAATCCATTCTACAATACTTGTGTTAGTAAGCTTTCCAGTATGTAATATTTCTACGGGAGTGACCGCCTCCTTACCTAAGATTGAGGATATTTTTTCTAGAATAGATTCTGGTGTTATAGAATTAATACATTTTATAGCACGAATACACTGAGAATTATGGCACGGAGCTGCACATCCTTGCATATCGGTTGGCGTCAACTCAATTGCGGTTTCTTTGTTCCAATATCCGCCACAGGTTAATGGGCTTGTAGCTCCAAATAGGGCTATTCTAGGAATATTAAGAGCGCTGGCCATATGGTTACAAATACTATCACAACCGAGGAATAATAAAGAATTTTTGATTAAATAGAAAGTTTGCCCCCATGTTGTTTTCCCACGCAAATCTACCACATTTTCTAATAATGGGTCATCCTTGCCACCAACTTGTACGACCGACATTTTTATATGTTTTGTTACTTCGCTAAAATTGTCGTATGACTTACTAGGCATACCTGAACCATTATGGACCACAACATAGGAAGAAATTGGAACAGGATAATATTCTTCGTTAAGATAGGGTTCCGAGGGTTTAACGCCACAGAACTGGGAATAAACTTCAATCAATCTCACTTTGTACCTCCGTTAATTAAAAAAGATTCAGTTTTCCCGTTATTGTGCCAATTCGGGGAATTCATTTGAGTCAAAATAGTTGGAGTTAATACAATATCAAAAATTCCTTTTTCCCATCTATCTATCCCCCATCCATATTGTAACATAGCATCACCAAATGGAAGCCATCTCTTAATATCTGGATTCCCTTTCCAAATACCTTCAAATTCTGGTTTCGAGGCAATATAAATAGAATGGTCTGGATATTTTTCTTTAAGTGATTTGACTATAGCCGTACTTAAAAAATTATCTCCGGCTGAGACCGCCATTACATACAACATTCTTTTTGTATCAAGCGGGTCAAGTAATGTCCTAATATCCACCGTTTTCTTCTTTAAATCTTCATTTGCTATTTGTCTAAAATATTCTTCGATTTGTTCTTTAGTACGCTTTTTTTGTTGGATTTCCATCATCCAGTATTGAACGCCTTGATTTTCTATTGGCTTACCATTTGTTTCTTTAATAACATCAGCGTCTAAGATATTTTTATATAAAGCACAGACCCAAGATATATCATCAGAACAAGGTGGCATCAAACCGTTGGGATTTGGATTTTTAATCACTGGCTCAGTATTCCAATCAACATTTTCTAATACCTGCATTGCATCTATTTCATTTTCCCAATCTTTTGCTAGTTTATCGTAATTATGAACAGTGACAGCATATTCCCTAGCTTTTTTTTCTAGTTCTTTACGAACTTCTGGCTTGATATTATAAATTTTGTTTATTTGGTTAGCAATTTCGCGTGGAGTAATGTTAGCTTTATAAAAAAAGGTTCCATGTTCAACTGAAAGCGAACAATCAAATAAAAAACCAGCGCCACTATCTTTTGCTAATTCGGCGCAAGTGCTATAATTTGTTACAGCTACCATTTTACCCGCAGACAAAGCCTCACAATTGTGTGAAACAACCCCATTAATCAAAAAGGTAGAGTTATTATCGGTATCTACATTGTATACATATCCATTATATTGTTTTATTGTTATTTTTTTAATAGGCGTATATAAATAATTATTATTTATGCTTGGAAAGAAAATATGTTTTTTGGAAGAAATAGAGTTTTTCTTTAAGCTAGAAAAATCCAAAAAAGATTGTTGGCTTCCGAAAGATATCATATATTGTCTTTTACAATTATATTCTTTTCCTTTTATCACGACATTTCTTCTGGGCTGAATAATATAGAAATTCGTTAAAAATCCACATTTCAATAAAAGAAACCTAATTTGAAAAGCTAATTTTAAGCTTACTGTAACACAATACCTACCGGAAAAACAGCCATCTCCACAAAAATAACCTAATAAAAAATGTTGTAATTTTTGTTGAGGCAAATTAAAAATAAAATCAGGAATACATTTGCTAACGCAAGACGTTCCAAAAATATGGAAAAATTTTTTAATTCCTCTTACTCTCCCCCAAACTCGACACGTATTTTTTATTATAGAAATTTTCGTAGAACATCCCATTTGCTTTAATAATCTTTCGCTTTTTTCAGCATATTTTGTTTCATTCTTATTAAAGGTAAACATTACTTCATTCTCTTCGCTACAACAACCCTCGGCTACATAAAGCCCCAAAGCAAATAAATTATCTTCATTCAAAAATAAATATTCAGGAATATCATTTTCCCATTTTTTAAATTCTAAAATATTTCTATTAACTTCTTTCAAGATTAAAGAAGAAGTTTCTTTAGAAACCACTGGTCGTCCGTTTGATTTAATTTTATTAGAATTATATATACTGTTATAAACCGTGGAGGGTGCATATCCAATTTTTTTAGCAAAATCTGCCAAACTTCCATCTTTGGGGACTATATGAGTATTTAAATAGGTATTAGCAAATCCAAAAGATTTTAACTTAATTTTTTCAATATCTATATTTTTAGACGGAATAGGAGTCAATAAATTATCTCCTGATTTTAATTCCTTAGCTTCGATAAAAATTCTTTGTTCATTTCTTTCTATTAAAAACGGATGGTCTGGAGTGACTTCAATTGTTGGTATACCGGCGGCTTTAATACATAAAATATCTCCAGAATATTTTCTTTTTATAGTTTCTAAAGCCAAATTTTCATTTCCATTTGAATCCATCATTTTATCACCAATTATTATATCTTTTATTCTTTTTCCTTGGAATTTATTATCAATAACAATTGTATTTGGGGTCGTACAAGTTGGAACTGAAAATCCTTCGTTAGTCGTCGGTAATACGAATAAATCACTAATATTATAAATTTCATTAAGTTGTTCGTCGGTAAAACCACTAATCACAGATGGGGTGTGACAAGAACCTTTTGTTCCACAAATCGGACAATCTTTGGCTTCGCCTTCATACTTTGAGGCAACGTGATATGCTTTACATCCATTACCCCTGCTTTCATTCCTCATATCTTCACAAAAATAAGGAGTAATAATTTTTGATTCATCTATATTGCGACTCTTCCAAAATTTAGGAAAATTAATTCCCGGCTCGTCTTGATAAAATGCGAAAGGCAGAATCTTAATATTTTTATATAATTCTGGATTTATTTTATCTATTTCATTTAACGACTCAAATAGTGCATCATATTTCTTACGAATTTGATTTCTAGCCACCATCGTAACTACAAAATCCGTATCTTTAATTCCCCACTTCATCCTTAATTGCTTTATATATAAAGCGTCTAATGGTTTAAAAATATTTTGGTCGATTCCTAGTGTTGCAACTTTAGTTTGCAAAAGATTAGCTTTAAAACCAATTTGCTGACTCCATTTACCATATGTATAAACATGTTTAATGTCTTTTAAAAAATCTACAAATATGTCTGTCATTGGTTCGGCGTCAAATGGATTAAATTGAACTGGAATAAATTTACCCCAAGTCTTAGATTGTTTTAACCAGCTAGATGCTTGCCAGACATCTTCGTGGGATATAACAATATCTGGTTTAAAGTCAGACACAGCTTCATCAAACCGAAATAATCCATAGGCATACGCTCTTTTTGTGTTTTCATCAGCGGAATTAAAACGTATGCTTTCCTCTTGCGTTTTAGGTAAGACGCCATAAACTTTCCAGGGTAGTTTCTGAGTCATGGGGTCTTGGTCGGAAACTCCGCACGCAAGTTCAGCAATCTCATATTTTTTAGTCTTATAAAGACGCGATAATAAATTTTTTTGATATTTACCGAATCCGCTATTAGCCAAACAGAAATTACTAACGAATAATATTCTTTTTTTATTCATTTTAAGCCTTTTCAATTCTCTCTAAAACTATCAAATTCTTGCTAATGTCTACTTTTTCTTTATTAGTCCATTTCTTATTAGCAAAATGTCCTTCAATAAAAACCATATCACCCTCTTTAAAGGATTTGCAACAGGCCGACATTTCGCCCCATCCTTCTATCGGCACCAACGTTATTTTTTCCTTGCCTTTTATTGTTCTTTTAATAGAAATCGTTAAATCTGTTACTTCATAGTCTCCTCGTGGGTCGGGAATTACTACTGTTTTAATAGTTTTAATCAGTCCTTTTCCATGCCAAGAATTATTCTTCATTTTTTTTCTTTTTGTTATAGAATTCAATTTTTTCTCTTACATCATCCATCACTCTAATACTGTCAACATTCAGCTTACTTTTCTTCATTGTCGCCCCGAAGCCAACAAAACTTTTTTCTTTAATTCTTCCTTTCGCAGACTGACACACGTCATTAAATAACATTATATCCCTTTTACGGTCAAATTTCAACTTAAGCTTTGCATAATCATTCCCTTTTGCCGAAACTTTAAACTCTACCTCATCAACGAAGCCACAAGAATTTGCCTTTGTGTCATCATGTAGAAAATCCAAATCTTTAAAAGTTTTAATTTTGGGGCTGAAATTACAATTATAACTAAATCCCAATGTATATGTTTCCCATAAAAACTTAGAAAACGAGATGTTTTCTTTGTAATGTTTAACTAATTCTACATATTCTTTTACTTTTTCTAACGTCTTGATTCGAGTAGTTTCGGTTTTAAAATAGCTCTTATATTTTAGCTTCTTATTAATTAAATCTTGCTGAAACAAATCTCCTTGTTTTAATTTTGAGAAAACTTGTTCTCGATATTCTAGAAATTTAAATATTAATTCTTGTGAGAATAGATTACCGTTCTTAAATGTCCAGAATCTTTCTAGGATATCTGGTTTAAGTTCTGATAAAAACCAATAATAAAATAACACATCTTCTCTTGGTATATTTAAATTGTCAGCCCCGCCAGAAATAATAATAGATTCCACGCTCCGACTATTTAGTCCAATCGTAAAAACACTCTCTAAGAATCCATCTAAACTATTAATTTGAGAGGTATTAATGCTTTTAAGCTTATCGAAAATTATATCACCAAGTCCTTTAATAAGACCAATTGGATATCTAATAGAACCATCTTCTATGGTAAATTTGTTAGATATTTTTGTAATTGATGGAGGGAGTATCTTTAGACCGAAATCAGGAAGCTCTGATATAATTTCCGATATTTCATCTAATGGCTTTTGTTCATATTGAGCAAAATTAAGTAGAGAACAGAAAAATTGCAACGGATAATGAAGTTTTATATAGGCGGAAATATAGCCCATTGTACTATAGGAAATCGAATGACTTTTATTAAAGCTATAATTTGCAAAATCTTCAAACCACGCAAATAATTTGGTAGCGACATCTTCTGGATAATTATTTTGTTTCATTCCATTAATAAAAGCTTCTTTCTGAGCCTTCATAATGTCCATATTTTTCTTACCAAGAGCTTTTAATAAATAATTGGATTGCGTTGATTTAAAGTTGGCTAATTTTTGAGCAATCTTTAAAACAGATTCTTGATAAATTAGACATCCATAGCTTTCATTTAAAAATGGCTCAAGACATTCGTGTGTGTATTCTGGTTGTTTTTTTCCATCTCTAATTAGGGAAATTTCTTCGGTAAATTTTAGTGAACCCGGACGATTTAAGGCATTTACAAGAGAAAGGTCTTTAATATTTTTAGGTTTTATTTTTTTTAAAACATTAGAAGCCGACTCAGTCTCTAATTGAAAAATACCTTTTAAATTTCTGCCCTTGCATATATAATCCCAAGTTTTTTCATCATCCAATGCAATCTTAAGCCCCATGTAATCTATAGTATTCATTAATAATTTTTCCAAAGAGATTCTATGACTGTTTTTGGTTGTCGTTTACCATCAACGGTATGTTTTTCAAAATCTATTCTTTTCCAACCAGATAATTCTAATCTTTCATATTCGCTATTTCGATAGCCGCTAATTAAATTTTTTGCTTTTGAATTTAACATCAAATCAATAAATTGTTTTTGTTGATTATTATTCATATCAACATCGTATCTTGTGGTGGTTCTCGTGCTTTGATGATAAGGGGGGTCGCTATAAACAAATACATTTGGCTGATTATATTTTTCTAGCAATTTAAAAGCGTCTTGGTTTTCTATAATAACCCTAGATAGTCGTTCGTGCAATTGTGATAATCTATCTATAGATGATAGAAAATCACTTACAGATTTAGACATTCCACGTCGAATTACATTATTAATAGAAAATCCTCCTATTCCATTATGAGACGTCCTATTAACTATAAAAAATTTATAAGCTCTATCAACCAAGGTTAATTCATCATTTTTTAAACTTAATTTAAAATCTTTTCTTATTTCATTACAATAATATGTTAAATCGCATTTTTCTTTAAATTCTTGGAATAATGCTTTATTTGACAATACTTTAAAAAGTGAATAAACGTTTTTCTCTAAATCGTTATATATTTCAACATTGGGAAAATTAGGATTGGCTAACAAAATAGCCGCAGAACCTCCAAATGTCTCTATATATATGTTAAAAGTTTCGTTTGAAGGAAAATGAAATAATATATCTTTGTACATAGTTCCTTTGCCGCCAAAATATTTAATTGGGGCTTTCATAATTATTCTTTAATATATCTTTAATTTTCTCTATTTTATTATTTATTTTATCTAAATCAACATCTAGCCCCTCGTTAATAACAAAATCTAACATTTGTGGCGTCAACCTACACTTCCCGTACTCACTATCATGCTTAAAAATGTCGAGACCATAAATCTCAGATAACTCGAATATTTCTTTAAATAATATTTTAATTTTTGCCTGTCGAGATTTTTCAGAATAAAATTCATTCATGATTCACTAGCTCCATGCAATCAGATAAAACATTTAACCCCCGAATTCCCAAAATGTCTACTTTAAGTAATCCGGCCTTAGCTGCATAATCAAGAGAATAAGCTATGCAAATATCTTGTTTATAATCCCCGTCTTTAGTGGCATTTGCCAGACGAAGCGGAGCAAAATTTTCTATTGGTTGGTCACTAACAACACAACCAGCGGCGTGGGTTGAGCAATTTTTACGAATATCTTCAATTTTTAAGGCCGTTTCATATATTTCTTTATTTTTATCAGCCCAGGCTTTAAATCCGCTAGACTTACTATAAGTTTCTTCTAAACTGTCACTTTTACCAAACCTAACTTCGACAAATTTAGCAACATAAGCAGCTTCATTTTCAAATTTTCCGAATGTTTTCATTACATCTTTAATACAATTTTTTGAACTTAATGTAGAATAAGTAGAGATTTTAGCTACATTTCCGTATTTCTGTCGTAAAAATTCAATTACTTCCTGTCGTTGAATCTGACCAACATCTAAATCAATATCGGGTGCATCGGTTAAATATTTTTCGCCATTAAATTCAACCGGTTTTGTTCGGTCTTCATTTAAGAATCGTTCAAAAAGAAGTCCGTATTCCAATGGATTAGTTCTAGAAATGTCCATTAGAAAAGCGACCAAGCATCCTCCTACAGAGCCACGAGACCAGCCTTGAGGTATTTTTTTATCATAACAAAATTGACAAATATCATAAACCAACAAAAAATAATCAGCTAAATCGCATCGTTTTATAACATCAAATTCTATAGCAACCCTTTCTTTGCACGCTTTCACTTTCTCTGGAGTATCGAACTCCAATATTTTTTTCTTATATCCGTCTCTGCATAAATCAGCTAAATACTCAAAACTATCTTTAAATCCATCGGGAATTGGAAATTTTGGGACTTTTAAACCGGGGGTTGGAATTTCTATATCAATTAAAGATAAAAACTTCACCATATATTCATAGTGTTGATAGTGATACATCTTTTTAGTCGCGACCTCAATACTTTCATCTAAATATACAACCTCAAATATTCTATCAACAGTTTTTCCTTCGTTGATGGCTCGCAGTACTTTATACGCCCTAAAGTCTTCGGATTTGAAATATTTAGCACCAGAAAGGAAAATATATGGAATTTTATTGTCTTTAGCGATTTTTAGCCAAATATCATCACCCCCCGTATCTCTATCATACAATCCCCAAAATAGTTTATTTTTATATATTTGTTTCAATCTTTTAATTACATTATCGCCACCAATAGTTTTAGCTTCCTTTGGACTTTCTCCAATGGGCAATAAACACACCAGATTCGTTCCTAGCGTTCCTTCTAGCCAATCTACTAGCAAGGTAGCCCCTCCGTTGTCAGAACCCCCTAAAGAAGCTTTAGTTGATAATCTAAGAAGATTATGATATCCTTCAAGATTTTGAGCATATAACATAATTTGAGAATCGCTGAATTCTTCTAAGGAATTAGTAACATAGAAACGAAGCCCAATTATTGGTTTGATATCATTGGCCTTACACTGAAGATAAAAATCTAATAATCCACCAGCTTCAAGGTCGGCAATTCCAACATATTTCCATCCACTTTCTTTTGCAAATTTTGCCAAATCCTCAGTTTTAATCAAGGAGTCTAGTAAATTATAATCTGTTCTGATGTCTATAAGCATATATTATTTCTTTGGAGCTTTATAAAATTCTTGCCAACCGTTATGAATATCATCTAACAACCGCCAAAACTTCTTATTTTTTACCTCTTTCCCATCCAAATACCAAATATTATTTTCTTTTACATATACCTTATCTTTGCTGGAAGCATCTGGCGCAGAAAGAGTTACAATTGTTTTCATATTATTTAAATCTAGATTCTCCGTTTTTATCAAAATAAGCGGGGCAACCGGTATAATTTAATTCTGGATTAGGTTCTTTGAATTTGCACCATTTACAATGCCACCCCGTATTACAATTAGCATCTTTTAAATCAAAATTCAACATTAAAATGCCTTGAGCTATAATAAAATTTAAAAATCTAGCAAGTTCTTCGTTGTCTTTAGATACGGTAATTATTTTTTTATTCTTTAAAAAATGAAATGAAAATAGAAAATTCTTATATTTTGGAAAAAGTTTTTGCGCAGCTAATTTGTAAAAAAACGGCTGGAATTCACTATTACATTTTTCATCATTAAATGGAGCACCAGATTTATAGTCAATAAGCTCTAAGGTATTATCATCTAATTCTAGTATTTTGTCAATAAAACCTTTTATATATACGTTCTCAGAGACTTGTATATGAAAATCTTTTTCTACATCAAGAACCTTTGATTTAATATCATATCCGGAACAAAAGGCGTTAATCAATAGTTGTTCTCCAAGTTCTCTGAGTTCTCCGACTGGAATTTTGAACCTATTTAATATTTTCTGAAATAGCCTATGAAGAGATGGGTATAATTTTTTTGTTTCAATGCTATGCAGTATATATTTTTTTCTTTGTTCTTGTTTGCTTGGACGGGAAATTAATTCAAATATTTCATGGATAACCGAACCGAGCCGGGTCTTGTCGCCGCCCTCATCTGGAAGCTTTAAAATATATTTACAATAATACATCCACCTACATTTTTGGAATGTATTAAGCCGACTGGGGCTGACATTTATGGTTTTCATATATACTTATTACTTCTTCGTTTGACTTTTCAGCCCAATCTTGATTGTTATTAGACGACATAACTTCTACATTAATATAAGGTTCAAGAGTTTTAAAGGCTTTTCTTGAGCCATCAACACCAGCTTCATCATTATCATATGCCAAGATTACTTTTTTTGTTGAAGGAATGATTAGTTGAACTTGTCTAATACTTAAATCCTTACCGAAGCTGGCTACACAATTCTTTTTACCACATTCCCAAAATCTCATGACGTTAGCAATAGATTCAACAATTATTAATTCTTCCTGACAATATTGTTTGGCGCGATAATAATTATATAAATAATTACTTTTACAAAAAGAGGTATGTCTCCATTTAACAACTTTATTACCACGCGAATCAAAGCATTTGGTTTCGTTATCAATAATTTTTTCAGTCCCGGCCCACCTTCCAGAGAATCCCCTAATCATGCCATTTTCGTCTCTAATTGGAAATACAATCCTATTAGCAAGTGCATAAGCCTCGGCTTTACCATGCTCAAAATCATTTAACGTTTCTTGTTTAAAGCCACGTTTAAGATAGAAATCATTACGAAACAATCTCTGTAGGTATGTTTCTGGATAAATTTTATCTTCTTTTCTCTCTATCTTTTGAAAGATTTTAACATCCTCATCTATATTATTAATTAACCATTCTATTGAATCGCTAAAATTATATCCCAATACTCCGCTTACAACACCTATAATATTATTACCAAATTTTTCCTGGCAACCTCGCGTGAAGCATTTCCAATATGCTTTATCCGAATTGAAGCAAAATGCTTGTCTATTATCACCGCCATGTATTTTACAGGGAGCTGTAAGCCAGCGGCCACTGTGAGAAAAGTCAATACCCAATTTTGTTAACAGATTTGGAATCTGTGAGTTAGCTAGTTTTACTAATTCTTTAATTGATTCTTTATTTGACATGTTTATCCTTAATAAACGAGCTAGATATATCTTGTTTTTGCCTTAATAATTTATTGGTTGTGATTTCCTTGAATGTCATATAAATGCCATCTTTTTGTAAAGATACGTAGTCTCTATCGAAAACACCATTAGCAAGTGGAATAGAACCACCCCCCTCGCCCTCTCTTGCTGCCAACGGCATTAAAATATAGTTCCCAGATTCTACACCGTCTCTAATAATTTCATCTGATGTTTTACGTCTAAGTGAACTAACGTTTGACGCTGACTTGGAAATTTCGTCGCTACCCGCCACAATGCTTTCATTATCTTGAGAGACCATTTTATTATTTTTATCTAGCTTAGCGATTCCACCCTGATTTTGTTGTCCTAGAACTAAAGCTGTTGTTTGGGTTTTACCTAAAAAATCTTTAAAATGAACTGTGGATTTAGCTATATCCAACCACCAACTATTGCCCATATTACTCTTATTATAATAATCTAGTTTGATATAATCCCAAATAAATAAGCACGGATTCCAAATATCTGGATTTTCAATATTACGCTTAACTTTTTGAAATAAAAAACGCCTACAGGCAGATATCATTGAATTAATATTGCAAGCACGTATTGAAAAATATTTTATATTAATTTTATTATCAACTATATCAATCGCTTTAAGTACTTTTGGACAAACTTCTGGATTGCTTCTCCAATATCCATTTTTTACCAAATTATAATCTACTTGACCAATATGAGATATCAATCGATGTCTGAATATTTTGAGATTCATTTCGCTATCTGCATAAAAAACCGGGATGTTTTGTTTAAGAGATACGTGTGTGGCGACGTTCATAGCAAAAATGCTTTTTCCGACCTTTGGGCGAGCTGAAACAAAATTAAAACTATCGGTCTGAAAATACCCTATCATTTTATCCCAATGGGGATAACCACTTTTAAAACCTTCGTGGTCAACAGGATTGTCGGCTCTTTTATGCAATTCTGCTCCTATGCCGTCACCCACATCTACCATATCTTCATCTCTAACAAATTTATTAATAGCATCAAAATAAATTCCATCAACTGCTTCCATCATATCCTGTATGTTGAGAAAAGGCTTCCCATCAATAGCTCCATCTATGGCTTTTCTTTGAATTTTATCACCACATTTATAAAAGTCTCTGCGTCTTGCTAAAAGATAAATATCTTGTGCTATTGTTTTAACCGTTTTTGGAGATTCTATATTTTCAGCATCTCTTTTCAAATTTGCTACAAAATCCGCAATAATACATTCACTGGGAAACGTCAAACACATGTTAGATATGGTGGCTAAAATTAGACCAGTATCTAATTTTGTAATATCTTTCTGTAAAATAAGATATCGAAAAACACTATAAATTTTACTATTTATAACATTGGCAAAATCCCCCTCTAACAAAAAATTTTCAATATCGTAAAAACTTTCAGGATATTTGATAATTCCAGAGAGTAGCGTTCTTTCAATCGCGTAATTTTTAATCTGCTGTTCTTTAGACAATTCTTTTTCTTGCATAGTGTTTTATACTAGCATATTTATCTGACTCTTGCAATGATTATCTTTTTATTTCTTCCAATCTTCGCCGCCAGACTCTTCGTCTTCTTCGTGTCCACATTCATCTTCGGGCGGTCCAAATGGGAATCCTTCGGTGTTGACGTAGTCTTGTAAAAATTTCATTAACGCAAATCTATCTTTAACTTCTGGAAAATTTTGATAAAAGCAAGGAGTTCCGTCCTCATCAAAATAAAATAGGGCAAAACACGAGCTGTGTTCTGAAATTTGACTGAGTACCGCTTCTGGAATAGTTGGTTGGTTATTCATAGTATTATAGTAATAGTTTTTTATATTTTTGTCAATCATTATCCTTTGGGTTGTTGTTGAACGGATATATTGTATTTGTTTGCCAGATATCTTTCAACCATAAATTTTGAATTATCAGAAATAGCAGAATTATAAAATAATACTTCTGCAATATCACCAGCCCAAAATCTGTCTGTTCCACCGCCGTTTGCCTTCGCAATCCTAAAATCATAGCCATTCCAAGCAATAGTTTGGCTCCCTCTAACGTTTCTTTGTCTGCTTCCACCATCAACATAAGTATAAATAAAACTGGGGTCAACCAACCAACTAATAATGTGGGGGCTTCCGTCGTTTGTAGAAGGCGTAGAACTAATTTGTGTTGTTACAGCAGAACTGGCATTAGCAATCTCTGTTCTAGTAGAACCGCCTAATCCCCACATAACGATTCCATCCCTATCTGTATTAATATTTCCATCGCCAATTAAATGATGGGTCGTTGATACGGTAAATTTTACAACAATAAATAAGCTAAAATTCTGTGCGCGAAATGTTGCCGAATCTAGAGCGCCTATAAACTGTGAAGTTCCATTAAATCTAAGGATTGGAAGTCCATTTATTTCCCCTGTTTCAAAAGTTGGCTTGCTTGCTTCTGTTGCTTGAACAGCGTGATTACCAAATCCACTCAAATCATCAATTTGTGCAACTGTAGCCCCATCCGAAAGATTTAGTGTGCTCGCATCCCACCAAATAACCAAGTCGCCACCCAAATTCCTTAAACTTGGTTTTACTATTTTATTAATAGCAACAGACATAATTAAAATCCAAATGTACCTAAAGTTAGATTTCTTAGGCCGCTTAAAACTGGATTTGTAATATCATATCCAATCCGGTTCTGACCGGTGACAGTAATAGCAACATTTCCGCTACTATTATAGAAAAGTCCAGGTTCTAGTCTCCAACCAGTTATATTGGTTCTGGTATTTCCAGTTTCCCTCTGATAAAAATTACCGCTCATAGGAAATAATCCAGAGCCAGTTACACTACAAGCGATTGAATAACCGGTAAAAGTCCAAGTTCTAGCGATAAATGATTCGGATAGCCCACTTCCACTAAGTGGTAAATCAGCGAAGAAGGAAAGACTAACGTCTGTCCCACTAATATTATAAGTCGTAGTAGTAGGAGCACCACTAATTACAATACCAGAAACTCCACCGCCAAAATTAACCAAACTTGTGGTGACACTTCCGCCAGAACCACTGATTACAAAGCCACCAGTAAATAATGGGGCTAGCATATTGACGCCAATACCAGTTACATTGCCAACACCACCTGCGGCGGCGGCGCTACCGCTAATTAGAATTCCAGAGACGCCATTGCCTAAATTAATCAGACTGGTAACTACACCACCACCAGAACCAGTAATTACGAAGCCTCCTGTAAATAATGGTGCGAGCATGTTGACGCCGAAACCCGTTACATTTCCCGCTCCAGCAGCAACCGTTGATGAATTTACAACAATCACTCTACCACTGGATGTGGTAGCACCAACGGAAACAGTTGTGCCGCCAGAACCAGAAATAATTACCGTTCCTGTAAGCAATCCACCACCAGCAACACCTACGTACTGAGTTCCAGTATCGCTAATATAAAGGGTATGTCCCACGCTAGCAACGCCGCTTACGCCCGACACAAGAATATTGCCTGTTCCTAATACAGAAATTGTACCATTATCTAAAGTAGGAGATGGAGAGTTTCCCACTAACGCAGAAACAGCTCTTGATATAATAAGATTTCTATCATTCAATGAGTCGCCACTTATAACGAAAGAAAGGCCGCTAAATGATAATTTTGTGAATGAACTTACATAGTTCGCTTGGTTATAAACGTTGACTCGTTGGCCGGTTGCTGCGATACCACTGAGGCCCGATATGTTGAGTGGGTCCGGCCCCCCTGACTGATGATAGGCGGAAGTAAATCTTACATCATTTCCGGACGGAGGGTTTCCTGACCCCGTTCCGTAGATTAGGTATAATTGTATATTACCGGTCGGTGGGTTAGCCGCGACGCCCGAAAGACCCGTGACTGAATAAATGTTATTAACTAAGTGAAATCCGGTAAACCCTAATCCAGTGCGATAAATGAAAAATCCACTGCTTCGATTGTCCCAGAACGCCCTGCCTGTCGCCAAATTAGTAGTAGGAAACGTACTAGTATCACTAGTTTCAAAAAATATTGGCGTACCACTAATAAACGTTCCTGATACTACTGTAGCATTTGGAAATAATCTTTTAATTACGTAGCGAGAATCAAATGTCTCGAATATTTGAGCGAAAGAAGGAAGTAACGCTGTTTCATAGCCCAATGGGTCGGGTACGAATTTTGCCGAATCGAAGAAATTCCCGGTAATATTTCCGGCATAAATTGGCTTTGTGCTGACGAAGTAATTAGAGTGAGCATTTAATCCGGTTGGAACGTACTCATGTTTAATTATGGAGGTGGACTGCTGTGACGCTGTTAAACCCAAAATTGGAAAAGCTGTCCACGCACTAGTTCCTACATCTAAGTAGGTCCACCCAACTTGTGAGTCCTGACTAGAGTAACGCTGCACAACGGTAGACAAATCATTCAAAGAATACTGAATGTAATAATGTAAATTATTACCCGAAATATCTATAATGCTGGGAAAGTATGAAATTCCAGACCCAGTAATAGTTGTACCCAAAACACCGCTCAAATAATTTGAAATAATGGGGCCGTCAATTTGTAAAGAATTAAAAATACCGCTAGTTCCAGTGACAGTCGGAGCTGATAAAGTTCCACTTAAAAGGGATGTATTACCAGAAAATTGAACCGAGACACCACTTGATGCCAAGCCAGATAAAAATAAATCTCGGATTTGTTTTTTGTCGATAAGCGATATAATTGCCATAATCCTTTGCCTTTTCCTTAAATATATTACACTTTAATATTTAAAATTTCTTTTATATATAATTTAAATTCTTCGAATTGTTCGGGTGTATTATGTCTCCGTCTGAAAATTATATGAAAAAGGTTGTGGCAATTTTTACAAACACATATTCCATTACCTAAATCATAACGTTTTTGTGGGTAGTCTTTCCAATTATATAAATGATGAGAGACTAAATTGCCGCCTTTATCGTCTTCACAGATTTGACATATAAAATTATATATTTGCTTAATTGTCTTTGACCATTTAACAAAATCAGATAAATTTTGTCGATTCTCTTGTGACTTTTTACGTTCTTCGTTATTTAAATTTGGATTCCAATTGGGGCTTAATTCTCCTCGTTTTCCAAACATGGGATTATTTTCTCCCTTATTAGCCAAACTAAGTTTCTTTTTAGTTTCTTCTGAAAGTTTTTTGCCAAGATTAGCTTTTCTTAACTTTATTTTAATTGCTTTAGAACGATGTTTTCCATAATCATAATGATTACTTCCCTTAGTGGTGCAAAATTTACAGTATTGTACCCCATTACCTTTTAAAGCATTAAATTTAAAGATTATTCGTTCCTCACCACAACTATCACATTTCACCAAAGTTTTAATTTGACTATGAATTCCGTTTCCGTATGTATTTAAAAAATTTAAGCAAATTATCATATACTATATTTTAACAATTTCTGTTTTTTTTGTTATTAAACTTGTTACATATTTATAAATTCCCTCTGGTTTTTTAGAATAAGCATAAACAAAATTTTCATCACGATGAAAAGCTTTAGGAATAAAATCGATTTTTGATTCATCTAATTTCCAAGATGTTGGCAATTCTTCCGGTTCCCAAAGTCCCAACGGAGACTTAAACTCAGAAATTCGAGATTTTACAGAAACCATACAACCACAAAGATTACATATCCCGTTCTTATAAAAGGAACATTGATGACAGGCGTCAATTCTTTTTGTAACATTATCCATATCCAAAAATGTAATTTTCCTCTCTGTTACAACCACCTTTGTGGATTGTGTGATAGAAGAGGCTACTTTTCGTATGTCTGAGTTAATTTTCTTCAAATTTGCTAACGAGACCATATAGTTGTTCTATGTCTTCCTCTAATATCCATTGATTTTTTGAAATTTTAACCAAAGCATCACTTAAAAATTCTATACATTTATCTTTTTTATATATTTTAGTTGAAATATTATATATAGTATTAAATAGTTTTATAGCTTCTTCTCTTGGTAGAAACGAAATATTTAATAGTTTCTGTTCTGTATAATATACTAGCATGTTTAGGGATGCCTTTTCAACATCTACTTTGCGATTTTGATAAAATAGGCACTTTTCACATATGCCTTCATCAATTGATACCCTATCAACCCCATTATTTATATGGTGTTGGCATTGCATTATATCGTTATGTAATCTATATGGGCACGAATGCATTATATTGAGGCTATCATATTGAAAGTTGGCACCGCCACAGCAATCTCTCCAAATAATTGGCGATAATCTAAAACCTGTCCGGCTCCGCCAACAAGACTTGGAAGACATTGAAATGTACAATTATCATATTGAGAAACGGCATTATTATCGGTAAAATCTGCAACATGCGCTCCACCTACATCATTAACCGAAGCAGAACCGGGAAAATCATATTGAATGTTAGTAAAACTTACCGCACTAGTTACACCGGCGATTCCACATCCGAATTCAGTACAAGTATCGGTGGTAAATTTTTCTATTCTATATGGTTGAATGGCATATCCAGTAAATCCATAATTAAAAACTATTCTTTTAGAACGCATTCGTTCGCTGCCTCTATTAACTAAAGTAGCAACAGGACATCCTCCAAAGATACTGGTTTGAGCATCGGAAGTAGAGTGGCTGGTTTTGGTATAATAAATTGGGTCACGTGTATCTGGGAATGGATTAGAAAATGTACTTACAGTAACGGTGGGTGGCCCTGAGAAAGATGGTCCGACACAAGCATCTGGAGAACAGGGTGTAATACCGCAATCACCACATTGTAAATTTGTAATAAAGAATGGTCCTGGATTACAACAAACCGGTCCACTATCAAGTACACAAAAAAATGGCCCACAGCCAGCTCCACAACATACCCCCGGAGAGTGAATACAACCGCCCCAGCTGCTTAAGCCGTTGCCTTCTTGAGTGCTAACGTCAATTGTTAAAGGATTTTCTCCAGAGGTAGTTGACCTATGAGCCAACATAATTCCAAAATATTTCATCTCTTTTATAACGCTAATCATCTCTAAGAAGTGCTCACGTATAGCTTTAAAAGCATGGCCAGAAGATTGTTGCGTCACCGGAAATATTTGAGAAAAATATTCATTTCTTACTAAAAAACCAGTTGGAACTCCCTTGCTAGTATAAAAATCTGCCTCAAATTTAAAAAGTTCTTTTTTATTCGTCCATTGTCCCCAGCTTGTCGAGGTATCTCCGGGTGGCCATGTTTCAGAAGTTTTTGCAGAAATAGTTTTGGGTTCAACTAATTGCCCCTTATATTCAAACACTGGCCATTTATCTCTATTTACTAAAGGTGCGTCTATAGCTCTTAATAACCCAAGGTCTCCATTACCGGGGTATCCGCTTCCGTTAAAACTCAATAAATCAGTTTCCTCATCATAAAATTTCGAATGGTCTGGATTTTCTAAATCTTGTCTTATTAAGGGGCTGGCGTAAACATCTACTGAGTTTGTACTTGTATTTATTTTTGGATTAGTTAATAATTCTACACTTCCACCAGCGCTATTAGCGCAAGGATAATGTCTATTGGTGTTAGAATTATAAGTTCTGTACATCTGTCCAGAAAATCGGTCATCATTCAAATTCGGCAGTAAATGCGTTCCCAAATCATAAGTATCGTTAGCATTAGAAAGAAAATCATCAAATGTCGTTAACGCCCCCATCGATGTTTCCACAATATAATATCGCATTATATTAAGAAGCCTCATTGATAGAAATGTACCACTTTGGACATGGTTGATATGGTCCGACCCCACAAAACCTATCCCATGTTCATTCCCAGTTATCGAACCAGCAATAGACGGCTTTATTACATCCTCAATTAAATCAATTTCCCATCCTAAATCAAGTAATGTATTATCAGATGTCCCATCGGCTTTAAAACTGCAACGAGTTACAACACCGGCATTTTTTATGAAACTTCGTCTTTCGTTTAATCCTTCTATAATGCCAGAAAGAAAATAAAGGTCGTAATTTCGAAATTCGCTATCGGTTTCAGAACCAACATTTGCCTGAAAATCAGATAATCTACTTTGTGCTAAAATATATCCGGAAGAGCCTATTGGTAGTCCCATAAATTAGACAGATGTAAAACCAGAAACAAAGCCAGTAAAGTTAAATTCTGGAATAGAAAGTAATCCATAATCTAAATATCCCTGTAATCCATTATAAGTAAGATTTAGAACCACCCCTTCGCCAGCCGGAAGGTCGATTGGTAAATCTTCCTGTATAGTGAAAAGTTGACTTGTTTGATATTTATTATATTGATATCCAAGCCCTGGAAGAAATTCGTTAATTACACCAGAAACGGGATTTGTGTCCCATATCTTATATTTTATCGTATTAATTCCAAATTCAAAGCACATAGTCATTGGAAGTTCGTATTCTTGGCGTCTTATTCCAGAAGCGCTTACCGCATCACCAAATATTCTGTGTTGAATCCAATTATCAAAAGTTAATCGCTGTGTACTGAATAAATTTCCCGAAGATAAACTTGGGTTTCCGCTATAAAAAATTCCAGCATCACGAAGCGCAATAAGTTTTTTGCCACTAATAAGATTAAATCCGTAATAAACATCTGGCTCTACAAAATTATGACTAAATCTTACCACCGGAATGTAATCGGCCTGAACACCAGAATCTTTAATCGTGGGATAATTCAATCCACTCAAAACCAACCAATAATTTTTATTACCAGATAGAAGAGCTGTTTTATTAAGCTCAAACATTCTTTCTTGTACCCAAGAAACATTTCTATTTACATTTGTCGTAATATCGTGTTGATAAAATCCGCTATGTGCTCTGCTTCCACTACAAATAATCGCGGTAAAATCAGGAAAATCATCGTGAGTTCCAGAGGAAGTACATATAAAAGTGACTAATCTAGCATCATAACCCCTAAAAGAATAAAGCTGTCCTCCGTATGTCCCAGTCGTGTCGTCTGCCACAAAATTTAGACTTACTTGATTTGGCATAAAATCTTCTGCAACGCGAAATCGTTGTACATTCATTATTCCCGAATATAGAACGCCAGTTATCGGCGCGGTTCCACCAAAATTATCATCACCAATCGGTGCTTCTGCCGCTGAGTTGGGTTGATATGTTTGATATCCCATTCCCCTATAATAAGGAGCGTGGATAGTATTAGAAACACAAAACCCCGTTCCATTACCAGAATGAAATGGTCCTATCGGTACATTTAGGTAATAACCAACATTCGGATGGCTATATAGTCCTTGCCACGTAATATATCGCTGGCCACTTACCTCCTGATTCATCCAGGTGCCGCTACCACTTAATAAAATTGTATAGCTAATTCCCGACTGAAAAAGAACTGGCTTATCAAGCTCAAAATGCTGTATATCAAAACCAGTTGCAAATGTACTAGAAAAATTACCCTGATTATTTGCTTGCCTTGCATGACTCCAAAAGCCAAAATTACGAATATTACCAGAACAATTTATCCAACCATTGGCTAGTGCTCCGGATGTATTAATTCCGGTGCCACTTATAATGTAAACTCCGACTCTATCGGCGGGGCTAAAATTAAGATGCTTCTGCCAAAAAATATGACTGCCAGATTCCTGATAAAAATGGTCGCCTTGTCCTCGCAACGGAAGTTTAACATAGGTCGTTATAAAATCATAAGGAGCTTTAAATGAATGTCCCAATGCCGTAGATTTAAAAAATCCTAAAGCTCGCCCCGCGTGATTAGGATTAATAATTGTGCTAAAAGCATCGTGAGCACCAGAGCCACTAATACCAAAAGTTGGGACACTAGATATATTATTCTGAACTAAATAAAAATCGCTCTTAGAAGACGTAAGTCTATCAGAAAAAAAGAATGGATAAGTTGTTTGAAGATTAAAGAATTTTTTTGTATTGAAATCCCCAGTTACAATATCAGAAGCAATTCCCGAACCACCAATGATATTTCTGAAAGCTCTAAGGTTATATCCCGAAAATCCAATTAAAATACCGCTGGATAATATAACTGGAGTTATAGGAGAAGATACAGTTCCAGTATTTTCAACTAGAACAGTTCCTTCGCCGCTAGAATTTAAAGAAGTTGCCGCCGTTTGTTGTGTAACCCTAATTCCTTTACCAGAGAACTCTGTAGGAATAATTGTTGAGTTAATAAAATCAACATCAAAATCTGTAGAATAACTTAGCAAAAGTGGTTGTTGCGTCCCCGATATTAAATATTGACCAGAAAAGGGAACTACTTTTTGTTCTCCGCCTTTTATTAGAACTGGTAGAAGCGATTGAATTATACTGCCACTTTGCAAACTATATATTGTGGCGGCTAAAATTCTAGAATCCACATTTGATGTATTAATTAAAGTAAGCCCAGTATTAATAAGAGATTGTCTAGGTAAAACAAAATTCTGTAGCACATCTGCAATAATAACATTTGGAGGATTTCCAAATATTGTGGTAGCACATGTTCCCGTAAAAGTTCCGGAATTTCCTATAAAAAATATTTTTTCTAGATTACCCGTAGATTTCGCTTGAGAAACTAAAACGGGAGAACTATTCACATAAACATCAAAACCGGTGGAACTGACAATTAACGAAACAACGTTAGAATTGGTATTACTTGAGATGCCGTCAAAATATACTTTATTATTTCCAGAGGAGTAAATATTACCACTTTCAAAGCCGAGGCCAAGACTGATTTTTCCGCGTCCAGACAATAAGATATCAAATTTAGTATTTGTATTATTTACATTGAATTGCGTGCTAACACTGTAATTCCCACTTTGAACAGGAATATATCTATTTAATGATGTGTTAGTACCTATAGCTATCATATTATTTTAAATTGCATTATCCTAAAAATGAAAATACATTAATAACCCAGGCTGGCCTCAAGTCAAATATTTTGCCGTCATTGTCAATAAAAGCGAGGCAGATAATACTTGGAAATGGAGCCGCGGGAACTTCAATTTTTTTTCCAGTTGGTGTTCCATCAGCCTTTGTCTGTTGGTCTGGAGAATCAAAAGAATTAAAAAATTCTATAGTCGGCGTTTCCGTTCTACTGAAAATTTTATTAATCTGTAAATATATAAAGCTACCTAATGCTGCAAAAATTTTAGATTCTGCACCAATCGTTTTACTAGAAGCAACAAATTGACTGTTTATATTTAAAGTCCCATATAATATAGTAGCTTCTGTCGTTGTTTTATTATAGTTAGATACTTTAAAAGAAGGATTCCCCCCCGTTCCACCAAGAGATATAGTGTTTGATAAAGGAGTGGGTGATGAGGATAGTGGCATATTAAATAAATAATTGTTTTACTATACGATTATCTAATGGAATTCTTTTTTTAGAAGATAGCGTATACGAAGATTCATATCCACCATCCCCCATTACAACTTTAAAACTATCTAACCCCTTTTGTGGGGTAAGATTTAGACCGGTGTTGAGACCATAAATTTCTACAGAAAATGTCCGAAATGGAACTGTTGGAGATACGGCAGAATTTACAACGGCAGAAACGGGGGATAATATACCATCATTACTTAAACTCAAAATCCTAAAACTTGTAGATAAATCATTCACCACGGGAATATTGCAAATTGATTTTTTATATTTTGAAGAATAGCTATCTGCTATTGTGGAGGGACTAGATTGAATATCTGGAGGATTAGCAGCTACATATCCAATTAAGCCTTGTACCCTTGGAACGGGCGGGGTATTTGGTTGTCCATAAATCATAAAAAATCTATCGGTTGGGTCTCCGCCTGGGTCAAATTCATGTCCGTTGCTTAGCCAATCTCTTTGTTGTTTGAAAGTCGGACTAGAACTTTGGGGGCTTGCGCTATCAAAAGCATCAAATGTAAATTTTAAATTTGGAAATGTTACGATATGAAGAAATAATGATGTTCGACTTTTTATTCTCGTAGAATTGCGCGTCCCATCAAATTTAGTTAAACCAAAACTATCAGCCGCTTTGCCACCCTCTAAAAAAGCACTAACACCAGGAGTTTCATCTATTGCAAAATCTGGATTAATAAAACTTACGTCGATTCCTTCTACTTCTATTTTATATGGGGCGAATAAAAATCCAATTTGTTTTGATTTTATAATATCCGCCATCCTAAAATGAGCGTCTTTTAAAGAATTTTGTTGATTAATAGGATGAACACGGATAAGTCTTACATCATTTAAAAAGACATCTTTTTCTGATTTGGTTTTAACGGCTGCTTGTTGTGCGCTATTCATCTGAACAAAGGTCTGATTAGATATTATATTATATCCGTAAATTTCAATTGCAGCTTTAATATCTTCCCCGGAATATTTATCAAAAATATATGATTCGTAAATAGCTTCTCCCCATGTAGCCATAATAGCCGCTTCTATATGGTCTACTGTTACACCAGCAACCGTAGATTTACTAATTAACGGAAAGGTTAAGAAATCCCCCGCTGTAAGAAAATTTTTAACTGGAAAAATTACCTTTTGTGGTATTTGTGTTTCTTCTACGGCTACACTTGTATCATTATAGAATACAACCCCTTGAGTTTCTAGGTCTTTAATGCTTTCTCCAAAAGATATAGATTTCAAACAATGAATATCTCTTAATTGATTTGAAAGGTTAGCGTCTAAATCTATTTGTGTTCTTAAATCTAGTAATAATGGTGTATCGGTATCATAATCCCAATACCATGTAAAACCATAAGCCACACAAAATTGGCTGAATACTTCTGAAAGTGTTGCTTCCGTATTCAATCTAAAAATATTTGTAGAATTTGGAATAACCGGCAATGTAATTGGAGATTTCTCACGAAGAGCATCATAAGAATAAGATAAAAATAACTGTTCACCATTAGATGGATTAGTAGGGCTTGTTAACGTTGGAGAAGTGCCTTCTTTAACACCAGTAAACTGATTAATCTGTTCGGCGGATGGATTAAATTTACCACCAAGCAATATAATATTGGGATTATCGGCAATACTTGGATTTGATAATCCTTCAAATCTAGAAGAAGGACTTACAAGAGTACTTCTTCCACATGGAAAGTCAACCAGAGCCACCCAAATTCTATTCATCTTAATCCGACCATCAACAAAAACAATACTAAGAGTTCTACCATCTGTTCCATCGCTGATGCTCCAGTCCGTAGCATACATCTTTAGCGTTATTTCGTCGCCGATTTTAATGGAGTAGGGGATTGTGGCGGATAGTTGAACGGGAATATATTCTTTACTTTTTGAAATTACAGACAAATTCAAAGTAGATGGGCTTTGGCCATATTCATGGTTAAAACTCGCGGAATAAACAAATCCACCAAATACGTTGGTCGAACCATTAATTAATATTTTACCAGCCTTAATTATACTCATAAATCTAAATATTCCAAGTATTATTTATGTTTGATGCATCAAAAATTGCAGTTGATGAAATCGGTTTAAAGGTAAAAGCTGGGAATTCGCCAGAATTTATTTCTATATAATCTACATTTAGAGACAACCTTTGTCCATTTAAATAAACCATTGAAGTATTTGCAACGAAACCCCCGCTAACCAAATAGGGGTTGGTACTTGCTATAACATTGTTTTTTATATATCCATTATTAAAATAATCAACTAGTATAACATCACCATTGTTTAAATTACTTTGTGGCGTTATTCCAGTCCCTACTTGGTCAAAGTTTAAATTCCTTATTCCATTTACATAGTATCCTATCCCAGAGGCACTACTAACGGCAAATGTCCCTGTTCCGCTGCTTAATACTGTCTGTAACAGTATATTAGCATTTTGTACATCATATTTCAACACATCTGTTGCAATTAAGTTATTTATTCCAATAATACTGATTTTATTTGCAATATCGTAGTCTTTGGGAAATAATGTCCCAGTGGTACAAAATGACCCAGTCACGCTACTTGCCCCACTGATTAACCTCTGTCCATTAAGATAGAGACCGATATTAGCAGAAACGGATGTACCCAAACTGTAGCTATTACCAGGATTTGTTAGCGTTTTTTGATTAAAAAGGTTTTGCCCCGTCGTTGCACAGTCTAAAAGAACTAAATCTGTCGCAATAAGAGGTTGTGAAAAGATTAGGATACCTTGTTTAAAGAACATTCCACTGGGAATGACGGATTGATTAACCACTGTCGTACTACCCCCAAGCGTTACAAGCCCCGTACATTCGTTCCCAGAGATAGTGGCGGGGGATGTGGTTTGAGTCTCAACATATCGACCAGAAAAGATTAATTGAGCATTATTGCTATTCACTCCACCCGAAACTAATAAAAATGTATTTAAAGACCCGCTATAAAATTGGTTATTAATCAAGTTTGCGCCACTTGGCCCATATCCAATAGAAAAATGATTAATAGGAAAATAGTCGGCGAATCTATTTATTGTAAAACTATTAGTGGCAATTGATTGGTTGTAATAATCATATTGATATAGATTTAAAACGCTATTGCTTTTTGAAACACCAACGGCAAAATCTGAAATTACATTAAAATCAGAGATATAACTTTGCGTTCCCACGCAGGTTTTGAATAGAAATACTAATTTATTAGCGGGGTTAATGAAAACATGGCCGCCGCTAGCGATTCCCGAAATATAATCCTCTATTGAAGAGAAAAGAACATTATCTCTTGCATTGTTTTGTCGATTGCCCCACAAGAAAACCGCGAAATCATTTAATACTAATCCACTAGTTCCAGAAATTGTGACTACGTGATTAGAAAAAGTGCCAGAGCCAGAAGTTGCCCAGAATTGAGATTGAGACCCACTGATTATTCCAAGATGATTTCCTGTACCTTGTTGTGATACATTGTTGACGTAATTACCAGAAACGGAAAAATCATAAAGAACTGGAAGGGTGTTTAAATCCCCGCCAAACTTATTAAATATGTATTGTAGCCCCTGTGAACTCATATTAAATTGTCAACCCCGTAATAAATGTATAGCTCACATCGGCATTAATTGGCGCGGCTTCATCAAATGAAATATTATAATCGAATGTGGCTGAATTTGAATCTATATTTTCAGATATAGAACCCCCGTCTAATATCATATTATCTCTTCCTTGCATATACTGCAACCGAAATTTATAATTAACAAATTGTTGTGCGGCGGTTTTTGCTCTTAATACCGAGGGATTTGATAAGACATTTCCATTTACGGAAATCGTAGCTCTTGAGGCATAATTTAAATCTTGAACGCATCCGCCTGATTCAGAATACGGAACCATCCCAAATCTTAGTGCTCTCATGGCATACTCTTTACGAACGGAATAGTCAAAGTTTTTAATTCCGGAACAGTTCAGGCCAAGCGGCTTATCATTAAATGTTACATTATAAGTAATCTTACCACCGAATCGGTCTATACCAATACCGGAAGATAGCGGAAATGTATTGAGGGAATATCCATAGCCAGTGCCTACATAAATATTATATTCTTCATTGGCGAGATTGAAGATATTTAAACCGGTGAAAAAATTATATGCATTATCATATCTTAGTGGCCGTTGGCGTCCCAAGCCTTGAACTTCGCCGTTTAATGACGCTGTGATAATACCGTCTTGTCCTGATGTGATTTGGATGCTGGGAACGTGTTTAAATCTGACAGTCGGATAATCATTAAAACTTATATTGAAATCGATTGAGCCGTCGCGTATATTCTCTGTATAACCGCTTGAAAGTGGCAACGAAAAAAGTCCCGTGACTTTTCTATAATCAAAATACATTCCAGTCACGTAGGCAAAAGCATCAAATCCCGAATATGCTGTACGAACTATATCGAAATTTTCGTTTTTTCCACCACGAAAAGTTCCGTTAACATCTACTTGTATAATTCCATCATTTCCGGAGGTTAAATTAATAGTTGTTTCTTGCGAGATTTTATTTCCACTACTACCAACATAAGATTCTGATATTCCGTATGTACCCTCCAAGCGATTTATATTTTCTGACCTCGAATCCAAGGAACCTGAAAACCCCGAAATAAAAAAAGGAAATAAAGACGGTGGATTAAATCCAGTTAGTGAGAGAACAAAGCTCTTTGCTTTATCGAAGGCATTGTTATATTGTGGTCCTGTATTCGCTCCCTTTGCGAAGATTTCATGGGTTATGTTGGTGTTTCCATTTTCTTCTTGCGATATTGACCAAGAATTTTTCTTTTCTATTATCCCGATTGTCTCGTAAAACGACTCATTATAAGACTGGAGATTTATCGTATAATTTTGGATGCCGACCATTGTGCCTTGCTGAAAATCAACGCTTAAAACTTTACATCCAGATGCCGTCCCAGTAAAATTATAATCTTCAAAACGCAAATCCCCGAAGTCTCTGTTAAATCCAGAACTAATAACAGACTGGAATCCTGATATGGTGGAAAAATCGCATCCCGTAATTTGTCCCACCAAAGAAATTTTTTCTACCATAGCAAGCTGTCTGCCATCTTTCCTAAAAATTGGCTCGATTGTGCGAGATACCAATGGCGTGGGTTGAGACGTAAAAATATTTATTCCGTTGTAAAAAATTTTAGACATTTAATACCTCCGCCATATATTGTTTAAATATTTCGAATTGTTCTGTAGTATTATGTCTCCAACCAAAAATCATATGAAAAAGTATATGAATGTCTTCTCTAAGCGTAATGCCATTATTTATATCGAAGCGTTTTTCTGGATAATAAGTCCAATTATAAAAATGATGTGCTATTAAATTTCCGCCAATATCATCTTCGGTAATTTGACATTTCCAGTTATCTCGCTGCTTAATTTTTAAGCACCAATCTTTATATTCAAAAATACCCCTTCTATCCTTTCTGTCTTGTTTCGTTAAATTTTCGTTCCAGTTCGGACTTTCTTCACCATATTTCCCATAGTTCGGATTGTTAGTGCTAGAAAGAGCAATAGATAGTTTGCGTTTATGTTCCTCTGTAAATATCCTTCCTTTTGCTGCCAAAGACATTTTTCTTTTGCTTTCTTCTGATATAATTTTCCCTTTGTGGGTTAAAGATATTTTTGCTTTAGTCGCTTCAGAATGTTTCTTACCATAATTAGGATTTTTCTCTCCGCTGGATGCCAAACTTAATTTTTTTCGAGTTTCTTCGGAAACTTCTTTATTAAGATTAGCTTCTCTGAGTTTTTGTTTAGTTTCTTCAGAATGATGCTTTCCAAAAAATGAGTGATTTTCTCCTTTGGTAGAATTTGATATTTTTTTTCTATGTTCTTCGGTTAGATGTTTTCCTTTATGACAACTTCTATCTCCCCTTTGCGAACAAATACGGCAATATTTTACGCCAATTCCTTCATTAACATGACTCTTACTTATTGTTCTCTCGGTGCCACAGTCATCACACTTAACGAGACTCTTTGTATAATGCCTTTTCCCTTCTTCGTATGTACTCAAAAAATTTAAACAAATTATCATATGTTTATTTTTATTTAAAGGTCGAAACCTGAAATTGTGCGGAGACCCCTAAAATTATAGCTAGCATCCACCCTTATATTATTCGATAATGGAGAATGATTCAAGCTCAATCTTTCGAGAAATGGGTCTATAAAATCTACACCTGTAGGACGGTGAGAATTCAAAAGATTAGTAGTAAATTGTAAAAACCCTGTAGTAGGTGTTTCTCTTAAATATACGATGTCTGAGGACACGCTTCTAGTACCGGGCCTCGTGGTTTCTAGGTCTTGGACTATCACGGATGAATTTACGATATTAAAACTCGCGACGGCGTGAGTCACGACGCTATCTGATATTGTGGTATTATGTGATTTTATTCCACTTGTTTGATTGAAAATTCCCTTATTAGAGTACTCATAATTGTATGTGATTCCACCATTGAAACGGTCGAAAGTTTGCGTGCGACTTATGGGGTAAATTATTCCCGTCTGGTTATACCCTGAGTACTGTGCGAAAAGTCGTTCTGATATACCAGTTTTCACAGTATTCCATCCACCGCTTGAAGTAGCAAATCTGGTGCTCGCATGGTCTAATCCTAAAATATTCCCATTCTCAGAAAGCCTAATATAATTTTCATCAAGCTCCATAGAGTGCGAGTATTGCCATCTAAAATTTGATACACCCGTCTCATCACTAAATGAACGACTATAAGTGATTTTACCAAGGTTTATATCATCTATCCTATTGTCAGTAAGATATGTTGTGTTTAAGTTAAAAGGAGAACTTCTAGCATATAAAGTGTTACAATTATTATAAGCCCCCGTAATTTCTATTGTATATCCAGACTTCGCCTGAAGGTATTTATTTGGGTCATAACCAACCACTTCGCCGTTCTGAGAAACAGTAGTAATCCCATTATTGTCAAGATTCAACGCAAGAGAAAAAAGATGAGTATAAGCCAGGTTCCCAGTAGTTCCTTGGAATTTTTCAGTAACACTGTATTCTCCACCAAACACATCCGTTCTTTCTTCATATGTCTTAACGCCCGAAATACCACCCGATGTTATAAACGGAAAAGCTGTTTTATTATTTAAAATACCCGATGATATCAATTTCGCATTTAATAATGGGTCAATATTAAATCCACTACGATATGTTAAATCAACGGAATGGGTATAGCTATAGGTTCTGAAGTCTGTCGAATAATCTAGGCTTTCGCTTATCGATTCTATATTATGAAATAACCCCGTAACTCCAGTAAATCCATAGTTCGCTCCTGTAAACTGAAAGGGATTTCCGCTATCAAGGATTTCCAACTGAATGTTATAAGCATTCTTGAGTAAATAATTACTATTATCAAAAGCAATTGACTTTATTTGTGGGTATCCAACTATAACACCATTAACTTCAAATGGCAGATAGTTTGGTTGGAAGCCAGTAATAATATCATTTTGTTTGATATAGATACCGGAAAAGCCACTAGTTTGATTAGAAAGAATCGTTCCTCTAAGTGAATAGACTTTACTTAAAGAATATCGAATATCTGCTCCAACAAATTTGGATTCAAGAGTTAATCCGAGTTCTGGTGATGGCACCAAATTTAAAGCACCATATTTAATAGTAGCCATAATTAGGTAGTTGGTGGTCGTGGTTTCCCTAAACCATTTTCTAATAAAACAATGCGAGCAAAAATATCAGAAAGCTTTTGATTAATATCGGATGCGCCCAAAGCATCTATTACAGTATTATTAACTATTTCAGCCACGGTTTTTGATAATTCATCACTTCCTTCGACTTTAATCGCAAAATTAGAACCTATTTCAATTTTTTCACCTTTAATAGTAAGGGGAATACCATCTGTTGCTAAAACACTAAGTCTATCTACAGATTCTACAAATCTTCCGGTATTAAAATCTTCGGCTGTTTTTGAAACTAGCTCTGTGGCCGTAGTGAATGGTTTAAATATGTCTAATTTTTTAATATCTTCTATGGCAAGTTCGGTTGGTGTTGGTGTGCTAAAATTAATTTCTCCGCCACGTTGCACATTAAGTCGTTCGGATAATGCTTTCGTTGCAGCGGATTCAAGCTCTTGAGTTTTTGCATCTAATAATTTAATAGCATCCTCTACCGAAATATCTATTCCTCTAGCTTTTCCAGCCGCTTGAATTTGTTCAACTTGTGGTAAATTATTTTGTATTTTTTGTTGATTGAGTTGAGCGTCTCTAATCTCTCTTAAAGTTTTAAGAGCTTCTTCAGAACCTTGAAATGCCCCACCCGTAGAAATCTGTGTTATAAGTTTATCCACTAATTCAACATCTATTGCCCTTCCTTGTTTGGTTACTTCTTCTATAGCTTTAGCTACTCCTGGAGTTTCAACTTTAGTTTTTGCAGCCAACTCACTAACGGCATTCAATATTCCCAATGTTTCCTGAGACCTTTGGCCTCTTTCTTCTGGACCAAACGCAGGTTGACCTCCAACAAATCGAGCTTGACTTTGAAGTTTAGCAATATTAGCGAACTCAGGAGACAGAAAAGACAATCGAGCGTTAACCCCTTGTTCTTGTTCAGCCTGAAGTTTTGCTCCTTGTAGCGCGGCGTTGTTTTTAAGTGTTTCATTGATGAGTTCAACGTCCGAATTAAACTTGCCCAATCCTTTGGTTAAATCAGCTAACTCATTATCTGTAATACCACTTTTTCCAGCTAAAACAGTAAGTTCTTTAATAAGACTTTGAATTGTCGCGCTTGTTTCATCAAGGTTGTTGGCGCCGTTAAGACTCTTTATAATTTTTAGAAGTTTTTCAGCATTTGGGTCGTTTAATTTTGTTTTAAAGGTTGTAAGAGTGGATTGAGAGTCTGCAAATTTGGCGAACGAAGCGGCTTGAGATTGAGCGGCCTCTTTTTGTTCTTGAGCTATATCGATTGGTAAATTTTTTATTGCGTCTTGAAGTGCTCTATTTTGTAGTTCGCTTTCGCCAGCACCAGCCTGTCTTCTTAATTGTATGACTCCTTGTTGTGCTGATAATGCCTGAACTCTAGATACATCAAACTGGCCACGAGCTTTTAAATTTTCTAATTGAAGTTTTGTGCTTCTTTCCAGAATTACGTTTCCCAAATCGATAGATTTAACATATTCTTGTTGAGATTTCTTAAGCTTTAAGTTGGCTTCAGCCGCATTTTGAAGTCCTGGAACTGTAGCTTTAGCAACTTCTCCAACATTGAAAATAGCATCATTAACTTCCTGAATATCTTGTGAAGTTCGTATAATATCGAATCCCTTTTGCGCCCCTTGAACTTGGCCTTTCGTCAATCCTTGAGAAAGGGCGCTTATGATATCTTCTCTTAATTGTTGTTGTTGTTCGTTGGCCTGAATAACAAATTCATCTGCCGGCCCACCTAATGCTTGAAATTGTCCAATTTGAGCGCCGCTTAAAAGTTTACTAATTTGAGGAGAAACACCTTGAATTTTTGCTATCTGGCCTCCAATTGCTTTAGCTGTTTCTTCCGGAGTTCCTCTCTCTAAATTCGCTTGAGCTATTTCTGTAAGCGCATTAACGGTGGCTTGATTTAAACCCTCTCTGGCTTCAACGGTTTTTCCAAGCCGAGGCAAAAACGTTCTAGTTGTTTTTAGTTCGTCAAAAACTTTATTAAAAACATCTGTAACATTAGGTGCGCTTGTTACTAATTTTCTTTGTTCTGATTCGCTAAATTTTTGTATGCTTGTATTTAATTTATCTAAATCGGCTTGTGCAAAGCTTGGCTGTAACAATAAATTTTTTACTTGACCCCGAACTCCTGGGCTTTCTATAGTTTGAGCCGCTCGTAAAGCTTCTTTGATAAATCCCGTAATATCTTCTGGTCTCGCTTTTTCTTCTCTTAATTGTTGAATTCTTGCTAGTCCACCCAAAGAACTTTGTGCCGCTTGAATTCGTTGTTGTGTTTCGCTCGCTAGATTGTTTACTCTTTTAGCGGTGTCTTCGGCACTATCGGTAGTCCCTTCAAAAAAACCTTTAAGTGCTCCACCAGCCGCAACAATACCAGCGGCTCCCAATGCGACGGTTCCACCGATTGGGCCTAATGCGGGAGCAACGCTTGCTAATAGACCCGCTGTAGATGCGGCTGTCGCGGCAGTACTAAAACCTCTTTGTTTTCTTTCTCGTGTCACTTGGTCTCGCTCACCCGATGTAAGCAAAGCACCAGCCCCTTCAATTGCAAAAGGAGCGGCAAATGCTAAGGCTGTCCCAGCCCCACCAAATTTACTTATAGTTGATGGAGAAAGAGTTAGACCTTTACTAATTAAAGCTTTTTCTAAACGTAAAATAGGATTATTTACTGCGGTCTCAATTGTTTTAGCAAAATTAGAGGGAGTTCTCCCTAAATTTCTAGCTTCGGCATTTCTTGCTAGAGTTGCATTGATTTCATCAATTCTAGTGGCGGTTATTTCTTTAACGTCTCTGCTTCTCTGTATACTAGCCTGAAGTTTTTGAGCATTGGTATTAGAAATTAACGCATTTTCAACCCCTTTTAAAGATTCTTTCTCTACTGGAGCGGTGGAACGAGAGCTTATTAATTGTTGAAAAGATTCTGTGCCGCCAATTGTTTTTGTTTTTGAGATGTTTTCTTTAAGCGATGTTGTAGTGCGCGTCAAAACTCTTGTAGCGGCGGCTTTTTGTTTTTCGGAAGTATTACTGCTATTTAAAACATCTATACTATTATGGATTGTTCTTGTCTGGAGTTCAATCGTTCTTTTTAATTCTTGACTTACATCGCCGACTTCACCAAAGGCTTTAGTCGCTTTTTTGACTGTAGCCAGCCCTGTTCCAGATAATACTTCCTTGCTGGTAGCACGTATTTGTGATAATTGTGGTAGGTTGGGTAGTGGTAATCCAGATGGTTGATTTGGCAAACTTCCTAACGTAATTCCTTGTGGTCCAAATTGTTGTTGTTTGACGCTTGCTATTGTAGGAATTTGTACCGTTGCGGGAGTTAAGGGTTTTATAGGACCGCCGACCGGCTTACTTTGTAATGTAACGGTTCGTGGAATTATTTGTTGTGAGCCTGTGAATGTTTGTCCTTGTGTCCCTTTCTGTTGAACTTGTTTTAAAAGAGCATCCAATTGTGCGATTTGCTCTTTTGTAAGAGGAAAACCATCCGCCGTATTTGGAATATATCCATGCGCTAAATCTTGTATAATTTGAGGTCTTCCACGGACAAGAGAAAATAAACCCTTTCCCTCTCTTAATAATTGTCTAGCGATGGGTTTATTTCTTTTTAAAACATCTTGAATACTACCTTCAAATGGGTCTTTAACCCCTCTTTCTCTTAATATTTTTCTTAATGGGGTAGCCAATATTCTTTTGTCCCTAATATTTCCCAAACCAATCTTCCCACCAAAATCAGTTGGTTCTGGAGTAAATAAGCCAGTTAATCCTTCCAAACCGGTTGGAAAATTAGGGATAAAACCAGAAGCTAAGCCACGTATCATACGGGGTTTACCACGAACAAAAGAAAATAAGGATTTCTTTTCTTTAAGAATTTCTCTTATTATTTTTTTGTTTCTTTTTAATACATCTTGAAGAGTGCCTTCGAATGGATTATTTTCGGGAGTAATGTTTTCTATTTTTTGACCTATTAAAGCTCTTAGAGCAAAACCAGCGGTTGTTGAGGCTCTAACATTAAGAAATGCCCCGCCTTCTGGAGTGAATAATCCAGTTAGTTCCGGTGGGGGTGCCGCAACTCCTTCCGCAGCGCTTATTCTTCTCGCGCCGTTTGGAAGTCCAAACTTCCGAACCATATCCTTATTAAATATGGCTGGCATTCCAGACCCCGCGTGATTTGGCACTAAAAATTCATCAGTATTCGCAACAATACCCATTCCTGCATTAAATTTAAAATTGGGTAAAAAAACTGGCTTAGCACTTGATGTCGCACCACCGACACCTTTTGAAATTGCATTATTTTCTCTTACAAAAGCTTCTGTAACGCCATCTGCGGCATTACGAATTTTTGGTCCACCAGTAGACCTGACGATAGTTCTACCAACGCCTCCTTTTGTTAATATCGCGGCTGTAGAGGCTGCTAAAGCATTCTGTTCTGCTAGTTGAACATTCTGTGCCCTAAATAGATTAAGTATTTGTTCTTCTTTAGTAATCTTATCAGCGGTAGATGCGTTAATAGCCTGGATTTTTTGAAATTGGTCACCGATAAATTTACCAATTTGTTGCTGGATGGCAGCATCTTTTTCACTAAAGGGAGAAAGCCCGCCAAGGCTTTTTTCTGTAAACTTCTTTAGTTGTTGGACTATTCTAATTCCAATAATGCCAACAGTAAGTAAGCCAGGTCCAAGTAAAATATCAGAAAAACCCTTAATAAATACTTTGCCAAATTCATTGCCAATTTCACTACCCTGGCCAGACAAATTCTTTAATAATCCCCCAAGTAAATTTGAGGTTATTCCACCTGTTTGAGTTGTTAAACCACCTAATAAATCATTGATAAAATCACCAAGACCAACTTTACCTACGTTAGCGCCAAGTTGTTGGAGGCTAGTTCCTACTTGTTTGAGTTTTGCGTCTTGAGTTTCTAATAAAAGAGCATTTCGTCGAATGGCCTCGTCGGTTGATTTTAATGCTGTCTCGTAGGCTGCTTGGTCAAAAGCGAGTCCATTTAAAACACCTCTTAAAATGTTGCCTTGAAGGACACCACCAACTAGTTCTGATACTTGTGCCCTTTGTTCTTGATTTAAATCCTTAAAAGTGACACCAAGTTGTCTTAATACTTTATCGGCAGACAAAAGATTTCCGGTATATTGCCCTGTAACTCTATCGGTTTCTCTAACTTGAATACCTAATCGCTCTAATTGTTCGAGAACTTCGGGTCTTTGAATTCTTTGAAAGATTGTTTTTAATGCGTTACCAATAACAGCGCCACCACGTTGAGTAATTTGTTGTGTAGACGTTACAATCGAGAGCAAACGATTAAAATCAACACCAGCATCTTGAGCCGTTGAACCTACGCGAGTAATAGCTTCGGCCAAATCCGCTGAACTTACTGCAAACTTAGCATCAACAGCAACTAACTTATTAACAATATCAATAGCCGAAAGACTTTCTTTAGAAAAGGAGTTAATGGCGGCGGTAATAGCTTCCGTACCCTGGGTCGCGCTAACGCCAGCCAAATTAACAAGAATAAGGGCGGCTTGAGTACGTTTTAATGTTTCCTCTACTCCCAAACCCTGGCGAGAAAATTCTGTTGCGGCTTTAGCCACGTCTTCAAAAGATTGTTTGGTATTTCTAGCAACATTAAATAAATCATTACCAAATTTGGCTAATTGGTCGCTTGGCAAATTCAAAATAACATTAATATTCTGTAAATTCTTCTCTAATTCTTTGGCGGCGGTGATAGACGCTGTAAAAGCTCTCGCAATACCAAAGAGAGCGGCACTCGCTATGGAAAGGGCTGTAATACGACGTAAACCACGTTCTAAGCTGTCTCCGAAGTCATCTGAGGCTTCGGTGAGCTGATTAAAGTTACCTCTTGCGTTAGAGATACCACGATTAAAATCTGTTAAATTAGGGGAACCAACCTTAAGTGAACCAAAAGTTCTTTCGGCAAGGGCGCGAGATTGGGCGACCTTCCGTTGGAGGTCTGAATCATTTACATCATAAACGACCGATAACCTTAAATCTCCTTCTGCCATATTATCCTTGTTCCTTTGCTAAACTTATAATCTGGTCTCTAGAAACCCCGCCAAAGGCTTCTACATCTTCTTTTGTACCTACAATACCACCAAAAGAAGTCGCACCTTCACTGGTATTTACACTTTTCATAATATCGTTTTTAGCTTTCCTAGCTGAAAGCCAACCATCTAGTTTAATGTCGTCTTCGATAATATTAGGGGCGGGTCGGTCATCTAACTCATAAATAGAGTTATAAAAGTCACACCATTGACGGAGTTCTAGAAAAACTATAGAAATATCTTCGGGAGATTTGGTACCAGCTATCTTTAATTTATATCGAGCATCAGTAACTCTGGCTATAGCCCGAATAAGAGAGTTAGACATTTCATTTATTACAGAGAAATATAATTTGGTAATCTTATTTGAAAAATCAGTTGATTCATTTAAGAAATCTTCATAAGAACGCCATAATCTTTCTTTATTTTCTTTATATATAGATAAAAAACAAATATAATCTAATTTTTCTGATTGTAACTGTCTTTCTAAGGAATGGGTAAGAAATCCCGATTTTTCATTTTCTATATCAGAAATTTTTTTAGATAATATTTTAATCTCAGCCTCGACCTGCTTTTTTTGACTAGGAAGAACTAATTTTGGTACAACCTCAGCTTTTCTTTTAATATCATTTCTAAGATTTTGAATTTCTAGATTCTTAGCATGACTCCAGACACCTTTTTCTATGGCATCTTTCATGATGTCATACTCGCTTAAAACTCCATTAGACTGTAGATTTTTTTTTATCAATAGAAGATGCGAATTAGCAGAAAATAAATCGGCGGAAGAGACATGTTTACCGAGATACAAGACTCCGTCAAGGACAAAAGGGGTGAAGTTGTTAAGGATGTTATTATAGGTAAAATCTATAACTTCGGCGTTATATTCCATATACTAGATTTGGTAATCATATGTATACCATAATTTAAATTCTTCGAATTGTTCGGGTGTGTTGTTGCGATATCTGTATCTTTTATGGAATAATTTATGTATCTCCTTACATAATGTGATACCATTCTTTATATCGAATCTTTTTTCTGGATAATCCGCCCAGTTATATAGATGATGAGCTTCAAGTTTAACGCCTTTTCGTCCGGAGAAAAGACATCTCCAATTATCCCGCTTAAAAACCATTTCTCGCCACTCACGATTTTTAGGATTATAACTTCTATCCTTGTTTAATTCCCGTTCTTCTTGCGTTAAATCGTCTCGCCATCGAGACGTTTCTTTGCCACGCTTTCCATAATGACAATTTTTTTCCCCACTATTCGCTAAACTTAATTTTTCACGCATTTCTTTAGAAAGATGTTTACCGAAACACGGATGTTTTTCTCCACCCCGACTACAAGAACCACAGTATTTAATCCCGCCGCATTTTAAAGCATTATCTTTTCTTATTATTCTTTTCCTCTCTCCTACGTGCAAAGGGTGTTCACACTCAACTAAAGAAAACCATACCTCTCTCTTACTAGATACTCTTTTCTCATATTTTTCAATAATAATTGACATATAAAAATAAAACCCCCTATCGCGGGGGTTTTTCTCCAGTTTCTAACTTAAATAAAATTAAGCTTTTTGTGTTTCTGGAGCGGTGGATGCAATCTCCAAAGTATCCTCTGGGTATTTTGCATCGATATCTTGAATATTATAAAATAAAGCCGTAGCATACCAGATACTACGTTTCAAAATTTCATCTTTAATAGCATCCGAATTTTCATCATAAGACTTAGTTCGTTCTGCGTGATTTTTACCGGGGAAATAGGGTTTACCATCTAACATAGTTAATGAAAATGCATAGTGCAACAGTACCGCATCTCTAGATTTTGATTCTGAACAAAATTCAAAAATTGAGTCATTTTTGTTTTGATAAAAAAGTATTTTATCTTTAATAACTTTTATTTGTTCCTCGACTAATTTAGTATCCTCGTTTTTGGCCTTTAAATCTTGCATCTCCTTGTCCTTAGATAAAAATTCTCCAAGCGATTTTACGTAATCATCTTTTTCCTCGTCTGTAAACACACCGCCATTTTGATTGGAAAGTTTTAAAGCCTCTGCATTTGACAGAAGTCCTGCTCGCAAGCATTCGGCATATTTTTTTGCGTATACCATCTCTCCTTCACGGATTACGCCTTTAGACGCCTCGATGAAACTAAATTCTAGTTCCTTATCGCCATTTTTAATTTTAAATGTATGTACTACTTTCATATTCCTTTTCCTTTATTTTATTGTTGCCTTTATCTCAATATCTTGAGCAAAATTAATTTGATAGTCGTCTAGCTTTGTTGCTAATTTTCTTCCCTCATCACCCATTGTATCTAATACTTTTTTTCTAATAGATTTATTGCGATTTTCTTGAAAGAGTTGAAAAGTATTTGCTAGTGTATCATCTTGTAATATGGTTTTAAGATGTTCTAAATGGTCTGCATCGCTCGCGCGTAAATCATCTATGATTCCAAAAAAAGCTTTTTGTATCTCTTTAAAAGAATCTTGTACATCTTTAGAGAGAAAGATTTTTGCTGATGTGTTATCCATTATTGCCTTATTCCTTTATATATATTACACTATATTATGCTAAAATTTCTTGGATATATTGTTTAAATTCTAGGAATTGTTCTAAATTGTTGTGTCTTTTGCCATAAATCATATGAAATAACTCATGTAATTCTCGTGCGATAGCCATGCCATTATTAACATCAAATCTTTTTTCGGGATAATCTTTATAGTTAAAAATATGATGAGCCACCAAACGGCATCCTTTGATGTTAGAGATTTGACAAGTATAACCATCTTTAATAAAAACATCCACTCTCCAAAACCTTAATTTGTTCTTATCTCTTCCGTAATTATTTTTAAGTCTATCTTGGTCGGATATAGTTTCATCCCATCTCCAATTTTTACTACCACTTCTATTTTTGGCCATTTTCTCTAAACTTTCTTTAGTTCTATTCAAACGATGTCCCGGATGTTCTATTCCCACCCTACCAAACATTGGATTGTGTTTACCAAATTTTGGATTAATAGTAGATGGATTTCTATATTTAAAAAGAATAATCCTAGAACAATCACGACAATGATTAACGCCATGATTCTTTAATATATTATGTTTCTCAACTAACCTATCCCTAAAACAATTATCGCATCTAACTAATGACATTATTAGATTTCTTCCCTTTATATGTCCTCTACAATAATCTAAAAAAATAACGCTCATGTTTTATATTATATCATGATTGATTGTAATTTTCAACAAATAAAAAACCCCCAATCTTTCGATTGGAGGGTCTCTTTTATATTTGTGAATTAATTTTGCTTTATACTGAAACGCCAGAAACAAAGAGGCCTATTGTAACATCTTCCGGCCCACCTATTTGTGTACTATAGTTGAAATCTACGGTACTATTTGCTCCTATCGTAGAATTATAGTTTGAGCTATCTAATTTAGTCCCTTTAAGGGTAAATTTAATAGCTGTAGCACCAAGCCCACTACAATCAGGATTTTTTAGAGTAATAGTTAAATCAATAGGATTATCTGCACAAAGTTTATCGGCTAGGTTTGATGCCGCGATATCACCAGCAACACAACTAAACGTTGCCGTTACATTTACTGGAAATGTAATAACTTTAGCAAATGCAAAACGTGTTCCAAGCTGGCTAATATCTTCTCGCGCGAGAGGAACGGTTACTTCAAAATTTTGAATATGCAAATTACCAGAAGCAAAACCAAGAGTATCTGTCAAGGCTAAGGAAATATCGCCTGGTTGTAATGCAGAAACGCTAGTAGTTGTACCAGTTGTTGCGGTAGGAATAATAAAGTTAACGCCCGTGACATTTAATCCTGTGCTTTGGTCCACGGTTGGAACATTACCAGAACTTAATAAGTAGGTACGATAATTCAAAGCATCAACAGTATAGGCTTCTGTAGCCAAAGCACCAACAGCACCACGGTAAGTTGCATTTGAGATAAACCCATTGCCAAAACCAAATGCGCCAGCGCCAGTTGTTCCAACTAAATCAGAACCTTCGGCGGCTAGAGCGATGTAATAATTTTTAACATCCGTAACACCAGACAAAATGTTAGAAATACAAGACACGCTACCATCAGTAATAAAACCAAGTCTATTAGCATTAATAGCATTAACAAGCAAACACTCAAAATTTAGACTAACAGTAGGCGGAGCAATTTGAACGCTATCAATACGAGCTAATTTACCAAATTGGTTAACATCTGTTCGATTAATAGTTTCAGTATGTGTAATGGACTGAACTCGTTGAATTCCAGAAAGTGATACTCCAGATGGTAAAGCTCCCGTTGGTCCTACGAAAAGCCCCTGAGATTGATATATAATACGATTACGTGCCATGGTAGTTCTCCTGTTATCTAATTGCTGAAATTTCTATTATTATACTCCCACCAAATAGAGAGGGTTCCTCTTTTTCTGTTGTAGAGTTAAAAATCCTAGTATATTTTACACTTTTTATAAGGGCAAAGTTCTCACTTAGCTTGCACCATTGATAAAATGAGTAATTATCAGTTAAATCATAGAAAAAATTAAACTTTGGCCCCAGGTTGGCCGCAACTACTGGTAAATCCTTTGTAGAGGTAGAAGAAAGCACGCTAGCTATGTTTTCGACCTGTCCTTGATGGTCGCCAATAACGGTTAATTTAAGGGTTGGTAGTGTTTCTGTAGTCCCGCCAAATTGGAACCCCTTTTCATCTGCTCCTTCTATTTCTATAATAATAGCTGGTAAATATATAGAATAGGGAATAGCTGGAAATGGGTCAACATCTACATTAGAATTAATACTATATTTAGTTTGATTTTTAAATGCTCTATCATTATCAGGTCGAACAAAACTATATTCCTTATAACTAAAATCACCTTGTACGGTACTTGAGGTTGAAATAGCCGTATCAAATATTACTCGTCCGTTTATATAGTCTATATGTAAAGAATTGCTTTTTGGTGTAAAGACGCCATTAACATATACGCCCGATGCGACAATCGGGGTTGGTTTATTAACAACACCACTTTCATACACAAAATTATGAAATGCCGACTGCCAAATATGTCCAGAAACAGAATATAATTCATTGTCTATAACTGGATAGAATTTAGAAATATTTCTCCCTTTAAAGTCCTTTTGGCCACCCGTTATATTAACATAAGCGCCTTGCTCTAATAATTTATGGTCATATAAATTATATAAACTTTGCTTTATGTCTTCCCAATAGCTTGTTCTCATTTAGAATTTGCTTTTTATAATTTTCCCAAGTGTTGACTTAGCTCGGCCCGTGTCTTCTAATATTCTTTGGTATATATCTTTGATATAAGGAATTTCTGGCATCATGCTAGGGGTTTTTCTTAAAGTAATTCTATCATCAACCTGAAATCCTTTACCACTTCTAGAACTTGAACTGCCTTTTTTCTTAAAAATAAATTGGCTAAAATTTTGAATAGCCGCCTTTTCTATTCCTTGGAGCCAAGATATTGGGTAAGCTCCTTCTGGCGGAGGAGTGACTCCATAAAAAGTTTTTAAAGGAGGATAAGAAATATTAACTTCAAATTGCCCGGTTTGTTTTCTTATTACATTAATTGTAAATGAAGAAAATAACGCTCTCATTACTTCTAGCTCCCGACTTACTTTCGATGGCGGAAGACCTAGAAAAGATGCTAAATTTCCATATACTCCAAGGCTACTTTTTGGAAAACCAGGAATATCACTTTGATTATTTCCAGGATTTTTTAGCTCTTGGGTTACTACATGTTCATTAAATTCTGCTTGAAGGTCTTTCGTAATTCGTTGTGCCGCGACAAAAGCTTTATCTTTTAATAAAGATTTTATCTCGTTTACTTTTGTGCCCTTGTCCAAGGCCGCACGAGCTTTTCTTGATATTGATACTGTGTTGATGCTTCCCATATTATTGTAAATCTTTAAAGTAATAATAATACGAATGAATATCTCTGAGTCCTACAGGGACTCCTTGTTTCACCATTAGGCAAGAACGACCATCAATAATTACGCGAGTATTCCTATCTACAAGTGCTGCATCAACGGAACCAGTAACTTTTATGCGGACAGAAAATTCATCTGATTTTAATTTTGCTTTTTCTACATCAAAATCTGTATCTTGGTTTCTCCATTGGATTCTTGCATTTATTATACCCGAAGATGGAGATAACAAAAATCCATTTCCATTACAGACTGGACATTCTACACCTCCGCTGAAGGGTATGTTGAGTGTGCCACTGATATTGAATGAAGGAATGACGGTTGGTGATGTTTGAGAAAACGGATTACCAGAGTTATAAACCGGAAAAGCCTTTTTAAGAATCGGGTCCCAGCCTGAGTGATTTAAACAACCGCTACGTAGCGGCTCAACCATAACTATGATTTGTCTGGATGTTCCCGAATGCAGCCAGTCAAAAGCTTCTTTGTATTTAGAAACAATCGCATTTATAGGGATAGCGGGATAACTCATTTAATTAAAGTTTAAAATATTTTGTTTGAATTCCTCGAACTGTTCGGGTGTATTATATCTATATCCATAGATTTTATGAAATAAAATATGGTAAGCCTCGGAGATTGTAACACCGTTGTTTATGTTAAATCTTTTGTCGGGATAATCCTCCCAATTGTAAAGATGATGAACAATTAATTTTCCGCCTCTTTTCCCAGTAATTTGGTCGGTATAATTATCTCGTGCTAAAACTAATTTTCGGAATTCTTGGGTTTTGGGATTATATCGTCTATTTTTATTATTTTCTCTTTCTTCCTGAGTTAAATCGAATCTCCAATTATAATTTTTTTCTCCTTTGTGGCATAAACTTAGCTTTTGACGAGTTTCTTCGGAAAGATGTTTTCCGTAATTATAACACTTTTCCCCCCTATGGGATGCACCTATTTTTTCACGCCATTCTTCAGAAAAATTTTTACCGAAATTATGATTTTCCTCTCCGCAATTTTTTCCAATTAAAGATTTGGCTATTTTTTCGCATGTTTCTTTACTGTGACGTTTACCAAACATTGGATGATTTTCCCCAGCTAGAGATTCGCTTATTTTTTGACGAATTTCTATGGAATGTGTTTTCCCATAATTAGCATTTCTTTTTCCTTTTCTAGAACAATTAGCACAAAATTCATCGCCTTTTCCCGCAATCGCATCACGTTTTAATATTGTCCTTTCCTCTCCACAATCATCACATTTTACCAAAGAGAACCATCTCTTATGTTTTTCTACCCCAGATTTTCTTCGTTCGAATTCAATTTTCAATATCATAATCTAATCTCGGTCTAATAGTTCGGATAATAACGCCCATATTGAATATATGGAATAGTTTCTTGAATACTGGCGTCTGTTCCAATAACTGTAGTAACCGCATTAGACGCTATTGAATATTTTGTTTGATTCACAATCCTATCGAATTCGCTTTGTAATTGTTTGTATAATTCATGTAAATATTTTGATTGGTCTGACACATTTACTGAACTATCCCCTTCTTTGAACGAAGTTAGGGTGAATGTTCTGCTTGCCGTATACATAGAGCGTTTAGTCAATTCTTTAGAAATTAAAAGCTCCAATATCGATTGATATACGGTTCCCGAAATAGAGGGAGTTATGCAACCAACGGTAGAGTCACCAGAAAAACATGTCCCCATGAGACCATTGAGCATAGGCAGTTTAGCAAAAATGAGTTGATTGACAGTTCCTGACGTATAAACCAAATTTGCTTCATCGCCAACCGCGAGAAGAATGTTCGAAATGTATCCAGAAGTATCGCTACACATAATATAGAAATGTTAATATTTAAATAATATATCACGCATAAAAAATACGCGGTATTCCATTAATATTACACTATAATCCCTCTTCCACCTTTTTCTAGACGTACCAACTTATTTGTTCTCTCTAATAATATCTTCCAAGCTCACATTCTTTTGAGCGGGATATGTTACTGTTCTTGGCTTCTGAGCGGCTTCATATAAAGCCAGACATTTATTTCGACAAAATTCCTTTTCGCAACTAGCATGATGTCCCAAACGCATCAATTCATCGCAAAGCTCAATATGAGTCATTTCATATAAAGCCTTTTTATAAATTTCTTTAGTGGGGTATTTAGAAAATTTATTAGCCTTTTTCCCACTGATTACTTCGTTCAAATCCTTAGCCTCGACTTCTTTGTCTTCTTTTCCTGTAATAGATACTACTTTATTTTTTTCCATATTATTCCTTTTACCTTATTATAGCAGTTTTATTGATATGTTTCAACTAGAAAACAAAAAAGCCGCAAACCTGCGAATGCGGCTCTTTTTTTTATATTTTATTAGATATTATTAACCATCGATAATTCCTGCGATTAACGCGCGATTATCAAGCACAGCGAAACCAATATCTTCCTGTGCAAGAACACCAGATTTATCGCTACGGTTATTAAATATGTCATTTACGATTTGTAAGTCACCTTTAGCGGGCATTACGTTAGAATCACGAGACATATCAACACCGATAACAACTTCATCGGCGGTTTGAACGAATGTTCCAGTATAGAAACTCTTGAAGAGAATGTTATAACTGAAGTTAACACCGAATTCGTTCATCTCATGGAGATTTAAACCAAATAAGCTAGGCATTCCGGCACCAGCTAAGATTTGTTTACGAAGGTCGTCTGGTAATGCGATGGTCGAATCTCCAGCGGCTGGAGTAGTAACAATCGCACCTCGAACGTTGATACCATTATAACTAAATGAGCGAACATCTGACATAGCTTCAACAGAAAGGAAAATATCCGTTAGTCCTTGTGGAGCATTAGAAGCTGTTCCTTGGTCAATCGAAGTATTGATGCGTTTTGCGCGATTCAACATTTGATTGAGAAGGTCTAAATGGAATATACCATCAGTTGTGGTAGAAGTAACGGTGTGTGACAAACCGTTCGTGCTACCAACAGCAGCAGCATTAAGAGCAACGCCCCAACCATTAATTTCCTCTTTACGAATTAAAGCCTGACCTAATTTATGGATATAGGAAGCAATTACATCTAAGCGACCATTTCGGGCAAACTTATTCTGCCAAGAAACTTCGGCTTGATACATTGCTGTAGGCACGATAGCTGTTTGAAGGTCTGAAAGAAACGAAGAAGGCATTCCACCTGGACGAGGTTGAAAATGCACTCGAATATCGTTATCTTTTTCATTGAAGAAGATGTCCAATGGGAATTCCGCATTGTCATTTTCTCCGAGAGTTTTTACAGTGTACATGCTACGAACTGTAGAAAGCTTATCAAGCACAACTTGGACTACAGGTGATAGAATAGCAGCGAAGGCTTCCATCGCTGGCCATGCTTTACTGCGGTCACGAGAACCAGTTAGCTTTAAAAGCTCAATTTGTTCGGGAGTTGCGTTAATAACTACTTTCATTTGATATCCTTTATTTTATAAATTATCGTACATCTAAGAATGCTACGGCATATCCATCCGAGCCAGATTGAGAGAGCCATTTACCACAATTTGGGGTAACGGCGGGTCCAACAACTTTCCATGCGCCAGCGGTACTATCTCCAGCAGCAATGCCTGAACCAGCAGCCGCTGTTCCTTCGTAGCCACTTACTATCACAATACCACGTTTGAGAATTGGTACAGTTTGTCCAGAATAGACAACTTGCAATTCATTCCAACGTTGTGCGTCATAAATTAGAGGTCGGCCAAGAGCGTCGTTAGCACGAACATCCCACAGTAATGCACCGGCCGCGATTGCTGTATTTCCAGATGTGACAAGAGCGACTTTGGCTTTGTCGACATATCGAGGAATTGTCATTCCTGCAAATGGTGCTAAGTTCTGATTAGAATCATAACCATCAGAATCGGTTGGATTCCAAGATTGGAACTGTACCATATCTCCAGCATTACCAGAGGCTTCTGCAAGGGAATATAGGTTAATTACACTTGCTTCTTCGTAACTACGAAATGGCTTTAAATTCATTTATTTTCTCCTGTTTATATTACTCGTTAACTAATCTTTTATCTGTATATCCGAGAGCTTTAATATTAAATGCCCTCGCAAATTGGTCTTTTAATGATTCACTTGGTGCTGCCGCATGAATATTTACACTTTTTGTGTCTTTCCCTGTATCAGCCACTACATCTTCAATAGTTGCCTTAACATCTTTATCATTAGAAGGTTCTATGCTAGCTTGAACGCTCTTTGAAATACTCTTATAAAAATCAAGTTTCCTATTAAAATCTTCATCAGAAGCATCGGCGCATTCTTTTTCAAGCAATGCTCGGTTATTATCTGTGATTTCAATGAATTCACTAATTTTACCAAGCCTAGATGCTACCAATTGTTTTTGTGCCATGGCGACTTCTTTTGCTTCAGCGATTTTACGAGCTTCAATTTCTTTGTCAAGAAACTCTTGAATCTTTTTAGCCATTTCTTCGGCTTTGATAAGTTTTTCTTTAATCTCTTCATTTTCTTTTTTCAGTGCATCAACACTTGCTGTAAGTTCTGTGACTTTGTTCTCTTTTGCGCTAAGCTCAGAAAGCTTAATATTCAGTTCAGATTGAAGTTTATCAGCCATGTCTTTATCAACTAATATTGGAGCGACGGCTGCTTCAACTGCAATTTCACTTTTTGTATCTTTAAGGGGTTCGGGCATAATAATGTCTCCTGTGTTTATATTTACACTTTTTTCTATTTCTGTAGTTTTAGATTCGGTAGAAACATGGATTAAAATGCTTTCATCTTCCTTTTTTGATACCAAATGACTAAATTCGTTGGCTGGAGCAAGGGTAATTGCATTACCGCCGATAAAGGATTTATGGGGGGCTATTGATATACGATTACCTTGCCAGACACCATTTCCACCGTTTATTTTTAAGGCATCGAACATTTTGTCAGCGTCAATATTATCTTCGCCGCTAGATATTAATTGTCCATCTGGATAATTAGCTCGTCCATTGGATAAAAAGAAAGAAAAATCACTAAAGTAACATTCGAAAGAAAGTTTAATTTTATTAAAATTGGCAGAGTTTTCGTCAAAATTTTCGAGTAATAATTCAGTAGCTTCTTGTGCATTAATTTTCCACGCTCCCATAACAACGCCAACATTCACCATACCTTTACCGCCAAGAATTTCCTGTGCTTGCTCTTCGTCTAAGATTTTATTATTGTTTATGTTTGATAAGTATGTATTAACACAAAAACCAACTATTCGCTCTCGTTCATGCTCTATATCAAGAGGAGAGGAAATCCCTGTCTTATACATTGACATACCTTCGTCTGGAAGGATAATACAATCATTTTTGTTGATATTGCCTATAGTGAAGCTAATCCCACTAAAATAGAGAATATCTTTTTTAGGGTCTTTAGGGAATAATTTTGCATAGGCTTCTTGTATTCCTATTTCGCTAGCACAAGCCACCAACTCTCTCTTCGGATGACGAATGAGTTTTAAGTCACTACCTTCTATATGAATAACTCTTTGCTTCTTCTCCATATTACTTAACTTTAATTTCAATCTTTGCGAAAGAAGTTTTGTCTGAATCGCTCGAATATACGCGAGCGGGAGCGCGAGATATTGGTTGTTTTTCATCATCAAAGTCGTCACAAATACCAGCAGATTTTAACATTGCTTTAATTTGTCCTTTATGCATTGCTGGAAGGTGGCCGGTATCGTGTGTTTCCATACAATCATTAATTTGGTCTATTAAATTTTGATAATCACTCATATGATTGGCGTGAACATTATGAATAACATCGGTTACATCGGTGTATAATTTTCGAAAAACACCTTCAAGTTCATCTTTAGTATAATAATAATCGGTTGGCTTAGATTGAGCCGAATCAGGGACGGGAAGCTTAACTGGTAAAGCCTCGGCAATAATTAAATTTAAATCTTTTAGTTCAAGTTTTTTAAAGTTAGCTTCAATTTTTTTCATATTATCTTTTTCTATTATTTTCTATATTCTTAATGCGAGCATCATCCGCAGCAAGGGCTTTTTCGTTACTAGTAGTTCTATTATTTAATCCATCAATTTGCGTTGAATGAATACTTGTGATAGATACTAGGTTTTTTACTACGAAATGGTCTGTAATTATTCCCCAGGACATGGCCAAGATGATGCCAAGATTACCTAATATCAAAGTACGCGAAATCTTCTTTAAAGATGGGCTATGAACCTCATAAATGAGGTCTTTTAACGTTTCCGCATCAGTAATTATATTTTTAGTACCCTTGGATGACATAAGCGCAATATCTCTGATAGATATTACACTTTTTTAGACACTGACCGGCGGAACTATAGCGACACTAAAGAATTTATATATATTAAAGACTTAATATATTACGTTTAAATTCTTCGAATTGTTCTGGGGTATTGTGGCGTTTACCGTAAATCTTGTGGAAGAGCTTGTGATAGGCTTCGGAGATGGTGATACCGTTGTTGGGGTCGAAACGTTTGTCTGGATGGTCTGCCCAATTGTAGAGATGGTGAACTGCTAGTTTAATATTTTTCGGTCCCGTAATTTGACAAGTCCAATTGTCGCGTTTGTAAATTAATTGTCGAAATTCTAAAGTTTTGGGATTTCGAGTTCTATTTTTATTGTCTTCTCTTTCTGCTTGTGTTAAATCTTGACGCCATCGATGATTTTTCTCTCCTTTTTGCGATAAACCTATTTTTTCACGCCATTCAACTGAATGATGCGTCCCGTAAAGAGAGCTTTTCTCACCTTTATTAGATTCTCTAATCTTTCGTTTAGTTTCTTCCGAATGATGTTTACCATAAAAACTATTCTTTTCTCCGTCATGTTTTCCAATATGAGATTTTGACATTTTATCACGAGCTTCTTGAGAGACTATCTTTCCTCTTTGAGCTAGACTCATTTTCTTACGAGATTCCTCCGAAGGACTCTTGCCTTTAACACAACACGAACGACAATATTTTATTCCCAAACCCTTAACAGCATCACTTTTATATATCAGTCTTTCTTTTTCGCCTACATGAGAAGGATGCTCGCATGAAACCAGGCTTTTTGAGTGATGACGTATTCCGTTTTTATCTATAAAATTTAAAATATAATTTAAAGAAACTATAGACATTTTTAGTAAAATCGGCTACCCGCAGCATAAAAATAATCGAAAAACCACTTATTTTGAGAAATGATATTTGCTCCAGCCGTTTCTCCAAGAAGTTTATAATGGTCGGTTTCTGGCTTAGAAAGAGTATTACGAATCACATGATTCCCATACACGCCATATTCCGAATCACGCTCTTGAGTAATTTGAGGAATATTTTTTAAGTCATGTAAAAAAAGAGGTTCTTCTAAATATTCATAAAGATGGGCAAGTACCTTCTCTGGCTCGCTTAACAAATCCTCGTAGCGAATCACACACATATTTTTTATGTTTCCTCTATGAATGGCATCATAAATTCGAAGTGTCGCAAGTCCGACGGGCGGAGAACTCATCCATTTTGCTATCCTTTGGTGCACGGTGATTCCCTCAAGTTGCGCGGGTACCTCCATTTTATCGACTTTATCCATATTTTCTCGATAAAGTCGTTCCATACTAGCTAAAATTGAACGTAAATCTCTAACGCATACGATATACTTTGGGTTTTTTATAAATTTTTCAATAAATTCACAATATCCAATCCACCCACGGCTTTTGTCAATTATAACTTGTTTGTCTGTAATATTTTTGTACCATCCTTCTAAACCACCAAGACAGAATCCAGAGAATCCTTTAGCCATTAAATCACTATCCTGCGCCTTGAATTCTTGGCAGTCGGTATAATTAGCTCTAGCTCCATAAAGCAACTCCAGCGTACCGCTGGTTGGAGATACATAGAATGCGGGATTCTGGCCTAAAATATTTTGAACCAAAGTTGAACCGCTGCGTGGAAGAGAAGAATTAAAGATAATTTTCATATAAATATATTTATAGTGTTCAAATATACTATATCAGATACTCAGACTGATTGCAACAACTATTTTTTTAGACTGGCTCGAATAGAAACCAAGCCACCTCTCTACCGTCCGATGGATTTGACGACGCAATATGAAAAGATACTCCGGCTGTTCTATTGTCCACCCAAACAAATCCAGAATTAAGAACTCCTGTTTGTGGAGTAACCATAATTCGAGTATTATTGGTTATAAGACTATGAATTACAGTAGCTCCTCCGCTCACTAAAGTAGCTAGTCCCATACCTTTCCCCGAACCATCAGGAATATTAACCCTCCCAATAGAAGGATTGATGTACGACATATTAGAGTTTGAAAGGGGTTATCCCGCTTGTCGCAAAAGCATTAAGCCTATTAGTTACGTCGATATCAGTCCATTGACCAATGGCGTCATAATCGGCGTCGGACCATAGAACTATGGGTCGAGGATATCCTACGATATATGCGTGGCATATTCTATTACTAGGCATATCTACAGTTCTTTCTACCGTAATCTCATCTACTGTTAGAATAGTTTCTTTTTGTTGAATTATATTAATCATTTTATTTCCTTTTTTTGTTGAATTAAATTGTGAACCAATTGCTATTATCTGAAATATACGTTCGGACTAAATAATTTCCGCTAATAACATCTGATGCGGCTCCATCGATTGTTTGACCTCCAATTACGCTACTAACGGTTACCGTTCTTGTAGAAGTGCCAATATTTTTTACTATATATACACGTCCTTTATTGCCAATAGCATTGGGTAGTTGGAGAGTACGACTCGTATTAATATCCATTATAATTAAACTATCGCTTGCTTTAGCGTTATAATTAAGGGTCTCGGTTGTGGTGGCCAAAGCCATTCCACTCATAATAACAGTTCCACTACCAGAAATTACCATTCTACTATTATTATTTGGACCAATCATGCAACATCCGCTTATATTTCCCGATATATCTTGGCCGAAAACAGAACAATTATTTGAACTAGGATTATTATTAATACCAACAGCAACTGAACGAATTCCAACGCTACTAGCTGCAACAGGAGTCCCAACAGTAACAACTCCGGTATTTTTATCGACAGATACTTGTTGGCTATTATTACCAATACCAATACCTATAGAAGATATTGAGGTTGACGACCCAAAATTATAATATCCAAATTTTTGTTGTGTATCTGCGGCGGTTTTATTCCTACCACCAAAAGCGGCGGAGTAAACGCCTGCCGCCGAATTAGCTAAACCAATAGATGCGGCTAACTGTGGTCCGGTAGAAGTATTGGAGACACCAATGGCTGCACTATATGCTGATGCCGAAATATTACCGAGTCCAATCGCTACGGCGGAGCTAAAATCAGTAGAGTTTGTTCTGCCAATAGAGACCGAATAGCTTCCAGACGCGGTATTAGAAACCCCAAAGCATGATGATTGAATACCGTTGATGATATTACCATGTCCATAAGCAATAGCTACATCGTTACTAGTAGAATTGAAGTTTCCACACACTAGAGAATAAACCCCAGAGCATGTATTTCCAGCACCTATAACTAATGAATAATTACCAGTTGAAATATTATTGACACCAATAGAAATTGAACCTTCCGATTTGGCTAGATTATCTACCCCAAGACAAATAGAATTAGTACCGGCAGCAACTCTTGATGATATGTGGGAACTCTGTATATCGATAGCATTGTCCCCTCTTTTATCGCCACCAACATCTGTCATTACCAGGGCGTTATTATTTGTTTTTTGTCCCGGAATTATCGGATAATTATTAAGTGCCATAAACTTAGACTATCCACCAATTGTTATTATCTGATACTATATCTGTTGAAACATACTGCCCACTAATTGCATAAGTGGGATTCCCATCAATTGTTTGTCCAAGAATTCCACTCAATGTAACTGCATTTGCACTACTATCAATTTTCTTAACAGTATATTTTCTGCCATTAATTCCAGTGGTGCTAGGAAGGGTAATAACAAAAGCCGCGCCGGATGAGTTAGCTAAAATAATAGTATCGCTTGCTGTTAAAGTATATGCGCCGGTCTTTGTAGTTAAAGCAACAATTGTTCCACTTGCCGCCAATACACCGCTATTACTAATTTGTATTTTTCCAAAATTGTTTGTACCAATATGAATGCTTCCAGATACGTCACCCGTAATATCTTGACCAAAAACACAACATCTGTTTGCTTGAACGTTGTTGTTTATCCCGATGGCCACCGAACGTTGGCCAATTGTAGCAGCTTCGCTTGAAGCACCGCTAGCAATAAGACCATTTTCGGTCATATAATTACTAGCGCTATTGATATTGTTCATTATACCAATAGCAATACAAGCATTTTTAGTAGCGAAATTAAATCGACCCAAAGCAATCGAATTTTGGTTACCCCCTATTTTATTTGCTTGCCCTATAGCCGTACCTTGTCCAGCGGCCGAAATTCCAGTATTAAAATAACCCATTAAAAGATTATCTGTACCATCATTATTATTATTGCCCCCAAAAATACAAGAACGATTTCCGTCTGAAGAATTACTATAGCCGGCTACTACAGATGGACCGTTGGTAACAATATTCTGATTTCCAAAAATATTACTATTTGCAGTATCTGCCGTATTAGCAAATCCAATAATAGTAGAAGCGTTACCAGCAGCGATTGAATTACCACGACCAAATAATGAATTATTATTACCGGCGGTAATAACGTTAAGAGCACCAAACGCATGATTACCACCGTTAACACTATTTATGGTGTTATTATTTCCAACCGCATGAGAATAATTACCACTACATGTGTTCGTAAAGCCAAGTAGTAAATTTGTACCGCCTCCAGCGTCTGTATTACTATTTCCAATAATAGTAGAACGATTGAATCCGTTCATATTATTAGTTCGCCCAACGATTGTTACCCCCGTACCAACGCCACCAACATTTGTATCCCCAATAACAACATTTGTCGTTCCACCACCGGTATTATTTCTCCCCATCATTACGCTTTGAATGGCGGTACTTACGTTTCCTTGGCCAATTGCTATAGAATCATAATTACTACATGAGTTTGCATAGCCGACAGTTAAACTTCTATCACCCTCGGAATCATTGTTAATACCAAAAGCCATGGAAAGTTTTCCGATTGTAGTAGCAACGGCTGGAACACCAGTAATAGCTCCAGTACTGGTATTAATCGTTCCACCGGTTTGGTTATTCAAAATACCAATAGATACAATTGAATGCGAGGTTGATGTGCCAAAATTATATATACCAAAAATTTGGCTATTTTTAGTATTAACATTATTGTAGCTTCCACAGACGGTATTAATATCTCCATTATTAACAGAATTTGAATATCCGAAAATATTATTTTTATTTCCGTTGCTAGTTGCCGTATTGGATGTTCCAGCGACTATAGAACTCGTAGAATCATTCGCATTACTTTTTCCGAAGGTAAAGGATTCTAATCCTCCACCCGTATTACTTAGACCAAAAATACGAACCTTACTTGCTGTTGTGGTATTAGAATTTCCAATAGTTATTGAATTATTTCCAGCTCCAGTGTTAGTATTACTATATCCTATTACGACACTTGTGGATACCGCACCCCAAGTATTGCTATTTCCAATAACAACTTCATTGCTACCACCAGCTCCACTATTAGTGTTCAGCCTGCCAATCATCACAGAATTATATTGGGAATTAGTATTACTTTGACCAATAGTAACAGAATCATAACTACTCGCTGTATTTGCATATCCCATTACTAAACTTCTATTACCCTGAGCGCTATTGTTAATACCAAAGGCCATAGAAAGAACGCCAATAGTTGTAGCAACAACTGGAGACCCCGTAATAGCACCGGTTGATGTATTAATCGTACCACCTGTTTGGTTGTTAAGTAACCCAAAGGCAACATTCGCAAAAGATGTTGAAGAAGAAAAATTATATCGACCAACTTCTATAGAATTAAGACTACCGGCGGCATTCTTATGTCCAATAGCTACCCCATAGGAGCCGGCGGTGGTATTATATGCTCCTAATGCTATATTGTAAGAATTACTCCCGGTGGAAGAATTGCGGCCAATTGAAATAGAGTTACTGGCAACACAAGTTGATAATACACCTATTGTTAAAGAATTTGCTCCAGCACAACTCGCAGAAAAACCAATCGCAATATTCTCACTACTAGTTGTTGCAGATGCGCCCCTTCCTATAGCAATGTTATTATTAGAACTTGCCGTAGTACTAAAGCCAATCGCAAGAGAATAAGCGGCAGATGCAGTTGCCGTATGACCAATTGCAGTACTTCGCTGTGCGGAAGCTGTAGCGGTATCACCAATTGCAATAGTCCTAGCAGCAGAAGCAACTGAGCTAGCACCAACTGAGACAGAATAAGAGCCGCTTCCGCTTGAAGAAGTTCCTATAGATACTCCATTAGAAGAACCTTGTTTAACTAATTTTCTATTAAATGCCATAAAATTTTATATTTAAACAATTCGCCATCCATTGGTAGATTTGTAAACATTTATAGATTCATAGTCAGAATTTATAATAAAATTACCACTTCCATCAATATTGGGAGAACCGCTAATAGTTATATTATAACTTAATCCACTACCAACATCATCTTTAATAATAAAAAATGTTCCATTATTTAGTGTGCTTGGCAAAACAATCACTCCAGATGTACCAGAAGGAAATGCTGCGGCAATAATATAATCATTCTGCGTACCGGTATAAGGAGTTCCGGTAACCGTATTAATATGAAACTGAACGCCGCTATTAAAAATAGCATTTCCAGTAACATTAATTCCGCTAGCAAAACTAGAACCACCGCCGCCAGCCGATGGGGTCTGCCAATTTGCCGTAGTAGATGTTAAAGCTGTTAAAACTTGTCCAGCCGACGGAGGCGCGGCAGACGAAACAGTAACAGTTGTCCCGCTTACTCTTAAGCCCTTTGCGGCATTAACCGTCGTAGGAATTATAGAACCTTGCATACATTAAAATGTCTGAAAATGAACCATTACTATTTGGCCAGAAGTCCGTTGTGCAAAAAATAGACTTGAGTTATTAACAATCTCAAATGTTCTATCGCCCCTAATTTCCCAAGCATTACCCGTTGTAGCATTTCCACTAAACGCATAATATATAATATCATTATTATCAGAATGTGGTTCAACACTTAAACTTACAACCGCGCCGGTAGCGGTTGGGATTGAGCTGGAATAATTGCTAAAACTACCAGTTCCGGTTAAAGAAATTCCGTAGGTTCCTTGAGAAACGGGAAGCGCTGGCTTATTACTGACTGTAATTCCACTAATTAAGATATCGCCACCAAATTCCGCAATTTCAACCGGTCGATAGCCAGAGCCATCCCTTGCGACCATAAGGGTTGGTCTAAGAGAGGGGTCGGAAAAACCGGACCAAACAGGGAAAAATAGACTAGTGCTAGATATAAATGGAGAATGCATATATTTTTACATTAAATTTTACACTTTTTGGGAATTAGTTCGAAATATATAGTTTTCTATTTTGTAGTCTTGTTATAGATTTGATTCAAAAATTCTGTTAAATCTTTGTGATTGTAAGATTGTTTTAAAAGAAAATCAGTACAAGCATTTTCTACAAATTTTTTCTGTTCTTTAGAGAATTTGTTTATATTTAATTCTGATTTTAGATAGCTTAACGCCTCATTAATTGTAGTCGCGTGTTCCTCTTTTGTAAAGGAACGGATTATTACAGCATTTGAACCATTTGGTGTGGTTGATTTAGGCCCCGTTTGAGATTTATTACTTTCGCCAGTTGGACGACCGCTTTTCTGACTATCGCCTCCACGATTAGCCGAAGGAACAAATAATCCTTGGTCTTTGAGTTCCTTTGCCTCTTGTTGTCGTTCAACTTCTTCGTCGTAAGTAGGAAGCCGGCTATCTCGAATGCTTTCGATAACACTTTGTGGAGAAAATACTCCATCTTCATAAAGACGAGTATATATTTTAGCCATTTCTTTCTCATCATTTAAATCCGCTCCCTTAATTTCTGGCTTCACTTCGGTTTTAAAATTAAATAGTTTGCTCATCCTTTTGCATTCTGGAATGAGAAATTCTTTTAAAATCTTGTCGCGGCCATCAACGATTCTTTCAACCAAAACTTTAATACCAAGAAAATTATTAGAAAAACTGCCAGCCCCGTTGCCATAAACCGCATCGGAAATCCCTAACGCCGTTAATATATCTTTATTCACTGCTTCGTATTTCTTTGGGTCTAGCATATTAGCAATATCAGGATAATATTGATTGATTTTTACAGCGCCATCAGTAATTAAATATGTACTAGTCGAAGCATTAGAAAGTTTATTTCTAATTGCATCTAAAGCTTCTGGAGAAGGAATATGGTCTTTATCACCAACCGCCACATGAATAAGGATTTTGGCAATTACCCTAGAGAGAGCTTTATCCATATTTCTTAATTCTTGACGAAATTCCAAATCGTCAAATGCCCCAGATAAAAATGGCCAAGCATATGGTTCATATGGTTGTTTTTTTCGATATAAAACAATAATATTTTCTGGCTTCAATGCGACAACTAAATCACCCGCCCTAGAACTATTTCCTCCAAGATATTTTTTAATAGCATCAGAAAATTCAACAGGAAGCTGTTGTAGTTCTTCTGGCTTGCTTTTATATTGTTGGATAATTAGTTTTGCCTCCGAAGCTGGAATCACTATCTGATAAAGATAATTATTAAACAGATTCCCAGAAACAAAATTTACTAAATTTGGGTCGATGATTGTATATTTAGTAGGAATCATCACCGAACTATTTGTTTTTAATCCGAAAAGATTATTTAGGTCGCGTACAGCAGAATCTTTTATCCTACTTTCGAAGCGATAGATATATACGTTTCCAGAGCGATAATACTCAAGAGCAACTTGGTCTAAAAATGACTTTAATCCAACTCCCGACGCCCATCCTAACATAGCATCACGAGCAGCCTTTTTCTTTGAAAGAAAGTCTACTTCACTCACCGTGAATTCTGCCATAGTGTCTATGGCATGACGAATTAATCCGAATTTATAATATACAACCTGAGATAATCTTATCGCCATTTTAGGCGTCATGAAACTATTTTCAAGAGCGCCATACTTATCCATATCTTGACCTCGATAGGCGGCGTTACCACGAAAACTAGTAGAACCGGTGGGCAGACAAGAAGCCGCAACTTTTTGATACATTTTTCTAGCTAACTCTATATCATTATTAGAACCCTCAATATCTAAAAGAGTTTGTGGCTCGTAGTTAGTAATACTGTGATTATTTTTTTGATTATGTCGCTTTTTATTTGACATATTAAGCTTCTTTTATTGTATATTGTTTTCCTGCAACTAACCCAAAAACATTAACACTTCCTGTTTCGATAAATCCCGCTTCATAAACATCTGAACCGGCTGGATAAATGATAAATGAACCGCTTCCACTACTTGCTACACTACCATAATTAACCCACATGTTTGTATCGTCAATGTTTTGAACTTTTAAATATCTTCGATTAGCATTCGCAGCGGCAACTTGCTGTGAAACACCACTAGTGGTAATTCTGTGACCCCTATTAGCACCACTACCACGAACAAAAGAATTGCCAGAGGTTATGGCGACACATAATGCGTTAGTTCCGTATGCTCCGGTTACTGTAGCTAGCAAACCAGTCGAACCACTAATACCAACTGAAGATAAAATTCCAGACGCTAGGGAAGGTAAGCCTGATGTAATTATTACAGGAATAGAGTTATATCCACCAGCTAAGACAACATCTGTACCAAGTCCAGTCACTCCAGTAATTCCAAAATTTGTAGTATTACTAGCTCCAGAAGTTATAGCAACTGTTAGAGAATTATAGTTGCCAACCAAAAGAGAATCTATTCCAGAACCGTTCGCCCCAGTAATACCGACTTTAGTTTGGGGATTAAGTTGTGTGAAAGACCAAGCGCCACTCTGAGCCACCAAAGCTGTAAATTCTCCACTTTGTTTGGCTAATACGTTCCATCCTCCGCTTTGTGCAGAGGAAACATTCCAAGCTCCTTGTTGAGTAGAATTAACAGCTCCAGAAGGAACAATAACTGATAATGAATTGTATCCCCCCGCTAAAACGACATCTGCACCTAATCCAGTGACGCCAGTTATTCCAACTTTTGTACCAGGGTTAGAAATCGTTATAGAGTTAGAACCCGTTAAACTTACTGTCCAAGTCCCAGATTGTCCAGCGTTAACATTTATAGGTTGACCGGTGATTCCGACCTGAGTCTGTGGATTTGAAATTGTGGCAGTAGTACTACCAGAAGTTATCATTACAGCTAAAGAGTTGTATCCATTGGTAAGTGCTGAATCAACTCCAAGACCAGTAACTCCGGTTATTCCCACTTTCGTTTGAGGATTCAATGTCGTAGTAGACCATGCGCCGCTTTGTGCAACTAACGCCGTAAATTCTCCGCTTTGTCTCGCTAAAACTCCCCATGTTCCACTTTGAGCGGAAGATACATTCCACGCGCCTTTTTGATTTGCATCAATATTTCCAGAAGTAACGATAGTTGAAATAGAATTATATCCGCCTGCGAGCACAACATCAGCACCTAAACCGGTTGTCCCCGTAATTCCAACTTTTGTTTGTGGGTTGAGTGTTGTGACGCTCCATGCTCCACTTTGAGCTACCAAAGCATTGAAAGCGCCACTTTGTGCGGCAAGGACATTCCATGCTCCACTCTGCCCAGCATTGACGTTTATTGGCTGACCAGTTATGCTAACTTGAGAAACGGGATTCGAAATTGTAGCCGTTACAGAACCAGACGTTACAATCGAGGCCAAAGAATTGTATCCGCCGGCTAAAGTCACATCTACACCCAATCCCGTTACACCAGTAATTCCAACTTTAGTAGCCCCGTTAGAGAGTGTTGCGGTTACAGTTCCTGACGTAATGATAGTTGGTATAGAATTATATCCACCAGCAGAAACTACATCTACTCCTAGACCAGTAACGCCAGTTATACCCACCTTCGTTTGAGGGCTTAAATCTGTTATATTCCAAGTGCCACTCTGCGCTGCTAAGACAGACCATGCACCACTTTGAGCGACGGATAAAGAACCAAGCTCAATATCTCCCGACGTAATCATTACTGGAATCGAATTATATCCGTTAGAAGAAATTACTTGTATGGCGAGGCCAGTCGTGCCACTAATTCCAACAATCGTTTGTGGGTTTAAATTTGTAGTGCTCCAAGCGCCACTTTGCGCGGCTAACACATTCCAAGCTCCGCTTTGTCCGGCGTTAACGTTGATGGGTTGCCCTGTTATTCCAACTTGACTTATAGGATTGCTAATGGTTGCGGTTAATGTTCCAGATGTAATAATCGTAGAAATCGAATTATACCCGCCCGCGAGAACTACATCTGCACCCAAACCCGTGACTCCAGTAATTCCTACTTTTGTTGTAGGATTAAGTTCTGTAAATGACCACGCGCCACTTTGTGCAACTGAGGCTGTAAATGCTCCGCTTTGAGCCGCTAAAACTCCCCAAGAACCACTTTGACCCGCGTTGACATTTATGGGTTGACCTGTGATTCCGACCTGGGTCTGTGGGTTTGAAATGGTTATACTATTAGAACCAGTTAAAGAAACTGTCCACGCTCCACTTTGTCCTGCGTTTACATTAATTGGTTGACCAGTAATTGAAACTTGTGAAACTGGATTGGTTAAGGTAACATTATTAGTACCGGTTAAACCAACAGACCAAATTCCGGTTTGCGAAGATAATGTAAAGAAACGACCTTGAGAATCAACAAAAACTTTATTAGCTGTATCAACATTTCCAGAGCCAGCAATTTGTGTAACTTGTTCATTATTAACTATTCCGGTAATATTAACATTAAGACCACTAGCAATAGCCGTAGTACCTAATTCACCAATATCAACGGGTCTGTATCCAGACCCATCCCTTGCAATCATCAAAGCGGGTCTTAATGAAGGGTCAACGAAACCAGACCAAATTGGGAAAAACTTCCCTGTTGAAGAAAGCAACGGTTCACGCATAAAAAAATTTTTACATTAAATTTTACACTTTTCAGCTTAGCTTGTAAGAACAACCGGGCAATAAGTAGTGGTTTTCTGATTACCCCCATCTACAATATCAAGATATTCTTTTACGCCCCAAGCTCCTAACAAGGCGGCTGAATATAAATCTTTTCTCATTCTTTCTTTTTTATGTATTTTACCCAAACTTTCTGGCATATTGAAGGTCGTTAGCCCATTTGAACCTTGACTTCCGACAATTAAACTTATTTGATTTTTTGCTAATTCTATCATTTCAGAAGCTTCTTCAAGCTTTTCTATAGATTTAGAATCATGTTTAGTATATGTGGCTTCATCAATCGGCGCGGCAAACCATATTTTTTTATGTTCTAATAGAGATTTTAAATGTGTATTGCTGGCTTCGTTAAATTGGTTAGTCGGGGTGTTCATCCTTAAGATTCTATTTGAAGCATGGCAATAGGTTTTTATATCATCTTTATCTATAGAAACAAGTGGGCGCTCCCCTTTTTCTTTGTTGGCGAAGTCAGGACTACATAATAGCGAGGCCATTTGACTCCCGCCACCAAAAGCATCGGAGATTATGTATACGGGGTTAAAATTATTCATATATTCTTTTACTAGGGCGACGTAGTAGGGCCAGCCTTTGCCAGATGAAGCGGAAGCGTTAACGATATAGGACGTGCGTGTGGTCATATCTAATTTTATCACAACAATTCCAAAGAAATCATTTTTTTCGTTTTCGCCTGAACTAGGGTCGGCGGACAATATATACACATAACCAGATTGTGCACTAATTTCAACAATAGGGGCTTCATTAATCTTCAAACTTCTAGAATCAATTAAAGACCTCTTAATAAATCCACCGCTATCGCTAACGAACTGAGCACCATATTCTGTATCGAAACGGTCCGAAGGTAACATCGACCTAGCATTTTCTAAATTAGATTCATCTAAATATCCCGGAGCTACTTTTGTTATACTATCACAGCCAAGCTGTATTATACAATATTTAGAAGCATTTTTTATTACTTTTTTATCATGTGATTCGGCTCCTTCTAAAATTATTTTCTTATATTCCTTATAAAGCTGGTACATAAAAGTAAATTGATATGAAGCGCTACTTGATATAATAATTTGGTTATCATCAAATTCCGTTGCGTCATCAGAACTAATAATGCCAGCATCTATTAGCTCTTTTTCTCTTTTTATTCTTTTTACTTTATCGACAGGATTAATAGAAACAGCAGAAGTGGGTTTAAGTACAGTGTTAAAGATGTCGTTTGGGACCACGTTGAATTCATCGACTATTAAATGGCTACTACGAATCCCTCTAATTTTTTCACCAGCACCCAAAGGGTAGGCGGCAATCAAAGATTGTTTATCCGTACCTCTTACTATCATAGTTGAAGCCTCTGGCAAATCTGTGGGTGGCTTAGGAACAAGTTCTCGAAATAAGGAGGCTTTAGGATTATAATAAACTTTTTTTGCCTCCTCGAATATAAATCTACTTTGACGCCTTGAAGAACCGACCATTACCACCTTAGAACCACTTGTAATACAAGCTCGAATCACTGAATAAATTCCCAAACTCCAGGTTTTGCTTCCACCACGCGATAAAATTAACATTGGAAAGGGCTTTCGAATCAATGTTCGTAAAATTATAGATTGAAAAGGTAACATCTCACAACCCAAAACAAAATAACAAAAAGCATCTATATTTCTTAATAAATAATAACATAATACGCTTTCAGCTTCAGAGCGTTCTAACACTGGGGTTCTAAGAAGAACGTCATATTTCTTATTTCGAAAAGGAGAAATCTGGAAGTTTGAATGTATTAACATGTTATAAAATTTTATTACTTTTAGATAAATTTTCTTCGGCCTATAGAGGTTGTAAATTTGTATAATGAAAACATTTGCGTTGTTCGGATGGTTTTTCTAGAAGGAAGGAACTACATGGCCGGATATGGTCAATATGCCAACCAAAAAGTCCGCGATTTTCCCATGTCATTCCTGGTTGAAATTTAGATTCTAAATATTTTTTAAATTCTTGGATAGTACATCCCAATAATTCTAAAGTTGTTTTTGATTTAGAATTACCTCTTAATGCCTTACATACTTGTTGTCGAAGACGACATTTTAAACAAAATTGAATATCTGTTTTTCTTTTATTTACAGCATATTTATTTAAACGCTTTCGATTTTTCTGTTTATATATTTTGTTTCGTTTTTTAACTTTTTCTTTATTATTAATCTTATATATTTTATATCCGGCTCTAAGCTTTTCTCTATTATTTTCACGATATTTTGCGGCTTGTAAAAGAAGTTTTTTTCTGTTTTTCTTTCGATATTTTTTATCTCGTTGTTTTATTTTTTCTTTATTCTCTAGCCTATATTCTTTAGATATATCTAAAAATCTTTCTCTATTTTTTAAATAATATTTTTTTTGTTTTAATTTAATCTCTTTTTTATTTTTTTTAAAATGTTTTTTAGCTTTATTTAAAATATGTTTCTTACGTCGAATATAATATTCTCTTTTATATCTATCAACTTTTTCTTTATAAACTGGGTCAGTTTCGTATTTAATGTGAAATTTTTCTCTAACACATTTTTTACAAGTACAGTTTCTACCAGTTTTTTTTCCTTTATTTAAAGAAAACATCTCTAAATCCTTTTCTAATTTACAACACGTACAATTTTTTTTATTATTCATGTCATTCATATAATTTAATTAAATCATTTTTTGTAAACTCAACGCTACAAAATTTATTCTTGTGACAATCAATATAAAATTGTAAATCTAATTTTCGGCAACTATCCCCACAAACCAAAAATTCAACAACATATTGAACACATTGTTCTCTAGTACCACCAAAAGTAAATTGACAAACGTCGCTATAATTCCTATAAATATTCCTCATCTGATGAGATATCATCGCGCTATTAGCGTAACCAAAAAATCGGTGGCGATGGAGTTCGTGCAAATTAAATTCAACCAAAATAATTAAATAGCTATTCTCTGCTCTTACTCTGTCTAACTCACGACAAAATCTTTCATAACCACTAACTAACGTGGAACCAAAATCTCCGACTGCCTTTCTCTCAACAAATATATTGTTAAAGCCGGAACCCGCGATGCAATAATCCCCGAAATTTAATTTTCCAACGATGCTATTATAGAATCTGTAGGGACTTTTTTCACGACTATCAATATTTATACAAAAACTATCAATATCTATTTTTTCTAAAGGAAGTTTAGAGTTATAATCGAAAAAATATTCGAATCTTGATTTATATTTTTTTTCTTTAATCAAATCTTGAATATCAAAATAATTTTGAACATGTAGAAAATTTGGTGAGCAAGATAACGATGCTAATTCAGCCTGACACGGAAGAATGTTATGCTTTAAATAATCTTTATCTAACTCTTTAACCAATTGTTTTTTCTTATCTTCTAAATTGTCTTTATTTTCAAAATATAAATTTAAAGATGTCTTATCTATAAAATCCCGTAACAGATAGTTCTCTAGAGAATCACCTTCCTTCCAATTTAATTTCTTACCCGTATAAAGACAAATCTTTGGATAGTATTTCTCATAATAATCCTTCACTCGCAACTTGTGCTTACGTAAGTGTCCGTGAAATGATTTCTCGCTCTCGAAGGCCGTATTACATTCTTTACAAACTATCATAAGCCACCCTGTAAAATTTCATCAATGCCCACACCAAGAATTAGGGCTTTGGTTGCATCCATTTCATCTAAGACTTGCATTGTATCTCGTATTTCTTTGTCTTTATTTTCCTGAAGTTTCATTAACGCGGCTCGTTTCTCATTATCCTGAAAGGCTTCAATAAGAGCTAAAACGGTCAGACCTTGTGGGCGACTATCTTTTAATCTCTGCTCTCGATTAACACCAAGAGTCTTTTTAATTTCACCAGCTCGCTTTGTTGAATTTGTGTTTTGGTCATTTAGATTTAAAATTAAGCTATCAAATGCAACAATTTGTGCTACGCTATTTCCGGGGGAGTCTTTCATTTTTTCTATTTCACGAATTTTACATTTTATATCATATTGAAAAACTATTTCATTGCATACGTCAATGTAATCATTTACCTCGTCTTGCGGCATATCACCTTTTCCATAAAGGGCGCGAACGAACTCCTCTCGAAATAAATCTTTGTATTCCCTCTTCTTATAGCTCTTATAATTATAAAGATATCGCCTAGATTGCATTTGATTGATTAGAAAAGTAATATCTTTCTTTTCTTTTTCACTTATTGGAGTCCTAACAAAAATATGCAGTTCTTTTAAAACATTAGCAAACTCTTCGATACTTACTTGTTGATAATCAATTTCTGCATCGGGATTGTCTACATCTATATTTTTTTCTTCAATGATTGATTTGACGATTTCTTCTGGAGATAGTGGCGTGGCTTTAACATCGGCAGAGACGGGTTGAGAGTTTGGCGTAATTTGTAGTCCGGAGTTCTTAATAAAATCAAGAATAATAGGACACTTCCTATTCTCTGTTTTGATATTAAGACGAATAGCCAGTTGATAAACAGACATCTTAGAATAATTGTCGATTATGAACTTTTTATCTTCTTCTGTTAGGATTTCTTTTTCGTTAGACATAATTTAATCCCATCGAAATTTTCTTATCTTCTATAACATCTCTTGCTAAGAGTTGAGTATTTTTTAGGCTCTCCTCAACAATTTCAAATCGTTCGTTAAAATTCTGGCCGCTGATATGTATGTGTCTTGCTATTTTTGTAGTTGAAAATCCGGAGGCAAAAAATAAATTAAATACTTCTTTATCTATTCCGGAGATTATCAAATTTAGACCTTGAGTAAATTCAGTAGGAGTACAACTAAATGGTTGAGATGAGTCATAACTGGAAGTTTCATAGGAGACGGGAAAATTAATATTTGATGCTTCTGATTTTTGTTCAATAAATTTTTTATACAGACGGCATTTGGAAGAAACAGTCCCGTATAATTTGCAACCATCGTCTTGAGTATACATTGGGCAACGGAGGCAAGGCTTTTGATGGATATAATATTTATTCCTCATCTCGTTTTTTAGAAAATTTTGAGTTAGGCGAGCTATCCATGGTTCCAAATTTTTCTCCTGATTGTAAAGATGCCACTTATGATATATGTGTAATAAAATGTCTTGAGAAATATCTTCATAGCTATAATGTTGTAATGTCCAGCGGCTACGATATAACGAAATCACTTTATTAATTTTAGGTATGCTTTCCTCGAATGTTACCATATTAAGATGTCTAAAATATATTTTCTGAATTCCTCAAACTGTTCTGGCGTATTGTTGTGATTTCCATAAATTTTATGAAAAATTTGATGAAGCTCTTTACAAATCGTGATACCGTTATTTATATCAAAACGAAGCTCTGGATATTTAGCCCAGTTGTAGAGACGATGGACAACTAAATCACCGCCTCTTCTACCGCTAATACAGCATGTATTGTTATCGCGTAGATATACCTCTTCTCTAAATTCTCGATTTTTAGGATTATAATTTCTGTCTTTATTGAGTTGACGTTCCTCTTTTGTTAAATCCTTACGCCAACGAGGATGTTTTTCTCCAATATAAAGACCAACGAGAGATAGGCGTATTCTTTCGCAAGTTTCTTCGGAGCGATGAGAACCGTAGTTAGGACTTTTTTCTCCACGTTTGCCATAAAGACCATGTCTTTCTCCTTTTTGACGACAAGAAGTGCAAAAGTTACTTCCCCTAACGGCATTAATTTTTTTTATAACTCTCTCTTTACTACAATCATCACATTTTACCAAACTTTTAATAACACTTGGCTTTTCGTCGTATGTATTTAAAAAATCAAGACAAAGTATCATAATTATTCTTTGCCTTCAATAATTCTAGTAGATTCTGTTGATTTAAACATTTGTTCAGCTATTTTCTTAGCATCTTTTTGTGTTGAAATTTTTCCTAATCCTGAATCTCTTTTGCCCTCTGTCTTTTTGGCGGTAGCTATAACATCTTGAATTTTTATAGCACGTTCTCTAATAGAAGGGACATTATCGCTAATAACCCTATCAATCAAACTGCTAGCAAAATCCATTTGAGCATTTGGGTCGTCGAAATATCCACAAACTAAATCAATATCCGCATCTGATTCATCCCCCTCTCCTAACTTTTCAGAATCATCTACTTCTATTTTATTATATTTACTTACCTGCTTTTTTAGATGTGGCTTATTTGAAACCTTAACTATGATATCTGGGAATCCTAAACGACAGGCCATACAGAATTTGGCAGATAAAACATTATCCTGTCCACATGAATTACAATACTTTATATCCATAAAACTCCTAATTTAAATTTATCTTAACATACCTTTACCTTTATACTATCAGGTATGGTCGTACTTTTCAACAATAATTATCCGTATATGCTTTTACACTATTTTTATATATTTAATTATTTTCTTCATTGATTTTATAGAATATTTCTGCTATTATATTAGAGTGTAAGATATATTATGGTAAATCGACTAAAATTCTTAAAAGATTGCATGTCTGGAAAGCCACAAAAATTATTAACAAATAATGACTTGGAGATTAGTTCGGATATTAATTTCTTTGTTTGGCTGGCTAAAGACCAGGGATATGATTTAGAAGCGGGGGATTGGATTTTTGTCGGGGAAGATACCATGAAAGAAATACCAGAACTAGAAGAATGGCGTGGAACGCCGAATGTATACATTAGCGATGTTTTCAAAGGTATGTATGTGATTCCGAAGGAAACGTTTAAAAAGAAGCCAAATAAGGAATAATATGGTATCTAACGGATACACAAGAACATATTGTGAGGATACCGAAACTGGACATATACACAACGCACGTTGTTACGAAGACTGTACTGCAAGTCATCTAGGGTATCCCGAAGTGGAAGAACCTCCTAAAGAAGAGGTTAAAAATCATAAATACCAAAGATGGGAAAATGGAGATAAAAAGAAATTTTGGATGTAATAGTAAATAAATTAAAAGGATTAAAATGAATATATTTAAATTTGGTCGGTTTTGTTTTCAAGAAATTAAATCTGGGCTACCGCTTAAGTGGTGGGGGGATTTATATGATATGTATAAAAGAGAATTAGAGTTCCAAAAGATGGACGAACAAAGTATAATTACTGATTTGGACTTTACCCAAGAAACGAAAGATAATATCGTGAAAACATTTAAAGATTTAGAAAAGAAAAGCCGCAAACCAAGGAAGAAGGTTAAAAATCTTAAGAAAAGAAAATAGATAGAATGAAGGCATTTTTTAATTATTTAATATATAGAATATGCGGGGGAGTAATCTGCCGCACTAGCAGATATATTGTTTTAGAAAATATACCCGAAACTATAAAAGAAAAAGAGGGAGTTTATTGCTTCTTATATATAAATTATTGGGGCGCAGCTATTTATTCTAAAGATTTACAAAGAATTTAATTATGTAAGATTTATGAAGTTCTATTATTTTTGTTTCTGGAAGGGTAGCCCGAAAGATAAGACAAATTTAGTAGAAGGTATTACGTCTTCAAAAAATAAGAAATCTTGTATAGCCGCAATAAAAAGGTTACATCCGGGGGCTAAAAAAATAAGAATAATTAGTGAGAAAGAAACTGTAGAAGAAATTAAGACTGACTTTGGAGCTAATCGCAATTGATTGAAAGACGATAGACAGATTAAGTTACGTTTAATCTATTTTATTATTTCTAATCAAATAGTTGATGGTTGTAAAATCTTTTTTATCCGCTTACATCCCACCGGTGCCGGTGGATATATGGTATCTATTTTATTATGTAAATCCTTAATATCGTTCTGCATATGAACCAATGTGTTTTTTTAGTTCATCTAATTTTTTATTAAGTTCGTCGTAATTATTCATATATTCAATATATCACGATACTTCGTTGTTGTCAACTATTAAAATTTTCCCGTTCGGGAATAAATTAGAGATTTAACGTCCTTTTGGTCAAATACTTCCCGTTCGGGAGTGATTTCAAAAAGAGATGCTCTATCTCCCCTTGTGCTAATATGTGATAAATTAAAAATTAGAGAACAATTACTTTTAATTCGTCGACAAAATCTTTCCAGTCTAAATGATTTTTTATAGCAATTGTGTCGTGATGTGGAATATTTTGTATTTTAAAACCATGAGAAATTAATAGTTTTATTATTGAATCATATTTTGAACCTCCATTAGCATGAGGTCCATCACAATGTCCCCCTTCGAATTGAATATAATCTATATTATATAAATCAAAATCAATTGCTAATATTATATCGCAATCCAACCCCTCTGCGTCAATATAAAGCCTATCTACTCTCTCTCTCTCTCTCTGAATCCGCGGCCATCTTAATTATATCATTAATATGTTGAGATGGGACTTTGATTTCTAAAATATCATTTTCGCAATGTTTAATTAATTGGTCGCGATTAGTAGAACTAACATTAGTTCGTTGGTTATTTGGTTTAAAAAAGGTTTGAAATTCTTCGTTATGATTAGAAACGCAACAATGAATAAATTGGGCGAAAGGAAAATCTTTGTATTGTATTTTTGTCTCTTCTATACATTCTTGTAGGGCATCTACGAGAATTAATTTATTAATTTTATTAGCATTTTTGCTTACAAAATCAAAAACATGGTCTTTCCCATTATTTGACCCAATCTGAATTATATTCATGTTAATATTTACACTAAAAAAATATGTCTATAATAAATAGTTAGTGGGGTATTTTTTGAGACTTTTATAATTTGGCCTCGGCCTGATGAAATTTTCTTAATTAATAGCGTGGGTGTCATTATAAACCACTACCTATAGTGGTGTTCAGTTTTTATTAAAATTGATGTTCCTATATGTGAAAAACACACTTTTTTAGTTTGATTTTAATTTTATATATTTTTTGATAGATTAAAATATACTACCACCTATAGTGGTGGGTGATTTTTTTTAATCAGTTTAATAGCTTTGAATCGGTATTTCAAAATTTTACGATTAATAGGGTGGCTTTGTTTACAAAGTCTGGTATACCTGACACTATATAGGATAGCGTCAGATATATAAGGCATTATAGTGATTTATACATGGTTTGGAGTATAAGTGGATATAAATAGTTATAAATTGATAGAGATTATAGGGAGGGTTTTTTATTTGTTAGTTTGAATAAATATATATATTTGAATTTTGTTTTTTGGTTGTATGTTAAGCTCCCCGCCCTAAATTCAACAAAAATTTTTTTGAAATTATATAAAAATAGGGTAGGGTTGTCAAGATTTATTTTTTTAAAATCGCTTTGGGATTACCTGAATTGATTCCGAGATGTCAAACAAATAAATGAAAATGATAAAAATATATATACAAATTAATTAAAAAATATCTTGAGTGCTCATCTGGATATGGTAGAGTCATGGTGTCAGAGGGATTAATAAAATAAAATGAAAAAAATATGAATTATATAGATATATTAAAAAAATCGTTAGTGTATATCCCTAGGGATATACGAGAAAAGGTAGGATGCTCCGATTATGAGAGCATAGCATTTGCCCGCTCGTTAGGCGGGAAAAAATTATCTTTTCCAGTGTACGAAAAGAAACCCATGTTTAGCATGGGGTTAGTGTGTCGTGAATGGCCACAACATTATTTTGGCCTCGGTATCAACTCCCGGTCGGGAGAATCTATCTAAGTCACATCGAAAGAAAATTTCAACTAAAATATTTATCAAATGAATCAAAAATTATTCAACGCAATAGAAGAAGTCGCAAAAAATCAAAAACCCCGGTTCGTGTCTCTTACTTATACGAGTAAGAAAACCGGGGAAGTGGCTAAACATACTATTTTACTTGGTGCATCCTACGAAAAAGCCAAGGAAAAAGACCTACAAAAACTTCTTATCCTTCAACCTAGACTATCTGGCATTAAGCTAGTAGCTTGTAATGAGCTAATAGAATCGTATAAAAAACCCGCCGGGGAAAACGAAAACTATACTTGTTTAGATGTATACGAGGAAACAGACATAAAGGGGTTAAAACGACACAAGGAAACAGGAAATTTTCACCTAATAGGATATATCATACAAAAGACTACTATTAAGCAAGGGGAGTTTAAACTTGTCAACTCTTCTGAAAAGACTATTGAAAAAAACAAACTTCGAAAGCTTGGCAGACTTGGCAAAATGCGACAATATGAATTGACACCATTGCAAGTTGAAAGTATGAAATTAAACGGTAAAACCTTAACTATCAATTAATTATGACATTATCAAAGTACCTTAAAGAACGTAGCAAAGAGATTTGCTCTCTTAATGGATGTACAGAAGACAATCACTATTGCGAATCTTATGCATATATCAATCGTAAAATTCAACTAATGGATATTTGCTCTTCTGATTACTTTCAAGGATGCTCTTCCCCTCATGCTGCAATCTCTTTACCTTGGCACGGAACACAAAAAGAATTGAAAAACGAAGTACTTAATCAGTGCTTTGACTACGAAAATTAAAATATGAATATAAATAAAATAAAAAATATGAATAAAACTGAATATCGGATAGTAGTGTATACCGGCAATCATTTTGCGGATGGCACTCCGGAAATTGCGCGGATTGTATCTGCTCACAAAAATATTGAGCTGGCGAAAAAAAATTGTATCGATTAACTCATTCTTGCGGCGGGCATCCTAATACCGGTATCTATAATCACGGTATCCAGGAGATTGTAATGCAAAATTGAGACATTTTGTCTCTTAGAAAAACAAAAATATGGAACCTATTAATATATCAAAAACATTATATCCCGTTGAAAAATTACATTGATTTTTTAAAAAACCTAAAACAAAAAAACTAGAAAACCCTCCCAAAAATGAAAATAAAATATATAGTTTATAATTATGGCTTTGTATGGGAAAGCTTACATTTAATCAGGTTTACTAATGGACAAGGTAAACTCTATACTACCAAACAACTAAAAGAATTTAACATTTTTTAATATGCAAATTACATTAAGAATAGAAAAATGGGATTAGAAGATTACTTTATAGAAAACCTTTACTAAAAAAGATTATGACTAACTTTATATTTAAAATTATTATCCTAATAGGATTCTGGACTATCGCAGTAGACGTTTTTGATGCTGTAATAAAAGTATATTGACAAAATTCTAATTCTATATAATATAAGCTTATGAAAGAAATAATCGTTAAAATAATTAGAGAAAATTGTGTGGAATATATTGCTGACATGCCACAAATTGCAGTAAAATATTGGAAAGAAAATATTGCTATAAAAGAAGACTTTGACGAGGAAAAAGAAAGTTTGGTTGTCCTAATCCTTAATAGTAAGTTAAAGGTAAAGGCTCATAGTATTGTTTCTGTAGGCATAGTGAATGAAACATTATGCCATGCCAGAGAAGTTTTTCGACCAGCGATTGCATATTCTGGCATTCAAATTATCCTAATACATAATCATCCAAGTGGAGACCCTACGCCAAGTAGTGACGATATTAGCACTACAAGAGATATGCAAGAAGCCGGAAAGCTTTTAGGCATTCCATTGCTTGACCATGTAATAGTTTCCTCTAATGGAGAAAGCTATAAAAGTTTAAAAGAAAGTGGTTTATTAATAAATTAATATATAAAAATTAATATGATTACAAAATTATTATTTACTTTATCTGTCTGGTATGTAATGGTTGACAGCTTTAAGAATTATATATATTTGTCTAATGAATAATTTTACTTTAACTTTAAAAAGTTCTAATGTCAAAGTTGGAGCAATTCCTGTTAGCATGTCTAATAGTTCGACTTGTCCTTCGAGTTGTCCGTTTAAAAATAATGGTTGCTATGCTGCACAAGGGCCGTTGAATTTTATTTGGCAAGCTTTAGATAGAGGGTTTATGAAAAGAGGAAAAGAAAAATTCTCTTATGGAACATCTTGGAAAGAATTTATCAAAAATGTTCAAAGTCTTCCAAAAGGAGTGTTTTGGCGTCATAATATTGCCGGGGATTTGGCCGGGAAAGATAATAGAATTAATAAAAGAATGCTAGAAAGTCTTGTAAAAGTCAATAAAGGTAAACTAGGATATACATATTCGCATAAACCGGTTTTAGACGAACAAAGTAAATTCGCTAGTAATAATAGAGAATATATCAAACAAGCTAATAAACGGGGATTTACAATTAATTTGTCTGGTAATAATTTGATTCATGCCGATAAACTAAAAGCTTTAAATATTGCTCCGGTTGTAGCAGTAGTTGCTCATGACTTTAAGGGAGAAAAGGGATTGACACCAGAGGGCAATCGATTTATTGTTTGCCCAGCGCAAACTAGGGAAAAGACAACATGCTCAAGTTGTCAATTGTGTTCGAAACAAAGAAACATAATCGTGGCTTTTAAAGCACACGGAACGAGCTATAAAAAAATAGAAAAAACCATATGAATCAATTCCAAATGTTCTATAATTCACATAATAAACTAGCCAAACAGAATGAACACTTTATAGAATTAATAAAAGATAAGGTAAACCCGCTAACTAATAAAGATTTAAAACAACTTATTAAAAACTTTCCCGAGAGATGGAAAAGATTTAGTGGATATGTTGGAAAGCTAAAGAACTAATAAAAACTAAAAAAACAATTAATAATATGAGAACACTTGATGTCATCGCTGCCGAAATTAGATTAAATTGGACAAAAGTTTATTTTGGAGCATTGCCTTATCTCGAAGCAATGGAATCGCTCAAATCAACCAATGACATGTTTGGTTGTGATGATGCTAAAAGTGTCGTGTCCTATTTCCTCTGCAACTCCACAACATGGCGGGGTGAAACGGCGAGACGTATTAAAAATGAGCTAAAACAATTAATAAACCATAAAATATGACAACACTAAGAATAGAAAAACTAGGTAGGCGTTCAAGACTTTCCATGCTTGATAATCCTAATGAAGATGATAAAAAACTTTTTGAGAATTTAGCTTGGCTACTTAATCACGAAATATCAGAGGGTTGCGTTGAAAGCTTTACCTGTAAAAATTGTGATTTACGTAGGATATTGAAAATATACAAAAAGAATAATATTAATTTATATAAATTTATAAAAGCTAATGATTCGTTAATACATAAAAATAAACCTTTACAACTTGAATCGTGCTCTATAGGATACTATCAAGACCATTCCGAAGAATGGAGTAGATGCAAACCAAGATTAGAAAACTACTTCAATAATCAACATAAATTAGAAAGAAAAAAATATGAGACTATCTAATGGATTAAGACAACTATTGTCACCAATATTACCACTACTTGATGAGCAACAAGATTACGCGCTAGGTCATGCCTTGCGTAAAGTGGGAAAGCGAGGCAATGGGACATACTACCCTAATGACGTAAAAAGAATTGACGTTGTTTTGGAATGTGTTCACGATGTCACTGGCAGAGTTTTCGAGGAAACCGTTGAAAACGGTGACTTTGAAGAAGCTATTGACAACTTAAAGTGGAATGTGATATTAGAAGATTGTTTTATTAAAACTTCAATAATATGAATTTAATTTTTAAAATAATTATATTTTTATCATTTTGGTGCGTGGTTGTAGAAATAATGGATGGAATATTAAAATAATAGTATACGATATATGGAAACCAGTATTACACAATAACAATTAAAAATAAGGAATATATGAATATTATAGGACAACAAGTAAAATTATCAAAACAGGGGTTGTGTGGTGTTATTATTAATAAAACACAAATAAACGATAATAAACTATTTGATGTAGCTTGTCGCGCTACTAATAGTTATCGCGTACCATTACAACAGTTAAAACATAAGGTGTTAGCGAATAGGCCATTAAGTAGAGGAAGAAAACCGATAGACGCTTCAGGCTGGAAAGATTATCCACATTGGAACGAGGTTCCTAATTGGGTAATGGCAAAGATGTTACATGTAACAATACTAACGGCTTATCATATCCGGGCTAGACTTGGAAAGAAAACTTGTAAAAAAAGACAATCAAAACAATATTGGAATGAATTCCTTGAGGATGTACTGGGATAAAATAAATATTAAACTTAAAAAAATAATACATTATGACACAAAACCTTAGAATGGATTGCGAAACACAAAAAGTGTTTGCTCAAACTATGTCACGAGAAGAATGGGGCTACTTGTGTACTAAGAAAGAGTTTATCGAGGCGGTAGACTCTAAAGGACTAAAATATTGTCTCGAACTAAAGAAAAAATTATTAAGACCAACTGTAAGAATAACACTAAAATAATATGAAACAACTAACTCCAACTTTGGTTAAAACTCTCGAGAGATACTCGAAGCTCAAGAGACTTGAAAAAAAGATAGCAGATAGTATTGGCCTGGAACGAGAAAAAATATTAGACTATACGGGAAGAAAGCCAGAGATTTTATCGTTCAATGACGAAAAAAGGGCTAGTATTCTGGTTGTTTTAAGAGAAAGTATTGATACTCAACTACTTAAAACTGAGCTTCTAGAAGTGGCGGAGAAGTTTAAAAAGATAACGGAATCATTGCAATTAAGGTTGTATTAGTTTAATAATTAATATATGTTTAAATTATGAATGAAAATATAAAAGAAAAATTCCTAGACGCATTAGACCAATGCGCAGTAATGAAAATGGGACATCAAACCGTTTTATACTACAATGATTCACCAGAAGATGAAGATGTAGTTTTAGAAATCGAGAGTGTTAATAATGTTATATATAAGTTTTCTCACAAATCTATTAATGAAGTGAAAATTATTAGCAATAATTTTCTTTTAAAAAGCGATTGTGGAGAATATATCACTATTCAAATCTATAAAAATGTATTAGGGGATTTTAATTAATATGCATAAATTTACAGTAACAGAAAAACAATTATTACAAGGTATCCAAGATGTTATATTGGAGCTAGATTGTGATGACTTGGCCTGCCTAGCAGAAGATTTGCTTGGCGGGGATATTAACTATGATGTTAATAAAGATGTTTATACAGTGTCGCCGAACCAAGAATACTTCGGTGGGTTAGACAGCCACGATAATTAATAAGTAACTTACATGAAAATTATTAAAAAATACTTATTATTATTTTGGAATTGGATATTGTCTTTCTTTAGAAAAGAAGCCGAACCAATTAAACACGTATCAAATCTTAAGAAGGTACACAAAGACGATGACGGATACTATGAAGTACATAAATCTAAAATGGGATATTTAATTTCTCATAATCGAATAGTGGTGCATATCACAAAAGATATGGAAGAGGCTAATGAATGGATGTCTAAAAATTAAACGCTTAAGTTTATGATAATGCAAAAATCAGTTACCACATATTTAAATCGAGACTTTGCTAGTGATATTGAAGTTGATGTTGTATGTGAAACTTGGTATGATAGGGGAGAAAAAATTGAAACTAAAATTTTAGGTAAGGGCTGGTATTGCGCTTATCTTTTTCATACCTGCAAAGAATTCCCTAGCCTCGAATTGACAGACGAAGAAAAGGCTTGCGCGGAGCACGAAATCGCGCAACTAATTTTAGGAAACTAATTATATTATATAGTTTAACATAATCTTATGAAGACACACTATCTCACACAATCAACAAACATATCTCAGACTGAGACCAGGAAACACAAACATAACACTCACTCAAGCTAAATACTAATTACCATTTGTCGTCATACATGGAATGTTTCCAAAACACAAACAGAAACTTAACATCAAGAAACTCAAACTTTCCATCTTGTGCTTTGTAAACAGGAGCGACAAATTAAGAATTATTAAAGAAAAAAGATAATTGTTTAATGGCTTCATATAATATATATAGTCTTTTATTTCTGACTTTTCAAGTACTATTTTAAATTATATTTTTGAGGCTAACACTCTTATTGAATAAATAAAAAACTTTCCTTAATAGAAAAAGCGAAGCTCTTACCAAAGAATGGCAATAGCCGCGAAATTAAAATCCTGAAGACCCTAAATAATAGATAGCAGATAATGTTTCAACTTTCAACAACTATTTATAAACCCTCAAATATCTTCATAATCTAAGATAATATTTCAAAAGCTAAAATAAAGCTTGATAATATATAAAAATGAAAGTAATATAATCATATGAAATATAAAGCTGTTTGTTGGGGCGGTGAATACAATGAAGGCAAAGAATTGATTGTGGAGGCCGACAATACAAGAGAAGCCGTTGATAAAGCTGAAGCCCTATTGGGACACTATAAATTCGATTTAGAAGAAATAAAATATGAAAACTGAAAACTCAATTCAAAATTTAGTTGGTAGAGCGGTAGCAGAATATAATAGGAATGAACATAATGATGCGACCGTAAGGGTTGAATTTATAAACAATCATGAGTTTAGGGTATACACGAGAGTTGCTAATGGGGATAATGTTCCTTGGGCAAAAAGACCACACGTTTATATTTGGAATCAATTAAATAGATTTAGTTATAAGTGTCGTTTTAATGAAGAGTTACATTGTTGCGGAAATGTTTGTAATATTTATTATAGATATTAATTTATGAAAACTATAACCGAAATGACAAGTGATGAATATTTTGAATATTTAACAGAGGGGGCTGATAAAATATATAATAAGACAGACATGTCTATTATACGAAGGTGGTTTGATGCGGGGCAACTCCAGGAAAAGCTAAAAGCTTTTAAATGTGTGGAATATAAAGAGGAACCCATTGTCCGATAGATTTATGAGTTCTAATAAGAAAGCCCCACATTCTCACCAGGATAAGCCTAAAATAGTATTTAAGATAAAATCCTATAGCATCAACGCCAATCCATTAAAACGCTCCACAAAGCCATTAAAACCCTTTATAAAGGATTATAAGAATTTATCTAAATATAATTTAGATGATTTAGAATACTATATTAATAAAATAGATGATGTCAACGATGGTTGGAACTTCAATAGAACTATGGCCTCGATTGTATTAGAAATGTTAGCAGAGGACTCAAGACGTAGAAAAACTTCTTAAGTTTTGTATGAATACACTAGAAAAAATCGTAAGTAAATTACAAAAAGAACTTGACAAGCTTGAAAAGATTGAGAAAAAACACAATGTTCAATTTTATGTAGAAAAAAGATTAATCAAAAACGCAATAAGTAAACTTTCTGGTCGCGGCCAGGTAAAACTATCAGCCCGACGCCAAACTTAACAATTAAATATTATAGACTTATTATTATTAGCATTAATAGCATTCTTTATTGCTTGTTGTTTTGGAAGATAAAATGTTCCACGTGGAACACATTCAATCAAATATGTACGACAATACAATTATAGCTATGCTCACAATCATTTTTGTGGTTTATTTAACTGTACTGTTTAATATTTTAAGATGAACCTAAATATATAAAAACTAATTTGAACCAAAAATAGTAACCTTTTCACTATAGCAGATACACAAGTTAAAGTTACAAATAAATATTATGACATACATTAATAAAGATAAAACAATAATGCTAGACCTGTCTTGCGTTATTTATTTTCAACGCTATAAATTAGTCAATGGTACACTTAAACATTTAGAGGTGTGTATGAAACATGATAGCACTCCATTCACTTTCTATTATGACGACGCCACCGAGCTACACCAAGCTATATTAGCATATCTTGAGCATAGGGGTTAATGAAATAAATATATTTAAATTATGATACTTTCAATTATTTTAATATTATCTTTATTAATATCAACACTAATAACAATACCACTAATCATAGCATATAATGAATAACAACGGTTTTAATGCAATAAATTATATGTAAATTAATAATTTGACATTTTATATATTTAATATTATTATGGTAATGAATCAAAATAGAAAAAGCGCAGATAAAAATTAACAAAAAACTCCAAAAAAATAGAATCCATACAATATGAGCATCTTATCCATAGTTTTCGGTATTATAGTTTTATTATCGCCACTAATTTATTTTTTAGCTGTTTTGAAGGAATGGACATATGACAATGTAATGTTATTACTAACCCCTTATATTGTGCTTATCTTTTGTTTCATAATCTCCGTGGGATTATGTATTATTACCATGCCAGACCAAGCAAAAAAAGTTATTGAAACAAAATTCTGAAACCATGGAATAATTAAATATATAAAAATATGAATAATAACGAATTAGTATTAACTAACGATTTAGCTTTGCAGTACCTTAATAATAAAGACAATAATGTAAAGCTATTAAACTTCTCTCTTGAAGAATTCACAAAAGCTTATGAAGACGGGAATTCTATTAGTATTACAATAGTAGATAATAAATTAAAGAGCGAGGGAATATTATATAACTTTGAATAATTATATAAATATATAAGAATATGAACTATCTACAACTTTTATTCCTAATCACTCCGTTTCTAGGTATTTGGCGAGTTTTCCTTGTGAATCATGCAACAATGCAAATTTTAAACTCTATACATATTAAATCTTTAGAAGATATTGATAATCATAGAGAATGGAAATGGAGATATGAAGAATTTGAAAAGGTTAGTTTCCTACTGATAGTTTTAAAATTCTGGAAGTCACCAAAGTCTTTCTTTTCAGAGGAAATTTATAAATAATTATATAAAAATGACGATTAAAGAATTGTATAATGCTTTAGGTAAATGCCTTGATAATACACCAGAGGTAGTTGTTGTTATGGATACTGGTAAAAATCACGGGCTTTACTTTGATAAAATTAGCTTCTTCAAACCAAGCACGAAATGGAACAAAGGTTTAATTGAAATTAAAGTTTCGAAAGAAAAATGATAAAACATCTATTAAACTGATTAAGCATATAAAAATATATGAACATTAATGTCACGAGTAAGCACATATCTAATGGTATGCATAGAGAAGCATCTCATTGTCCTGTGGCAATATCCCTGAAAGAAAAATTTAAAACAAACAATATAGAAGTTTATACATTTGGCATTTATATTGATAGTATATACCATCCCATTCCTAGAAGAGTTAAATTCTTTATATTTGAATTTGATAATAAGAGGAAAGTTAAACCATTTAATTTTAAATTAAATACATAAAATATGAAAATAACCAAATACAGTAAGACACCACTTAAGAATAAATATAGGGTTTTGTATAATATTGAAGCATTGCGGTTTTTATATAAAAATAAGGAAGACCGAATACTTAGAGATGCGCTACTTTTTTATGGAGTAAATGAATATTTAGAGCTTGCTATAAGCAAAAAATTTTATTTTGTTCAGATTATAGGCTGTTATATGGGGCATTATCATACTCAATTTCTAAAACTACCATTAACCGTACCAATACCAAAAAATATGGAAAAATATAGAATATAGTATGAAAAATATAAGAATCGTTAAATATTCTGAATATGGTTTTGTGGTGCAAGAAGGGTATAGAATTATCTTTGATTTTTGGGAGCGGTGAAAACCTAGAGCGTGATAATTCTGGCGCAACTCTCCATCCGTAAAGTCATCGTTTGGTAAAATGCTCGCAAGTCCAGAGCGCTCCCATAAACTATAGAAAAGAGGAAAAATGACATATATCAAGGTAAATCATAGACATATATCTAAAGGTAAAATTGGAGACTGTCAAAAATGCCCAATAGCTTTAGCTATTGGAGAACGGGTAAAAACAAAGAATGTAGAAGTCTTTACTTTTGGGATATGGGTTGATGATATACAATGTTTTATTCCTCCCAAAGTTGAGCATTTTCTCTTTAATTTTGATACAAGAAAATCGGTAAAACCATTTGGTTTTAAATTAGTATATAAAATTAGAAACCACATAAATATCAATAAATAATTAATGTTGGCCTCGAATCTATATTGACATTAGTATATAAATAGGCTAATATTTCAATACTAAAGAGATATTTTTTGACGTAATTTAACAGCGGAAACATTTAGCCTCGAATTAAATATATAAATATGAAAGTCAAACAATAGGTAATCATGAAACTACCCGTAAACTATAATAAAATTCATTACACTGAGCGTAAGAAAGTGCGCGAAGAATATGTGCGATTGCAAGAAGGATTATGCTATTACTGTGGCAATCCGTTGACGGAAAAAGCCTCGGATGATGTTATGGTAAATAATATAAATAAACTGTTATTCCCTAAGAATTTTTTTGAATGGCCTATACATTTACATCACAACCACAAAACTGGAATGACTATAGGTGCCGTGCATTGCCACTGTAACGCGGTGCTTTTTCAATACCACGGCGAATGATGCGGAAAATACGGATTTTAATGATGTTCAAAAAATTATAGGAAAATTAAATATATGAAAATAACTTTACTTATCTTTACATTAATACTATTATCAGGATGTGAGACAACAAATCAAAATATAGACCAAAATTGGAATAGCCACGAACCACCAAACTTCCCAAGAGAAGTAATAAACCCAAAATAAATATTAACAATTAAATTAAAAAATGGAACCATATAAGGATAAAAAAGGCCGATGCACGATGTCATATGTCTTTACAAGAGGAAAATATGAAGGATATTCTGTGGGAGATGTTATAAATGAATTTAACGACCCAGGATATATTGATTTTATGTGGAGGAAAGTACCTTGGTTTCGCCCCACTATTTATGTTAGACGGATTATAAAAAATAAGATGAATAATATATAATGTCTATGAATGAAAATGAATTTTATGAAAGGAAGTTTTTATTAAATTTATTTCACAAACATAGAAAAAGATTATCAAAAAGGGCAAAAAGAAATGGTCATAAGTTTGGCATAGAACCAGAATTAAACATTAATAAACTGAGACAACAAGTTATAAAATTGCAAAATTTATAAAAATATGACTCCTAAAGAAAATCAAGCCAACGAATCTCCTTTGTATATTACATTACCACCGGTTTCTAAGGACTGATTGACTTTTACTATTTTGAATAAAACTAATGGAGAAATAGTTCTAGCTTCAACTAATAGAAAACCAAGAATACTTTGGCTTTCTAAATTTGTATATTGGATTTGGACAAAAATATGAATACAAGAAATTAAAATATATGTCTGTATTTTATGCTTGCTTTTCTTTAGTTTTAATATTATTCTTAATATATGAAAATTCCTTTTGCTAAACATTTACCAAAAAAAGAAGGGTTATACTGGTATTATAGTAGCGTTGGTTGGGAAATAGTTTATATAGATACCCACAAAGGACATCTAGAAGTTTTTGATAACGGAACTGGTTGCTACACGAAAGTTAAAGAAACCAAAGCAGAAAGATGGTCCGTCATCATTGAAAAACCCAAAAGGAATTTGGATAAATATTTAATCGACGGAATTAACTGAAATTTTTAATATATGAAAAAAGTATTAATGAATGCTTATAGTGCTAGAAAATTAATTAGAGACCATGTAGGAGCTAAATATGTCTTAGATTCCTATCTACGGGATATCAAAACAGCGGCTTTGGAAGAAAATTTTTATATTTCATGTTATTTTGGTAAATATAAGAAAGGAGTTAGAGATTATTTAATCCAAAAATTTAAACAACTTGGTTATTCGCTGGAAGAAAATGGAGAGAATTGTTATATTATAAAATGGTAATTATTAAATATGAATAAATATCTATATTTTACATTAGTTATATTATGCTTAGCCGTTTCATATGCTGTTTTCCTTCATGGACTATTTGGCCTCATTAGTGTTTTCTTATATCAAACTATTAGCTTTCTAAATTCTGTAAACCTTTAAATATGAACATATTATTACTTTTAGTTATAATCTCAAGTCTATCAATCCTAGCCATGCTTTCAGCATGGGCTGTTGTTGTATTATTTATTGGGGTGTATGTGAAATATTGTAGTAAATTTTAAACGTCTTATATGGCGAATTAAGTTTATTTTTTAACCCCAATTCTTCATATTTGACGAATACCACATTTTTATAGTAGTAATTTGATATGACTCTCAATCAAGCCAGATTATTTAAAATGCCCCACGGCAACCATAAAAATTGTCCTCTTGAGATTTTGCCCATAGATTATCTAGAATGGGTATCAATAGAGTGGAGTGGAGAAAAGCTTAAACAAGCAGCCAAGTTAGTCTTAAAATATAGAAAAAGTCTTGCAAATAAATCAATATTGATAGATAATAAGAATAAAGAAAGTAAACACTCTGTAGATATAAAAAACAACCATGATTTCACTAACGGGGCTTTTGGGGAACTTAAACGAATTTTAGATAATGCCAAACCAAACTTATTTTAAATAGATGATTTTGTTAAACTGTATTATTTCAAATGGTAGAACCTTGAATCAAGCAAGGAATATGGGTTCAATTCCCATATACAGTTTGACTTATTTAACTAAAATTATAAAAATGAAAATCTCAGAATTAATTCGGCAATTAAAATATCAACAAAGTGAATTAGGGGACGTGGAAGTGTTTTATTGTGATTTAGGTGGGTATTGCGATATATCTATTATAAGAGAAGAAACTAACAACATAAATAATACAAAACACGTAATTCTATTTTGTTGATATTTGATATAAAATAAAATAATCTATAAATTATGAAGACTATCCAAGAAGTTATTAAACTTTTTCCATCTACCGCCCCCGACCAATGGCACCAACACCCCAACGGGGGTGGTTGGGTTTTTTACACAGCAAAAGTAGATGATACTGCTTATGTTGGAGAAGACGCACAGGTTTCTGGGAACGCGCG